AAAAAATGAAGTGACAGAGCTAGGTAATAAAGTGGAGTCACAATCAGCTTCTATGGAGGTATTGAGCAACGCTATTAAATCTAAGGTGGAAACGGAAAGGTTTAATGAGTACTCTGATAGATTAGAAACTACGGAATCTAGCGTTGAAATTATAGAAGGCAAGATAGTCAACTTGGTAGAGAAAAAAGAATTTGATGAGTTGAATGGTAAATACTCTACGCAACAAACAAAAATAGAGCAACTGGATAAATCTATTGGACTAAAAGCATCCAATGAAAAAGTTGACAAGCTAAACGGAAGAGTTGAAGTTGCAGAAGGCGCACTTGAAGTTGCGAATGATAAAATTTCACTTACCGTAAATGGATTAGATAATTTAGGGAAGAAAACAACAGCGATAGAGCAGGATACAGGGAAAATTAAGCAGTCCGTAACTGATTTAAGCAAGTCTGTTACAGCGCAAGGGACAGCTATTGAAGAGCATAGTACATCTATTACTTCATTAAACAAAAGTATTGCGCTTAAGGCTGAAGCCGACAAAGTATACACAATAGAACAGGCAAATGGGAAAATTGCTGAATCTACAACTAAGCTAAAATCAGAAATTGAAGTTACTACTAAGGGGATTTCACAGACTGTTACTGATGTAAAAAAAGATGTAGACGGTATGAAAACAACTGTTGAATCTCAAGGAACTCAAATTAAACAAACTGCTGAAGAGGTTGCTGTCAACGTTGTTAAAAAGGGGAATGTAAAAACTTCTATTAATGCTAGTGAGGAAGGCGTTAAAATCCTTGGTAAACATCTTGATATTACTGGTGCGGTGACATTCCAGAGTTTAGACCCTTCTATGCAAAGCAAAGTTAATGCAGGTGCTGATGCTAAGAATCAGATTGATGGAATGCAATTTGGTATGAAAAACATCATTAGAAAGAAGCAGATAACTCCTATCAATGTAGCATCTTCGTCATATGATGAGGCTACAAATACTTGGACTTTAACTGCCAATAGCGGGGCAGGGGGTTCATGGGGAGCAGGTGTAAGAATAACTGATAAAACATCTGTAGTCCCAATTGGAAGTTGGTTTACAATTAGCTTTGAAATCTATTCTCCTATTGATGCCAATTGGAATGCTGATGTAAATAACTTTCCTGTTACTGGCACATCTACAACGAATGATAATGATGATATTGCAATGAGGAAAACTTCTAGTAAGAGTCTAAAGGCTAATACATGGACGAAATGTTGGTTTACTTGGAAGAACAAAGATAATTCAAACACCGACCTATATGACCAATCTAACATTGGATTAGTTAATAATAGTGGTACGCCTGTTACGTTTAAAATCAGAAATGTAAAAGGGGAACTTGGTAACGTAGTCACAGACTTTACATTGGCTCAAGAGGACATTGATGAGATGATTAATAACATTTCATTTGGTGGCAGAAACATATTCCTAAATGCAGGGCTACTGCAAGGAGCTACTAATTGGTATTCAAATGTGGCTCAAACAGCAGTTGTAGATGATGGCGAAGACAAAGCTTTCAAGTTTACTCCGAATAGCGGTGCAGGTCGAGCAGGCATATATCAAAGATTAGGTGGCGGTGTTTCTGCTACCAGAGTGTTTGAAAAAGACCAAGAATATACAGTTAGCGTAATGATGAAGGCAAGCACTGGAAGTCATAAACTACAAATTGGCGCAGAGAGTCTTGATGTTAAAACAGTAGACGTTGATACTACTTGGAGAGAATATTCTCATACATTCAAAGGGACTGGAGCAGGGAATGGAACGGCTATCTTCTATACGACAGCAGTTGTGTCTGGGGTTGACTTCTTTATTAAGAGAATGCAACTCGAAAAAGGTAATAGAAAAACTGATTTCACTTTAGCCCCTGAGGATTATGATAAGTTGCTTTCTGAAGTTAACAAGAAAGCTCAAGATAGTCAAAACGCCATTGATAATATGTCTATTGGTGGCAACAACTTACTATTAAATTCTCATGCAGATTATTCGACTACTGAGTATCAGATAGCTACGTATACATTGACTGAGAATTGGGTTGCAGGTCAAGAATATACCTTTGTAATTAAAGGAACTGTTCCTGCAGGTCAGAAGTTTGGTATTTGGATGAATGGTGGGGCAAATAACGTTGGTTATGCAACGACAAAATACGCTGACGGTGTGACATATGTAACATTTAAAGCTGTAACTCCTGCAGGAAGCCACACAAAGACATTAGGTCTTTATAACTATCCAAGTAATACTACTGCATCTACGGTAGATTGGGTCGCTCTATACAAAGGTAATAAGCCAATGGATTGGACAATTTCATCTGGAGATATTCAAAATCTATTTACTGGCGTTGATGAGAAAGCTACAGCGAGCAAAAATGCAATTGCTGATATGTCAAACGACAATAAAGCAACTCCGATTGAAAAGCAACAATTAAAGAAAGAATGGGCGACAATTACTGCTGAAAAGCCAAACTATGAAGCCCTTGCTAATACGTATGGAGTTACTACTGAGAAAACCAACTATATTAATGCTTATAATGCTTTGAATACAGCAATATCGCCTATCATTTCTAACGCAAGTATTACTAGTGATATAAATGGGTCGACATTCAGAAATACTTTTGATGATTACTATGACAAGCAGTCACAATTGGTTAAAAAAATTAACGAACTAGCTAGAAGCATTGGTACTAGCGCAGAAAGCAAAGCTCAATCAGCTCAGAACTCTATTGCGGATATGTCTAGCGATAGCAAAATTACTCCTGTAGAAAAGGTTCAGCTTAAAAAGGAATGGGCTGTAATGGTTGCTGAGAAGCCTCAATTTGAAGCCTTGGCAAATGGGTTTGGTGTTACTGGAGAGAAGAATAATTACGTTAATGCGTACAATACTCTGAATACAGTATTAAATGGAAGTGGCGGAATACTTACAAACATGACGACAACTTCTAGTGTGACTGGCGCAACATTTAGAGCGCAGTTTGATGATTACTATGATAGAAAATCTCAACTAGTCAGAAAGATTAATGAGTTGTCTAGAATATTGACTCAAGGGCTGAATGGAAAGGTATTATACAGCGACCCAATGTTTAGGAATGGGCTTAATGACGTTAAGGTGTATAACAACTCAGCCAACTCAAATGTAACAATAAACAGAGTTGCTAAGCCAAGTGATGCCCCAACAAATTCAACACATGTCTTGGAGGTAAAGTCTCTTGCATTACCTATCTCTCCTTCATACGGTGGATTCTCATTCCAGACTATGTCTAGAGCAAATGCTATTTTTGTAACTAGAATTGTCGCGAAAATACCTGTCGGTTCTAAGCTTGTCTTTGCTAGTAATTCAACTGGAACAGGTGGCAAGTCAGAATGGTTAACTCCAGTAGCAGGCACAGGTAAATGGGAAGAGTACTTATTTAGACTAGAATGTGGTTCAACAGGAACTTTCAGCTCAACGAACTTCTTCAATATAGAGGGCGGAACGTTACCTTTAACTTGGCATATTGCATACGCTACAGTTATTGATGCGACAGACTATGATTATTCTATTACAGACATGTCTAATGATAATAAGCTTACTCCGCTTGAAAAACAGCAATTGAAAAAAGAGTGGGCAACGATTTCGGCAGAAAAACCTCAGTATGAAGCATTATCAAATACATTTGGTATCACTACTGAAAAGACAAATTACGTCAACTCTTATAATACGTTAAATACTCTTCTTTCGCCTCTTATCTCTAACATTACTACAACAAGTGATGTTAATGGTCAAACATTTAGAAATACGTTTGATGACTATTACGATAAAAAAGCGCAACTAGTCAGAAAGATTAATGAGTTATCTAGAAGTATTGGAACTGGTGCAGATGCAAAGGCGCAAGAGGTTAAAAACTCTATTGCAGACATGTCTTCTGACAGTAAGATTACTCCAGTAGAAAAAGTCCAATTGAAAAAAGAATGGGCGGTTATGGCATCTGAGAAACCTCAGTACGAAGTCCTAGCTACAACATATGGCATAGGGGCAGAGAAGACAAACTTTGTCAATGCTTACAACACTCTAAATACTGTACTTAATGGTACTGGCGGTATTTTAACGAATATGACAACGACTTCTGCTGTTACTGGAGCTACCTTCCGAGGTCAATTTGATGATTACTATGATAAGAAGTCACAGCTAGTCAAGGTAATCAATGAGAAAGCTAAATCATTAGCTGATAGCGCTCAAGGAACAGCTAATGGGGTAAACAATACTATTAAACCTTGGATATTCCCTAATAAGACAACTATTAATGGCGCTCAAATTGAGACAGGAAGCGTCAAAGCAGTTCAAATTGATGTTGCGAATCTATTTGCTAACACTGCGTTTATCAATAATCTTAAAGCTCAGACTGTAAGTGCTGATAAGCTTGTCGGTGGAACAATTAAGGGTATTAGATATGAAAGTATTAATGCCTCAAACTCTTCTATTAAATTAGTATTAGAAGGTAATTCTATTAAAAGCTATGGTGCAATGGATACAACAGCGAAGAAACAGAACTATGCCGAGATGAAAGATGGCGGTATATCTGTATTTGAAATGGCTGAAAGTGGTTCGCCATTTGGAGATAAGAAAGCTTATCTTGAACCTGCTAGATTTAACGCACAGCAAGGTTCAAGAAGTTCAGCATTTGAACCTTCCGAACTAAGATTTTGGGTTCCGAACATGACAGGTACGGTGACATTTGATGTTACAAGCAGTGATGGTGGTAACGGTTATGGGCTACGTCTAGAAGGACAAAGCGGTATTCTTGTTAAGAACAAAAACGGAACTCAATATGCATCAATTCAATTCGAACCTAGTGCATCAATTTTCTTCGATGGTTTCGGGAATATCAAAGGTGGGGCTTATGCAGGTAGTGATGCTACGTGGTCAATTAAAGATGCTGATGGTCGCCTTAGATATTTAACAGGAATTGGTAAAGGGTCATCGCAAACCACTGAATATGCTTCGTATGGCGGTGGTCATGCATTTAGTCATAATAACGAGCGTATCTTTGCTATTTGGAAACAAGGCGATGCCAACTATGTTCAGCAATTTGCAGGACAAGGTATCATTAAATGGCAAAAGAATCAAGGGCGCTTTGAGTTTCGTAACGGTGATGATACAAACTGGTCGAGAGTGGCAGGTATTGTAGAAAATGCTTCATCTAGAGATTATAAAAAGAATATATCTCACTTTGGTGGAAGCGCGTTAGATATTATTAACGCATCTAAAGCTAGACTTTACCACTACAATAACCAAGATGACAGTGAAAAACTGAACATTGGATTAATTGCAGAAGAAGCACCACAATTAGTACAAGGTAGAGATGGGAAATCAGTTGATGGCTACGGTATGACAACATTGGCTTGGAAGGCTATTCAAGAACTTTCTGAACAAGTTAAATACTTGAATGAAAAAATAAATAATAAATAAGGAGATGGTTAATAGTGCTTTTCGACTCTCAGATTGAGAAACAACTAGTCAGCGTTGGTTTCGACAATATGAATATGGAACAAAAGAACGAACTTATTACGACATTAGCAAGAAAGGAGGGAGCAGTTCTCTCTCATATTACAGATGAATATATCTTAAATCACCATAAGAAATTGAAGAGCGCCATCTTATCAGAGAAGTGCGATGAGGTTATTATTACTGGATTCAAATCTACGAATGGTCATACCTATAGAATGAGAGAGGATGACCAGATTAACTTCATAGGACAAGCTCATGAGCTAATCTTCTTTGATAAAGAGACCGAGACAATTCCTTGGTTAACGGAAGATGCTGACTATGTCGTACATCCACGAGAAGAATGGCTTAATCAGGTGTATAGAGAAGCATTTATGCATAAAAAAGCTCAACTATTTAAGTATAGTGAACGAAAGAAAAAGATTTCAGATGCTAAAACTCATGCGGAAATTGTTGCTGTAACTTGGGATGAGCCACCAAAGAAAGAAGAGAAAAAAGAACCGATATTAGAGAAAGTAGGTGAAACAAGTGAATAACATGATGAATGTTGACCTTACCAAAGTAATTGACAGCTTGAGTACTAGAGTTGCAGAATTGACTAGAGATAATGCTGTTAAAGATGCAGTTATCTTTACACAGCAACAAGAAATTGAAGAATTAAAGAATAGCAAGAACTAAGCGAGATATAGGAGACCCTGCAATCATTAATATCCATTAATAGATAAAGAGATGGTTATTATAAAACGGAAGGGTGTTATGATTTGAAGTTCGAAAACTTAAATGAGGTATCTGTTATTTTTGCAGGCGGTATGACAGGATTAACAGCATTACTTGGAGGATGGGATAAGCCATTACAGGTAATTGTTGCTTGTGTCATCATAGATATTGCAACAGGTATGATAAAGGGATGGAGAGATAAAAACTTCTCTAGCCAAAGAATGAGAGAAGGATTTTCAACAAAAGTTGGATACTTCATTGTAATTATGTTAGCTACACTCTTTGATGGGTTGATGCCAGAGACTGCACCAGTACTTAGAACAGGTGCTGTATGGTTCTATATCTTCGTAGAGGGAGTATCTGTACTCGAAAACTTAGCTTCTTTAGGAGTCCCAATCCCTCAAGGGTTCGTTGATAGACTGTCACAGGTTAAGGGTAGAGGCGGAGACCGCGCTACTTTTAAAGATGGTAAATTTGATTCGATAGATGAGACGGAAAAGAAGAGCTAATAAAAGAGCGGTTTTATTACGAATAAGGGTTAGTAGTAGTAGTTCGACAAACCAGTAACCCTGCCTCATTACATATGGGAAAACCCAAGCGCAAACTACAGTGAGCGTTGTAAGCTGTTAGGTTGAACGAAAGATTTGCATAATATCGAAAAGTTTGATGGTATGTGTTGACGCATGCCATCTTTTTTGATATTATTTAATTAAGCAAAAGATTTGCAAACAAGGAGGATACACAATTATGACAAAAATTAAATTAGATTCACTTCAAGTAGCTCAAGAGGGTGTTCGAAAAATTCGTGAATACGTTAATGCTCCACAAGGGAATATTGAAATTTACGAACCAACTCTAGTTGACGCAAATGCAATCATCGATTTGCAGAACGCAAAGGGAATGGGCTTAGAAAATGACAAAATTATCTTTGATGGAATGACAATGATGAAAGATGTATTTCCATTACTAACGAATATTGATGTTAGTGGAATGTCAGATGAGGAAATTAATAAGACTATTGATAATCCTTCAGTCCATCTGTTGATTGCACAAAATGTAGTAGCTCAAATTATCTCAGAGATTAATAAGCTTTATGCTGAAAATATGAAGTCTGAAATCATAAGCGCGGATAGCATCTTGGCTCAATCAGAATTAATCAATTCTATCCCTTCAGCATTATTAAATCATGCTAATTATAATCCAAAGGTAAAAGAAAACTTAGATAAGATTGAACAGACTACAAAAGACATTGAGAATCTCGCTAAAACAGAATTATTGAGCAGAGAAGAAAAATTAAAAAATGCAGAATCAACTATTACTCAAACAGCAGATACAATTCAATTAAAAACTGGGAAAACAGAGCATGAGGTAGCAGACGGTGCGGAAGTTTGATAGCGTCTCTGCTCTCCATGCTCATTTAAAACGTTCCATTATAGATACTATACAGAATCAGATTACGAACATCTGCATTAAGGTTGTGCAGGAGAATGTAAAGAAGAATGTTTATGATACGTATATGCCTAAAGGTGAATACGCTTATGATAGAACATTCGAGCTAATGAACAGTGTAACCATTGACAATCTAAAGATTGGAACTAAATTTGCTACATTTGAAATTATCATGGATACCGACAAAATCAATGCGTATAACAGAAATGGTGCTTTTGGTGGAGTTGGATGGAATGCCCATGCGGACGTTTCATATACAGAAGATACTAGTGAATACATTCCAATGTGGATTGAAGAAGGTACAAGTGGTTCTCTATGGGATAGAGATGGCGCTCATTATATGGAGAAATCTTATCATAAATTAGATGCTGACATCCCTAAAGAATTAGCAATGGCTCTTCGTAGAGAAGGATGGGACGTAAAGGTATTTTAGGAATTTAGGAGGCTATCATACTACTCAAGAATAGAGGTGTATTGATGGCTCAGAAAAGAGTTTATAAACGTTATTTTACAAAAGATAAGTTGGAGAAGGTTAATAAGAAGAGCGTTAAAGCTTATGAAAAATATCTTCGTTCTAACATTATCAAAAACAAAGATGTAAAGGAAACAACATACAAGGTTTACCAGAATTACTTCAATCAATTTCTTGTTTATTTGGAAGAAGAATGGGAGAATATTTTCATTCATGATGAAGAATATATGGAAAACGCTGTAGATATTATGGAAGGTTACATTGGCTTCTGTCAAGATACGCTTGGGAATAATAAGAAAGTAATTAACACAAAGCTTTCTGCTGTATCTAGTTACTACTTGTGGGCTATGAAGCGCGGTATTATCGAGGCTCACCCATTTGATAGAAAGCTAGATAGAATGAAGGGTGCTAATGATGAGAAACTTATTAATCACTATTTCTTAACTCAAGAGCAGATTGATATTGTAACAAAGCATCTTCATGAAGATTACCAGAAAGAAAAGGGAAGAAAGTTTGATATTCAAGACCTATTAATCTGGCACATCATGATTGAAAGTGGAAATCGAAACGGAGCTATCTCTAAACTTACGTGGTCTAGTCTAGATGTTGAGAATATGATGTTCTTAGATATTAGAGAGAAGCGCGGTAAGATGGTAGAAGTAGCGTTCGAAGAGGGTTCTGCTAAGTTGTTAGAAGAATGGAAAGAAAAACGAAAACCAATGGACAATCTAGAGTGCGATGGGATTTTCCTTGTTAAGAAAGATGGAGAATATAGAAAGATGTCTCAGACTTCAATCTATATGAGAGTTAGAAAGATTGGTACAATCTTAGGGTTGCCAGACTTGCATCCTCACTGTCTTCGTAAAACAGCAGGGAACAGAATCGTTGATGAGACAGGTGATTTAACACTGGCTCAAGAATTTCTTAACCATTCCGATGTATCCACGACTCAAAAACATTATGTTAAGCCTAAATCCAAGGCTGAGATTCGTGATAAGCTAAAGCAGGTTAGAAAACAAAACAGGGAGGAGTAATACCCTCCCTTAAACAAAAGTATTGCTAAGAAGGGAAGGTGTTAGCTTAGTGGCGAATAAAATAGGAATTGAAGTTGGTGTCGAATTCCCTACGGTTGGAGAACTACAGGCTCAATTAGCTCAGAAATGGGCGAAAGTAAAAAATGGTTTCGAAGGTAAGATTAACATCGATATTGATGGCAATAGCCTAAAAAGTGTAAGAGCCAAAATTAAATCAGCGTTAAAAGAAGATGCTTTTGAAATTAAGTTAAAGACAGATGTTAGCAATGCTTTAAAGGCTATAAATACTTTTCATAGAGAATTGAAACAACTTGACCAAGAATTAACTAAGAAGCGCGAATTGAAAATAGATGTTAAAGGCATTGATTTGGATGCTCCTCTAAAAGAAGTTCTTAGCGATGCTAAGCGAATGAATGATGCTATGGATAGCCTCAAGTCTAAGACTAAGGGAGAAACGCAGGCGCTAAAAGAGCAAGCAGGAGAATGGACGAAGATTAGCAACTTGTCTCGACAGGTTAGAAATCAAGATGGCAGTGTTACAACATTAAAAACAAAGGTTGTAACAGAGAATGTTGGCTCTGGTGTATCTAAAACAACGACCAACAAGCCAGATGGTACGCAAGACGTTAAAGTTGTCGAAGATAAAATGCGAGCGATGAAAGAAATCGAGGGTGTTACTAGAAGAATCCATCAGATTGAAATGGAACAAGTAAATGCTCAAGGTAAGCACTTCCAACTCCTTGAAAGAGAAAGAGGAATTCAGAAAGAGCAATTGGAGATGCTTCAATACGAGTATAGATTAAGATATGCTCAGAATGCTACTGATAACAACTCGCTAAAAGAGCTTAAGCGTCAGCAAGAATTGGCTTTAGAGGCAAAAACTATATTAGCTTTAAAGCAACAAGAAAAACAAGCTAATAATGAAATTGCACAGGCTGTATCAAAAGTTGCTCAGTTAGAGGCTAAGAAAAACTCTCTTGCTGTACAAATGGTTAATGCGACAGAGAAAGAAAAAGCTTCTCTTCAAGAACTGTATGGTCATTATGAGAAGGCTCAAAATAAGATTAAAGAAAAACATAGTCTTCAAGAGAAAATGAACTCTTCTCAAAAAGATGAGATGGACAATCTTAGAACAATTGGTATGCTACAGGTTCAACAGGCGGAAGCTAAGAAGCAAGCGTTAGCTGATGCTAAGAGACTTACTGAAGAGGAGAGAAAAACTAAGCAAGAGCAAAAAGAAGCACTAGCTGTTATGAAAGCAGACCTTCAAGATGTGCATCGCTTAAAGATGAAGATTGCAGAACTAGACACTAGAAAGAATATGGGTGGTCTAGGTGTTGCGGAAAATTCTCAATTAAGAGCATTACGCGAACAGCTTGTACTCGCAGAACGAAACCAACAAGCAAACAGACAAATGTTTGAAAGTGTTCAGCTTGTTACTCGTGAAATGCAGAAGCAATTAACTGAAGCAGGCAAGATTAATCAGCAAGAGATGGAACGTAGCCAAATTACAGCCAAACATAAAGCTGAACAAGATGCAGTTACTTCTAAACTTAAAGAATATGAAGCTGTGGTAAGAAATATTAATCAGCTTAGTAGAGATTTAGCTTTTGCAGGAACAAGAGAAAGAGCTGAAATTGAAAGAGCGCTATCAAGCGAAAGAGCAAAGGCAGACGCGATTAAGACATCATTGTCAGCCCAGAATTCTCTAGTTCAAGAACGAATGAGAGAAATTCACGCTATTGAACAGGCTCAAACTGCTCAGCAAAGATTAAATCGTCTTCGTTCAGAAGCTAGAGAGAAAGATAGAATGAGCAACGATGCTCATGGCGTTGTTGATTTCTATTCTACATACGCGAACTTTGAACAAGGTATCCGAGCTGTCTTAGAACCTATGCGAGAGCTTGATGAGGCATTTATTGGTGTATCAAAGGTTGCACAGGCTTCAGAAGATGATTTAAATCGCTTTAAAGATACTGCATTTGATGTCGGTTCTACTCTTGGTGTAACTGCCAATGACTATATGAAAGCTGTAGAAACATGGGTAACATCTGGTGAAACGTTTATAAAAGCGCAAGAAAAAGCGAAGGTATCACTAATCGGTTCTTTCGTAGGTAACTTAAAACCAGATGACATGGTTAAGTACATGGAAGTTCCTTTGCTTGCATTTAGAAAGCAAGGTCTTGAAACGAATGACGTAATCAACGTAATGAACGAAACTGCCAATAATCACGCCATTGAAATGGATGACCTCGGAAAAGCTTACGTTCGTTCTGCGAATACTGCAAAAGATACTGGTATCGATTTTGGATATTTAACAGGTATGATTACAGGAGCGCAGGAAGCTACTCGTAAGGGTGGAGAGCGTATTGGTACAGGTATTAAAACGATTTCCATGAACATGACTAATATCACTTCTCAGTTAACTCCAGACACTCAAAAGAAATTTGCATGGTTCAAGCAAATTGGAGTAGACTTTAAGGATTCTAATGGTCAGATGCGTGAGGGTAGCGCAATCTTAGGAGACCTAGTTAAAAAATGGGATTCTCTTTCTCAAGAGCAAAAGGGTACTGCGAAGTTCTATTTAGCAGGTAAAGAGCATGCCGAAATTCTTGGTGGTATCATTGACCAGTGGGAGCGAGTTGAAGAGGTTTCAAAAGAAACCAACGAACAGTTTGGGAAAGGCACGAATGGTTCTGCGTACTTAGAGCATGCAAAACAAGCGTCATCACTTAAATTCAAAATGGTAGAGCTTAAGAACGCTTGGATGGAGTTAATGAATAATATCGGAAACTCTACAGGTTTAACAGGATTGGTCGATGCAGTAACTGTAGCACTTCAAAAACTTGCAGATGTAGCAACGAATGAAAAATTCATGGAAGCATTAAAATTCACTGCATTTGCTGTTGGTATTCATGCTATGAGTAATGGCATGAGACAATTAACTGATACTATGAAAACTGGTGCAAGCGGTATTATGAGGGACTTGTCTCAAGTAGGTAGCTACTTCGGAACTCTTACAGGTAAAATTGGTGAAGCTACAAGGGCAACGCGACTATTTAATAAAGAAGCAAGAGTTTCTAATGTTTCTACTGTAGATATCAACAACGGTGGTTCTAGAAACGTTAATTCTGGTGGTAGGAATAATAACAGTAATAATAACGCTGACTCTAACAGAAATAACAATAGCACTAGGAATGCTGTGCAAAGTGCAAGTAACGCAGGCGCAGTCCTAGAGGGAACTAGTAGCAAAATCTCTGCAGTAGGTAAGGGTATTGGTAAACTGCTTGGAATGATTCCGTTAGTTGGTGACGCTTTACTATTATTAGATTTCGTTGGAGTCCCTGTGTTCGATAATATGGGTAGGGCTTACGACAATTTATTCAAGAGTGCTGAAAAACAAGCCTTAGAGTATGAACAGTCGGTTAAGAAATTTGAATCAACAAACTTTATAGTTAATGGTATGATTGAAAAAACTCAAGCCAACCTTGATAAGTTGCAAGAGAAAATAGACAAATCAAAGCAGACTGATAAAGACCCTAATCAAGAAGGTACACAAGCTTGGATGGAACAAGACGAGTTTATGAAGATTAAAGATGAAATAGAGAAACAGGGTCAAGACCTTGGGGTAGATATTAAGGTTACAGTTAATAGCTACGAGGAAGTGCAGGCTAAGCTAGATGAGTTAAAGAAAAAGAAAGATGAATTAGCTGAAAAATCTACTATCGAAATCGCCTCTCAGATGACTGGTGACTGGGAGAAACTGAAAGAGTCCCAACAAACCATTGCGGAGTTAAAAGGTGAACAGGAAGTCGTTAAAGGTAAAATGGACGAGATTAACACAGCTATGGGCAAACTGGGGACTTCTCCAGAAGATGACCAAAAGCGTAAGATGTGGCAAGCGACACTTAAGACGTTGCAAGGTGAGTATGATGGATTGGGCAAGAAAATTAATAGTGCAGGTAAGGAATATGAGACCGCGCAACATTCTATTAATGCATCTGCGGAAGCTTTATTAAAACAAGGTAAGAATATGAAGGCTTCAAACTTGACAGCAGAGCAAGCAACTGCGGTTTATCCTGCTATGATTAGCCAATATCGTAATATGAGAGACTCCTCTGATAAATTGGCTAATATTCAGAAGAAAGTTGCTGAGGGTCACAAGTTGTCTGCAGATGAAGTGGAAGCATTAGGCGGAGAACTTAAGCAATATGCAGGTATTGCCCCAGAAAAAATTGCGGCTGACAAAAATTTACAAAAAGAAATCCAAAATAATATTGATGCCAAGATAAAAGAAAAAGGCACGACTATTAAGACTGCTGAGGAAGCCTTAATAGCTATTGGTCAACACATAAACAAAGAGCAAGAAGTTCAGAAAGAAATTGACAGAAGTGGTAAGCAAGCTAAGGATACAGAAAAAGATATTGGCATTTTAAATGGGGCATATAAAGATATCCCTGCAAAAGTTGTAACTAGTGTTGTTGCCGAAGGTCTAGATTGGGTAATTGAAAAGGCTAAATCAGCTAAGAGTTTGCTAGATAAGATTAGAGGAAGTGGAACTGGTGCGAAAGTTGATGCGTCTGTATCATCTACCCCAGAGCAAGGAAAGTCTTCAAGTGTAGCGAGCAACGTCTCTTCTAGTCAAAGCTCTTCTATAAGTGCTAATGGAGTCCCAGTGAAAGGTGTTGGTAGAAGCGTATCGGGAGTTTCTAAGTATAATTCGGACAGAGATTATAACTCTGCGAATGAAAATGCTACGGTGAGTGAGTCTGTTTGGCGTTATTGGGGGCAAGAAATGTATAGGGGTGCAAGCATTGAAAAAGAGCTGAAAAACCTTACTATCGCCATCAATGAAGCGAAGGACGACCAGTCGAAGCTTATTCCGCTCTACAAACAACAGCAAGCTCTTTTGAAAAAACAAGTGTCTCATAATGAAATTTTATCTTACTACAAAGATAAAGAGTTGGATGAAGTCCTTAATAAGCTTAGTGATTATGGATTTTGGGTAGATACAGATACTAATAATATTAACAATCTGTATCATGCTAAAGACCTTAAAGGAGAGTCTGCTCAAAAAGCAGAGGAATTGCTAAATAGATGGAAATCCCTTTATACCGAAATAGGTGGATTGCAGGATACCATTGCCAACTTAAATTCTAACGTCAAAGGTCTTGATGACACTATCGAGAAAGCTAAAATTACAGAAGAGCTAAAAAACCTTGAGCCTACAATGAAGAGAGTAGATGCAATTCTTACGAAAGTAACGAATTCAGATGCTATAACTTCTAGAAAGCTTGGTTTCGTTGGCTCACAGGATAAGGAACTTGCCTTACATCTTAACGCAAGAGCTTTAAATGAATCTAAGCAGAACATGTCTGAATTGATTAATGAGTTTAATCGCCTATCTACTATGTCAGTACAATTCAAGGAGAATGGCTCTCAAATTCAATCTCAGCTACAGAAAGTTAGTTCTGCAATTCTAGCTCAGGCAGATGCTGTTATAAAGTATCGTCAAGCGATGAACGATATTGAAATTAGTCGTATCACCGAAGATATGAACAAATTCAATTCTGCAATCGATGAAAATAACACTAAGATTGATAATGTTGTAAAGAACTTGCAAGATGGTCTTTTAAGCAGAACTGGAGTTGGAGACTTATACAGTTCCAATATTACTGAGCTTGACCTATCTAGAGATAATAGACTTCAGCAAATGGCTATAGAGCGTATTAATCTCGAAAAAGAAGTTCAAGAAGCGTTAGCAGGATATGCTAAGAAAAACGTTGAGAGAACAGAGTGGGTTGCTAATTCCATATTAGATATCAATAAACAAATGTATAATCAGCTTTTAGGATTAGAATATGCTTACAAGAACGGTCAAGACTTATCGATGTCAAGAGTATCGTCTTCAGTGTTGGGAGATATGGGTGATATCAATAAGATTGATGCAGGATACGGTACTCTTGTAGCAGGACAACTTACGAAGTATATTAAAGAAGTTCAGAAAGAGCAGTCGGCACTTCTAAAAGAATACGAACGCAATCTCGCTTCAGCTCTAAACCCAGATGAAAAAGACTCTCTAACTAATAAATATATTATCGACAGCATGAAGCTACAAGAGAAGTATCTGAGAGCGAACATCCAAGGTAACAATGAGGCAATTGAAGAATTGAATCGTCAGTTACAGGATACAAGCTTAACAGATGACCAAGTTGAAAAAATTAAACAGCAAATTTCTACTTATGAAAAGGATAATGTAGGCGCTCAAAATAGCATTAAAGATTCTATTAAGAAGCGATTCGAATTTGAATTTAGCCTACTTAGCAAAGCTGTTAAAGAGTATGATAAGGCATCTGCTAGTCTAGATTACCTCACAAGTATCGTCAACTTACTAGACAAGAATAATACAACAACAAAGGGTACTATTCTAGGTGAACAGCTTAATGTGGAGCAAAATAAGAATGCTGAAATCAAGAAGTCTCTAAACTACTTAAATCAACAGCTTGGTCTGTATGAGAAAGGAAGTTTCGAGTGGAATCTAATCAATGCACAAGTTGAGCAATACAATAAGCAACTTAACGATAGTAATAAAGAACTGCTTCAGATTAACAAGAATATTATGGATAACTCATTCAATAATATCACCGACAAGATGGAAAAAGAGCTGTTCGGAGGGAAAACTCAGAAAGCTTGGAAACAACATCAAGAGCTGTGGATAGAAGGATTAGAACGAGAAATTGCATTAGAGAAAATGTATAAGAGAATGGCTGACCTTGGAACTTCTATTAACGAGGATAAACTAGCTCTTCTTGATAAGCAAGAGAAACTAAGCAAGTTCGAAATGGACTACCTAAACAAACAGCTTGATATTGTTGAGCTTCAGAATAAGATTAATAATCTTAACCAAGAGAAGAAAGTTCAGACATTAAAGCAGAACGAATTTGGTCAATGGGATTGGGTTTATGAAGCTGACCAGAAGGAACTTGATAAGGCGAAAGAAGACCTTGAAAAAGCCAAACTAGAACTTCAGAAAATGGAGGAAAAGGCAAGAGAGGATTACTTGAGCCAATTAGATAAGATTCTTTCTAATGCTAAAGATGGAGATTACGAAACTGTTAAAGAGTTTGAAAATGCAATTAAAGAACTTGGCGATGCATTCGAATCTATCTTGGGAGACTTCCCGCAAATCCAATCAGATTACGTAAAAGAGTTAGTTGATGCGTATTCTAAATACATCAAAGGTAACGAAGATGTGTTGTCTAAATTGCCAGTAGAAGACATTATGAAGCCTATTTCTAATGACTTTAACAAGGAATTGAAAAAGACATTCACTGAAATCAGCAGTGAGCTAGGAAAGGTGTTCGCGGATGCGTTGCTGTCTCGATTGCCAAATACGTTTAATGCACAGGCAGTATCTAGAAGTGTTGCGAGTTCTCCAACTCAAATCACTATCGATAATATTGAATTCCCTAACATTAAGACTGCTGATGGAATTAAGGATGCGATTCTATCTCTTCCACAAATTGCTTTACAAAAGAGCAAGAATAAACTATAATTGATGCTTAGGGGAGTTTAATTACTCCCCTAAAACAAAAGTATTGCAGAGAGGGTGTTTAAATGGCAGAGATTCAAGACATTCAACCATTTTTACAAAGAATAGAACCGTTTGATGCAACAAAAGGTACAAGTGTTTACTTCACATACACTGGTAGTCAACAGTCGATGGTCAACAATCTTCATATTTACGACAAGAACACAGGTATGGCTGTATATGACCATGAGTGGAGTAGCTTTGAACGAGTTCATCATATACCAGACGGAGCATTACAAAACGGTAAGAAATATGTAGCGAAAATCAGAGTGAAATTCTCCGATTCAACATACTCTCCTTATTCACAAGAAGTAGTGTTTGCGACAGTCAAGACTCCTATTCTTGACATTGATAATATCGATGGTCTAGGGCATGTATATAATGCTAATGTAACTTTCATAGCTAAGTATTCACAGGCGAATGGTGAAGCTGTAAAGAATTATAGATTCATCCTGTATGATGAGCATGAAGATGTGATTGAGAAATTCCCTTTAAGAATGCCCATAGACTCTCCAAATCGATTAACGGAAACAGTAACTGGATTAGAGAAGAGTAAAGGATACTTTATAGAATGTATCGTAGAGACTACGAATGGATTTGTCCACTCACACAGAGAGAGGTTTATCCCTTTATACATCGTTCCATCTATTAACGGTGTCATATCTACCAGAAACGATTCTGAAGAAGGATTCGTTAGAATTACATCCAACTTAAAACAAATTCTTGGTACGCAAGTAGAAGGTACGCCACAAGTAGATGACGATGGTATGGATAGTAATAACTATGAGTATATCGACAATGATTGGATTGTCGTTCCAAAAGAAAGACCAATCATGTTTAAAGGATTAGGAATGAACCGCGCCTCAGACTTCGTTATGAAGGTTTGGTGCAAAGATATTCCAAACGACACTATGTTTATGGAGATGAGTCAAAAAGGCACTAAAAATGACCTCCCTATCCAACTATGGAAGTATAAGGATAGAGTTCTTGCTATCAAAGAATATAAGGGGGTCAAAGCAAGATATTGTTCAAATATCGTGACAATCCCTAAGGGAACTGCTTTTATGCTTTATGTAAAAGTCATAGAACATAGAATCGATTTAGAATTAAAGATTTTATAAGAGAGGTGATAATGTGATTATTGGATACAACTTCTTTAATTATGAACATGGTGGGACTATATTTGATACTCCAGTGTGTACAGATATGATGGATGAGTTAAATATTAATGAAGGTACATACGATGAAATCTATATCGACTTAAACACGCAAATCGCGAATGATACAGCGAAGCCATTCATGTGGACACTGACTACTATCATGGATTCCAAGTTTACAGGAGACTTAGATGCAGGCTCTATTGGTGCAGAAGGATTTAAAGTAACTCACATTCAGTTGTATCGCTCTGTGTATGGAAGTAATAAGTGGGATTTAGTCGCACAATTTGATTATAACAAAGAGTACAATGTGTACAATTACGTTGATAGATACGTCCAGAATGGGGCTACATACCAGTACGCAATTGTCCCAGTAGCAAATGAAGTTATTGGAGATATGCTTAAATCAGACCAGATTAAGTCGGAGTACGAAGGTATTTTCCTAACGGATAGAAAAGAAAATAAGAGACTTGAATATGATATCTCATTAGGGGATGTAACATATAACCAAGCATCTAGTGTAAACCAGCCTATTAATGGTGCATATCCAATTGTAACATTTGGCAATAGTAATTACAGAAGCGGTAATCTATCAACCTTACCATTGTCAAAAGAAACAATTGCTATGGCAGGTGGAGGAATTGACAAATTGGCAGAGCAAATCAATCGTCAAGACTGGCTTGATTTCTTAAATAACCATAAAGCAAAAGTATTGCGAATGGATAGTGGGGTACTTATTCTAATTGCTACACAAAACGTCTCATCTCAGCATAAGGAAGGCGCTTTAAGAGACCTAGCAACAGTAACCTTTGACTACACAGAAATTGGCGAATTAAACTTTAGTAATATGCTTAAGAATGATTTGATTTCAACTGCTGAATTAGGAAAGTTTACATTTGATGATGAGGGGGAAATCATTAGTGCAATCTAGCAATTATATTCAAGGTAATATCGTTATGAATAATCAAGATGTTCATAGTAAGATAGTCGAATATGCGAACTTGCATTTACAATCCATTAGAAGACTTCATATCACAGTAGAGGTAATTGATAAAAACGATAGGGTTATTGAGACTATTCAAGGCTTATCGACAGGTGGGAATATTAATATTGAGGGCGGTAGCCTAATTAGACGGACAGGCTCTCTGTCCTTCGTCCTCTTTGACTCTCTGTTACCAAGAAAACAAAGTCTCTTATGGATGACGAATAAAATTCGCGTTTATGCAGGTATCGAAAATTTGGCAACACAAGACAATACGGTTACACACTTCTGCTTAGGAACATTTTTTATTACAGAGCCTAGCATTAGTATTGGGAACGACAGTCGTTCGATAACAATAGACCTACAGGATTACATGATGAAATGGGAAGATTCTCCTTTAGAGAATAAGGTTGCTATTCCTGCAGGAACTCCTATTCATATTGCGATGAGCATGGTATTAAATCAGAATGGAGAATTTAATACATCTATAGAATGGACAGACCTTACAGTTCCTTATGCGCTAGAATTCAATGAAGGTCAAAATGTTATAGATATTATCACAAAGATAAGAGACTTATATATGGATTGGGAAGCGTTCTACGATGTGAGCGGAAAGTTCATTTTTAGAAAGATGAAAATCCAGAAAAAGGGCGGAGAGCCTATCATGTGGAACTTTTCAGATGAGGGCGATTTAATTACAAGCTTCTCTGAGACATTTTCGTATAAAAGTGTAAAAAACAAAGTAGTTGTAGTTGGTCAAGTAAATAGTGAAACTGGTATTACGCCCAAAGCAGATTCATCTATTACAAACAAAGAATCTCCTTTCCATGAAGATGAAATAGGTCTAAGAAAGATGGTTGTATCTGATGGAAACTATAGTTCACCAGAACAATGCCAATCTCGCGCTAGATTCGAACTATTTAAGAATAGTAATATGCAAGAAAAGTTGAATATTGATTCGTTGCCTATCTATTACTTAGATGCAAATAATATTATTCTTGTAACTAATCATGCCACGAAAGAACTTGAAGAATATCTAGTAGAATCAATTTCTATCGGTCTAGGAGTTAGCGATACGATGCAGATAGGCTGTCATAAGATGTATTATGATACTGCTTTTGATGGGGAAGATGCTTCTGAGAAGTATAAGGAATCTATCGAACTAGTTATCGATGGCATTGAAAACAAAGGGTGGCTCTCATTAGGAGAAAAAAGAATTAAAGACTTCTATGGATTAGAAGGAAATAAATCTAAGATAGTTATAAGATTTGAGCATCAATCAGTAGGTGGCACGACAGCATATGTAACTGGATACTTAGGATTTGATATCCAAACCTTGACTATTGACCTAGCAGATTTCGGCACAGGAGTAGGAGAGAGTGGGGATAATGAATTGGGTAAAGGCGACCATAATGACCGTATTCTCGGTCACGAAATGGTTCATGCTGTTATGAATAATGCATTTGGCATGGATAAAACGATGTATATGCAAGAATGGTTTAAAGAAGGTTCTGGTGAGTTTATTCATGGTGCTGATGAGCGATTAAAGACTATTATTGTTGAGGGCGGTAAAATTTCCGATACGAGACTGAATGCTTTAATCGCAAGAGCTACAAGGCTGTTGAATGGCGGACAATGGGAGAGCTTATCAGATGATTATGGAGCGGGATACATTATCATGAAGTATTTAGATAAGAATCTTTCTAGCGGTAAAACTATGAAGGATATTATGAAGCACATAAAGGACTCTGATAAGAGGGGTTATAAGGCAAACGAATTAATTAAAGATGCTATTGTGGCTCATACACCATTTGGTACATTTACAGACTTTGTAAATAACTTCTCTGCTAATGCAGTTAACTATGTGAAGACAGGTGTATCGTTAAATCTAACAGGTGATGAATTAGATACTGGTTCAATCGGTGGCTCAGACCATCGCGGAACAGTTCCATTAAATGCTGAAGATATTTTCAAAAATAGTGAAGCAAATGGTATCATATCTTATGGATTCTCTATCGAATTTGACCGTCCATAAATTTAAAACAAAAGTATTGCAATGACCTCCAAAATATGATATCATTGTAATAGACATTTGAACGGTGTCGTATGGAGGTTATTAAACAAAAGATTTGCAGAAGGGATGAGATATCTTGGCTAATAGAAGTCAATTTCCAAGTAAAGTAGATTCATTTGTCGAGCTTTATGACATGCCTCCTAGTAAGTTTAATCAAGCTAAGCGATATCAAGAATTAAAGCTTAAGCCTACGTTAAATCAGACGGAGCAAAATGAATTAAATGGTTTAACAACTCAATTAAATAGCTATATCATTACTCCAGAAACATGGAATAAGATGGCTGATTGTATCGTCAACGTAGAAACGTTCTTTAAAGATAAGGTAGATGGATACATCAATACGAAACAGGCAGAATGGGCTACATACGTAAATGATTTTGTTCACAAAGGTGTGTACAGTGCATCTGTAGCATATAAGTTCCAAAATATGGTTACGTATAATGGCGACCTATACCTATGTACGAAGAATACACCTGCAGGTACAGTTCCAACAAACACTGGCTACTGGCAGAAGATTTCTACGAAAGGTGATAAGGGGGATGTGGGATTAAATACCTATTACCGAGGACAATACAGTGCAACTGCTACTTATAAAGTAGGGGATGCAGTATCTTATCAAGGAAACTTATTCTATTGCTCTACGGATACAACAGCAGGTAAAGCGCCTACTGATTCGGCATATTGGTTCTTATTTGATAGATTTATTGCAAGTAAGACTGCTCCTACTGTTAAGCAAGAGGGTTTGATGTGGATTGAAATTATTGACTAAAGAGGTGATGTGAGGTGGATAAAACCCTGCAGACTAGCCTGATAGATGCTATTCAAATCATGGTAGATGAGGCGGTTAAGAGTACATCTTACACATCTTCTCATGTTGGTCTTGTTAAGAAGTTAATGGGATTTGATTGCATTGTTGAGCTATATGGAAATGATACAACGTGTAAAGTTCCAGAACATCTCCATACACAAATTGGTGTAGGAGATATTGTAATCGTACAAGACCTGTACAATAATAGCGTTCAAAAATTCGTACAGAGTAAGATTGGTGCGAAGCAATGATAAAGGATATTCAACAAAGCCTGTTAGAAACGGTTCAAATTCTAGCAGGTGAAAGACTTAAAAATGTAAACTTTACAAAGTCATATACTGGCATTGTAAGAGATGTAAAAGGTCTTCGATGTATTGTTGAAGTTCTTGGCAGTGAATCTGAATGTATCATACCTTACAATCTAGTTTCATTTATAGATGTAGATGATATCGTAATCGTACAGGACATTGGGAATAATAACGCTCAGAAGATTGTGCAAGGAGTAATCTCATCTCTTCATAAAGATATGTTTCATATCTATGACCCTATTGAGGATAGAATCGTAAGTTCTATAGAGCAATTATGGGACGAAGAATTGCAAAAGCCAATCAACGTAATATTAGAAATTGAGTAAGAAAGGAGAATGATAGGCTTGGTGATTAAAAAGTCTAAAGCTAATATTCATAATGGGACAAGCTATGATACGCTCCATTATGAAACGCAAGCGGAACAAGTTAAAATCATGGGTGCTAGTGGCATTACATCGGATTTTAATGAAATGTTCCTTACAGGGAAGCTCATTCAAGGAGTAAACCTAAATACAGTTAAAGAAAATGGATTGTACCGAGTTAAAGGCTGTACAAATGCTCCATCTGGAATGGTAGCCACAACTGTTTATCTTATGAGAGTAGACGCTGTAGATACAGTTGTTTTACAAACATTTTACGACCATGCAGGGAATGATACTCATCAAAGAGCAATTGTAGGTTCTACAGTTAGTTCATGGAGTGCAGGCGGTAAGAAAACGAACGATGCAATCGCTACTATTAATGCAAATATCGGCTCAATAGCAAACTTAAAAACTTCTGATAAGAATAGCGTTGTAAACGCAGTTAATGAGGTTCAAACAGAAGTCGATATGGCTCTAAAGAAAGCATCAGACAATGCGTCAGCCATCTCTCAGTTAAATAAAGATATTACTAATCATAACCATGATGGCACTTATGTTAAGCTAACTGGTGGCACAGTAACTGGCAATATTTCTATGGCTAATAATAAATCTTTCTCTGGCAAGAATACAGGTGGTGCAGAGATAAACATCGGTAGAATTAGCACAGCAAATGCGGTTATTATTGGTGATACGAATGCTCAAACGGTTATTCATACTAGTACTAAGAAGACTCTAAAGTTCTATGATGGTACAGATGAGCATTCTGTTTGGCACACAGGAAACCAAGGTCATATGAGTGGCTTAGATGCTGATAAGCTAGATGGTATCCATGCTAGTTCATTCGCTAGAGTTGATTCAGAACCAAACTTCCAACAAAATCTTATCATGACTAATGGTAAAGATATCATTCTTCGCGCGCCTGCAGGCTCTATGAATTCTGGAGACCTTGTATTTGCGGAAGGGGGAAATGGTGAGATTGGTCGTGTATTCGTTGATAATACTGGTACTCTAGTTCTTCGCTCTCAATTCTATGGAGATATGAGAGTTCGAGGGGATGGGGTTATTACATCTGATTATGGAATTGAATTTAATAGTAAGAACAAGGAGACAAGAGTTCATTTCAAAGCGAATGATAGTGATGTTGGTATGGGATTCTACATGAATAACAATTCAAAGCAAATGGGATTGTATGATTGGCAACATGATAGATACTTCTTTACAGCAAATAGAAATGAAAGCTCTATCGAATTCAATAACCAGATTAAAATACAAGGTAAAAGACTTCATATTCGAGGGGATGCTCCATCTAGCGCTTCTTATGGAGACATTTGGATTCAAGTGTAGAGAGGGAGTGTTAGCGTGAGTAATATCAAGAGATGGAGCGGTTCTGAATGGTACGATGCAAGCGTGAAATCATGGAATGGTTCTAGTTGGCAGGATGCTAAAGTTTATAAATGGAATGGCTCTGGATGGTCTAATATGACCTCTCAGACGTATACAAAAACGTGGGGCTGTACATTTACTCAAACTTATCGTGAAGCAGGGACAAAGCGTACCGACTATCGTAGTGAAAAGATTTGTCAAGGTCGATATGTTTATGAACCTTGGGGGATTATGCGTTCTTTAATTGGATTTGATGATGGAGCTAGAATTCGGAATGAATTACAAGGGGCGCGTATTGATAAGGTAGAGCTATATCTGCAGAATGAGCATTGGTACTATTATGCAGGTGGTACTGTAGTTGCAGGATTTCACAATCACTCTAGTAAGCCAAATACATTCAGCCATTCAGAATACGGTAAAGCTTATCAGAAATTTTATGATAGAGGAACTGCAGGATGGGTTAATCTTCCAGTAGCTCTGGGTTATGGAATTCGAGATGGCTATTACAAGGGTGTTAGTATATTTGCTAATACTGGAGCAGGAGAATACTACGGTATTTTCAATGGGTATGGCGATTGGGGTGCGCCTCAGTTAAAAATCACTTATACAAAATAGATTATTAAACAAAAGTATTGCAGAAATATCGGTAGGGAGAGCTAATTTAAAACGAGTTTCTTCCTATTATATATAAAACAAAAAAATAAGAGCTTGCCAAAAGGCAAGAAAAGGAGAGTATTTATGACAGTATTTAATGTAAGCAACATCGGTGGAGTACCTTTTGAAACGAAGATTATTCCTGCAAGTAATAACAATAGACCTCAGTATCCTATGAGTCCTAATTATATTACGGTTCACACAACTGAAAATACAGAAAAAGGTGCAGATGCTAGAGCGCATGCGAACTACTTAGTTAACGGTGGAGACGGAAAGTCTTGGCATTTTACAGTAGATAGTAATCGTATCGTTCAACATTTACCGATTAATGAAAATGGTTGGCATGCAGGAGACGGTAATAGTGGAACAGGTAACCGCCAATCAATTGGTATCGAAACTGCTGAAAATTCAGATGGCAACTTTGAGAAAGCATTAGCAAACGTTGCTAAATTAGTGAAGTTCTTAATGGGACAAACTGGTATCGGCATTGGAAATGTAGTTCCTCACCAACGTTGGTCTGGTAAATATTGCCCACGACCAATCTTAAATCGTGCAGGTGGATTCGAAGGATTCAAAAACATGGTTCAAGGTAGCAATGGTTCTGGTGGCGGTAATACAATCGCTCCTCCAACTAATAATGGAGATGCAGGAACAGAAGGTTTAGGTATCGTTTATATCACTGGAACAAACGTGAATCTACGTAAGACTCCAAGTACAAGCGGTGAAGTAATTCGTAAATTAAACGCTCCAGAAAGCTATGTTGTATGGGCTGAACAAGACGGTTGGTTAAATGTTGGTAATTCATGGGTATATGGAGACCCTAGCTACACTCGTTTTGCACGTAGACAGACTAGCAATGTAGGGAAATTAGTTGTAGTAGACGCTCCAGAGTTATGGGTTTACTCAGCTCCAGATTGGAATGCAAAAGAAAAAACTGTTCCGAAGGGTGAAGCATTTACAATACTTGAGGAATTAACAGTTAACGGTTCTAAGATGTACAGATGTAAGTATTTCTACATTACTGCAAGTCCTGCTTACGTTCACGTTAAGCAATAAAACTTAGATTTTATTAATCTATTGGTTCGGATGTAGCTAACGCTATGTTCGAACCTTTTAAATGAAAGAAAAGATAAGGAGATATATAAACAATGACAGAATTTTTTAACACTTTACAGCTAATAGGAGGATTAATATTAAGTTTCGGATATATTCCTCAAATCATTAAATTCATTCGTACAAAATCGGTAGACGACTTTAGTGTAACCTATCTAGGCGGAATCTGTTTAGGCGTAGCGTTTATGGAGGCTTATGCCATTTATATGTGGTTCGTTCTTCATACAGCAGGAGCATTTATGATTACAAATACGATTGCATTAACTTTATGTTCGATTGAATTTTCATTGCTATTAAAATATCGTAAGCGCAAATAGAAAGGAAGATTCCTTTGAAACAAGGTGACGTAGTATTTTTACAAGGCAAAAGCTTTATATCAAAAGCTGTACGATTCTTCGATAATGGAACATTTAGTCATGTAGCAATCGCCATGTCTGATACTCATATATTAGAGGCGGATTTTGATACAAGAGTTTCTATAGTCCCATTCGATAAGGAACAATATAATATAATAGAAGTAATTGATTTAGAGCTTAATAAAGAAGAGAGAAGTAGGGTAGTAGATGTAGGCACGAAAATGGTTGGTAAAAAATACGATTATATGCAAATTATCTGGTATATGATTAGCAAGTTATTAAGATTAAAGGGTAGGAATAAATTTAATAATCCTAATAATTATATATGCTCCGAGCTAGTATTTGTCGTATTGGAAGAGGCAGGCACTTTAAAAGAACTTTCTCTTAGAGGCGGAACTCGTGGAATAGATATGACACCAAACCAACTATACGATTTTATAAAATACGTAAAGAAATTTAAAGAAAATAATAGCCAATCCCACTCTATATAAGGTAGGAGGTTGGCTATTATTTTTATTTTGTCCTCTTATCAACCACCATGGTCTCCATGTTCCATCATCATAATAGTAGGAGACGCAGGCTTACTATCGCTATTAGACTGAACGCCCACAATCATAGTTAAAGCTGTTAAAATTCCCATTAAGCCCAATACTACTTTTTTCATTTTAAAGACTCCCTTTCCTTGATTTTTTGTCTCGTTTTTGAAGCTAGATAGAAGTATTCACTAGATTTAGTATGGTTGCCTTCCTCATAGAACTTAACAGCCATATACTCTTGGCTCTCTTCTATATACTCATATAGTGATTCGCTTTCAAAGTAAGATATTCCTTCAATTGCAACCTTCTCCAATTCATCGCCAGACACATTAGATATAAGGCATTTCAGAATTGCAAAAAGGTGTTTATACTCCATATTCCCTAGCTCAAGACAGATACTATATCCTCTATCAGCCAAATCTTTTGCGATATCCATCTCATCTAATTTGTAATGCTCTCTAGCTTGTAAGAACAGAGCTTTGTGATGTCTAGGATTGTGACTTGTTACCTCTGATAAATATCTAATTGCCAGTGGAGATAAGTTCTGACTAGAATACATATACCCTAGGTTATGTCTAACCATTAAAGTATACTTTTCCTCATCAATCTTGCTGAAAATATCCATAGCTTTAATAAGATGTTCCTCTGATAAAGCCCATTCTCTTAGCTTTGTACAAGCAGTTCCAAGAAGGTTCTCACAGAATCCAACATTTCGCTCATAGTTTTCATTTTGTTCAAAGATTTCTTTTGCTTTGTTAACATACTTAATTGATTGGAGTGATTCGTAGATGTCATAGTGGAAAGCGCCTAATTTGTAGTAGAACTCAGCTTTTTCAATCTCATCTGGAACTAATTCAAGAAGAGATTCAGCTTTGTCAAAGTGTTCTTTTGCAATCATGTAGTTACCAATACCAGAAGCATGAATAGCCTTAAAGAAGTGGTAGTAATAAGTCAAAAAGTTGTTTGTTGGAATCTCAAACTCTTCAACCTTATCAAAACTGTTGGCAGAGACTCCTAGATTATCTACAATGTACTGAAATCGAAAATCTAAGAGAGAGTAGTATAATAGTAGAGTTTGGTCTTTTTCTATACTATCAATCTTTTTATCAATCTCTTCTTTCAATCTATGAGCTTGACCAATTCGTCTGGCACGAATTTCAATGTACCATTCGTTTAATAACTGCGTAATCTTTTCGTTTCCTTTGACTGGGACGTTCATAGTATCCTCCTTCATCCATATATATATGTCATGTTTCTTCCTATTATATAGTAGGGGAATGAAGTGAAAGTGAAATAGCCTTATTTTTCAATATTATTCAGAATATTAAGAAAAATAAAAAGAAACCTTGGGGATTAGCCAAGGCAATGAAAAATGACGCGACTCATACATATTATACCATACTATCTTTCTTTGCGTTGCATGTTCTTTTCGTACTCAGTATATGTAATCTTTAGTGTATCTATAAACTCTCTTAGATGACGGATTTCTCTATTTAACAACTCTTTTGTCTCAGTATATTCTACGTTTTTTAAATCGAGATTATAGGAGTCGATTTTCATCTTGGCATCAATTAACATATTTTCAATTGCCTTAAACTCTTTTTCTTTTTTATTGGATTTGCCCCGTCTGAATAGCATCATACACCTCCAATAAGAGTGTATCCATTGCATCGTAATATTATGCGTTAACAGCAACTATAATGTTTTGACCATAGATTGAATCATCTTTATAACCATTACACGCTTATCCTCATCCAACTGCTCGACCTTTTCAATAATTACTTCAAATTCTCTCCTTGTATCAGAGTAAGGTAATAAATCTTCTGTATTAGATAGCCCTAATAAGTAATCAGTTGATACGTTTAAGGCTTCTGCTATAAGAGATATAGTTTTCCCAGATGGTCTCTTGTTAGTAGATGACCTAGATTCTATCATGGATATAAATGCTTCAGATACTCCAACCAATTCCCCAAGACTCTTTTGAGTCAATCCTTTCTTTAATCTTAACATTTTAACTCTTTTAGCGGTGACATGAGCAATATCGGACATGTAGATTCTCCTTTGTAAAATATAGTAAGGCTATCTTAACAAAACTTAACCAATCGGTCAAGAAAAGTTAAGTTAGTGAGCGGGGCTATTTTTTGCTATTATATAAAATGAGGAGAGGTGAAGTATAAATGATTAGAGTAACTATCGGAGCAAGAAAAGATGAGAAAGGTCATCTTATACCTGTAGGAATATATACGGATGGTTCTGTTAGAGATGTAGAACTAAAAGATTTGAATATTGAGGAAGTTAAGAAATTTAATAATATTGCTAAGAAAGCAACTAAAAATTAGATATTGATATTAGCTCTCTCATTTAGTACAATAGGGGAGTATCGATACACCAGAGGACGCTCTGGTAGCATATAGCTATATAAAATCTACATAACAAATATACAACAAAATATACAGAATCCCAAAACAGCCTTCCTGTTCATGCAGGAGGGTTTTGCTTTATTTACCTACTTACTTTTAGTTAGTTTACATAACCTTTATTATCGGCAGTTGTAAAATGTAAGAAAATCCCATCTCATAGAGACTACATTACTTATATTTATGAGATATTAAGTATAATTATGAAATTGGTATCATATCTCATAGAGTAGAGAATACTTGTCTTTTGAGATATCAGAGAAAAATAAAAAGATGAAAGACTATGAATCTTCCATCTTTTCTGCTTAAAATAATGAACGAAACTTTTCCAATGCGTTCGCTAGGTCAACATCTTTGATTTCGCCTATTTTTCTTTTAAGCTCTCTCTTTTCGATTGTTAATGGCTTTGATGTTCTTATGTATGATGGTTGTTTTAACAATCCAGTCCCTTTGTAATCCGAAACTTCTACATCGTAGTCATTTCTTGGATTCTGAGAAGTGACAGGGAGGACGACAACATCGTCATCCCCATCGATTTCTAAGCTTATTGCCAAGACTGGTCTGACTTTAGTTTGATTATCTTGGACGAACTTAACGTTTGCTATCCATACCTCGCCCTGCTTCACTGTCTTCCCCATAGACTTCGTCATAAATATCGTCTCCCTCGTTGTTCCAGAAATCGAATGCTCTTCCTAGTGGAATGTAATCTACATCTTTTTTAATTTCTACTGGATTGAGTACTCTCTTTTTGCTACTCATACTCGTATCCTCCTTAGTGTCTCTAATGGTAACAGTATATACTGTATAGTATATCTGTAACCATATTATGTCACAAAGCCAATTCTTATACAATAGGCTTCATGACATTGATAGCTACAGATGCTACTTACTGGATTAGGATTAAGTTATTCTTCATAGCATACTCATGAGCTTTCTTTTCTTCTTCTAGAAAAGCTTTGTATAAGGCAGGCTCTCTGTCATGCTCCCATAAAAGTTCAAGATATTCGTCAGCATCTTCAAATATCTTGAACGTAAGATAATCTACATTCCTAATGTCTTTAGTAGTAGAGAATGGTGCTGTAGGGTCAATTACTCTGTTGTCCTTATCAACTATATAGCAGTGTCGAGCCATAATACCATCTATTGCAGTCCAATAACCGTAGGCTACACGCCATTCTCCACTATGGAATTTGTCATCAACATAGGACATCACATTAAAGACGTTGTTATAGCACATCTTCTTCTCTATCCTTCTTAAATTCTCTTTGTGTACTCTGACACTTTCTTCATAGTTAATTTTCAGCATTTCAACCATATCTATCCCCTATTTCTTCTTAACCTTGATTTCTATATCTGTCAATGATTCTTCTTCTTCTAGAGTTTCCAAAGTAAATTGAAGACATTTCATAATAGCTTTTGTGCTGTAGTTCCCTTTTAGCTCAAATGATAATTTATTCTTATTTGAAGAAGACTTATCTTCCTTGTCTTCTTTGATTTCTTTCTCTTCAACCTTCTCTACTGGAGCTTCTTCTACTGGTTCGGACGATTCTTCCGCGCCTTTCTCTAATAACACTGCCTCTTCAGAGGTTTCTTCAACTACTTTTGTCTCTACTTTCTCTGGTTCTGGCTTAAGGTCAAATTTGAATAATTCTGGGGATTTCTCTTCGATAGAACTATCTGTATCTGCTTTAGCAACAGGTTTTTCTTTCTTGATTTCTAGAGTCTCTTTTGATTTGGAATCTTCTTTAGCATCCTTTTCAACCTTCTGCTCCTTAATAAATTTCATCCACTTACTTTTGACATTATATAAATAACCTGCCTCTGCGCCTTCCCACTGTCTAGCAAGTTCGCTAACAACAGGTGTCTTAGCATAGTAAGCATTAAATAGCTCATACTGAGTCTCTCTAGGGAGATGTTTGAACATTTCATAGTCTATAAATTCTTTCTTATATTGTTCAATCTCTTCTGGTGATATCTCTAATAATTCTCTAGTGTCTCCTCCTCCAGAAGAAGTTCTATTCATATCAAGCTCATCTAATATCTTGTAGAAAATATAATCAGTGATTCCACCCATTTGCTTCTTGATTTCAACAACTTTATAATTGTCTCTCCAGTGGTTCATTAACCTTCTTTTCTCTTGTAAATCTTTTGTTTTAAACTCTTTGTAAGAAATAATATCATTCATATTGTATCTCTTGACCTCCCCATTTAGTGCCTTACGTTCTTTTGTAGACATATATAAATATGGTGTTCTTAACGCTTGGTTAGTCCCACCTTTTCTTGTGGATGCACGAGAGAAGATATTGCTACCGATTCGCTTCTTGGTTCTATTATCGATTAGAAGCATCTTCTCAATTTCTGTTACCATTTATCACCCTCTCCTAACCTCATGTTCTAATTACATAGTATCACACTAACACACAAGAATCAACTATAGTCGATAAAAAAAAGAGAAAGATTATCTCTTCCTCTTTTTACAAACAAACCCTTTGCTATCCTGTTCGATATCTTCTTGAATTCTACCTTCCTTTGCCCTACGAAGAATAGCACATTTTTCGCTATCTTTCTTGCAATTAAAGCAGTTGTCCTCAAAGAATCTGCCATAGGACTCATGATTTCTAAATATTCCTTTGTATTCAACTGGTCGCAATACAGCCATAAATCGCGGATTTTTAGCATCATACATAACCCATTGAGTGCGGATTAGAATGTTCTTATCATCCTCAATTACGATTCCAGTAAGTGCGTCACACAGTATTTTATAGTAGTTATTATTATCTTGATTTGTTCTAGACTGATAAAATACACAATCCAAGTAAAAGTGTCCTTCTGCAGTGGATGATTTATCCCATCCCTGTTTAGCCACCTCTCGCTTTAAATAAGCTTGAAATCTCTTTTTAAAATCCTTTGCTTGAGACGTTTCGTACATATGTACAATTGCCTTGCCACCTATCACCTTTGCACTCGGTTTAATGTAGCTGTTTACAGAAGGAGGAAGTTCATCATAGCGTATTAAAAACTGCTTCAGAGCCTTCCTCTCCCTTCTTTATTCTTTTGTTAATTCCATATATGATACAGCCATCTTAGTTGTAACCTCATCTAACTCTGGGTCAAATTGCATCTTCGATAACTGCTCTTTAGTCAAAGCTTTAGAGATAATAAGTATCTCCTGCTTATTAAGACTCATTGTCACTGTCTTTTCTTCCAATTCAATCACCTCAATCGAATATCTTGAATAATCCTTCGAATATAACTTCTAAAAATACTCCAAGAAGCTCGAAGAACGCCCCAATGGCGCTCCCCTTGCTCTTATTTCTCTTCTTCATTACTTAGCTTGTGGAACTGTAATCATTGGCGTTGAGCCACCAGTTACCTGTGGTAATTTACCGTCCCACTTCTCAATAGTTTTGTTCTGAATTACTTCTGGAGTTAATGATTGACGAAGTAATTCGTTTGCTTTTGCAGTACCTTCAGCCTTAACTCGTTCTGCTTCAGCTTCACCACGAGCTTCTTCAACTTTTTTATCTGCATCTACGATAGCTTGCTTCTTCTTGATTTCAGATTTCTCAAGTTCTTGTTGAGCATCTACTACTCCTTGAATTGCTTGACGAGTCTTCTTATCTGGGTCTGGAGAGTTAACTGTTACAGAATCAACCTCAAATCCATGCTTAGACACCATCGACTTAAATTCTTTCTCAATCTTTTCGTTAATTTCACCTTGTTTTTGGAATACATCTAGAACTGAGTATTGAGAAAACACGTTTAATGTAGCTTTCTTAATACGTTTTTGTAGCCAAGTTTCTTCAATTGATTCTGGTTTTTGACCTCTAAATTTAGTATAGATATAAGGTAGCTTGTCTAAATCATTTGAGTAGTCGTAAGACATACTTACTTCTAGAGCCTTACCGTCTTTCGTTTGTGCCTTAAATGTGTCAACATCTACTGTTGATGTTGCGATTGGGTATTCTGTAACACGCTTGAACGGACTAACCATGTGCCATCCGTCACGTAACGTCTCATCCTGTACACCAGATGAGCGAGAGTAGATAACACCTGCATGACCTTGATTAATCACTGATACTGACATCGCTGTTACGATACCGCCTACTAAGATTCCTCCTGCAATTACTACCGCTCCTACCTTTTTAGCTACTGATGACTTTGCTTTTTCGTTAAACATAATTGATTACTCCTTTTCGTTAAATAGATTTGTTAGATTTAAAATGAAATTTCCGACCTTCTCGAATACGTTTAATTTACCTAGCGCATACCATACCCCTACAAGAAGGGATATGAATAACGCTATAAGCACTAGTAATGAAAACATGTTGCACCTCTTCTGCAATACTTTTGTTTTATAGTAAGTTTTTGAGAACTAGCTCTTTGTGAATCTGATTCAATGTGTTGCCATGTGCGAATCCAATGATTCGAACTCCTGTGGCATGCTTATGGTCTAAGCCTTTGTCATACACGTTTTGATAGTACTTTAGCTTGCCTTCAAAGTTCTCTCTTTGATTAATGATAAGTTCCTCTTTTGGGAATCCTGCCATGCTTACTACTACACATACATAATTTGAATTTGCTTTACTAGCTTCATTAAAACAGTTAGTTAAATCATCCATAGTGCGTTTCATACTATCATCCTCCAGATTAGTTGTTATAAGTGTTTGGTTTGTATTTTACTGCAATTCCTGCATCATCTAGCATAAGCTCGATATTCTTAGCTAGGAACGGATATCCGTTATTTAATAACTTTTGCTTTAGAGCTTCTAATGCTTTTGGCATCTTAGCAAATCCTTCTTCTGGCTCTTCTTTTAAGATGTAGCGGTACAAACCTTCTCCAAGAGATTCCTTCTCGATTTTGTATCCTAATTGATATAACGTGCCAAGATGCGCCCCATATCGTAATGAGATATGTGAAAGCTCTGCATTAGTAGCTCCAACCTCTCCTCGGTTACGTAATCGTGTTAAAATTTGCTCTCTTTTAAGTTCAGCTTTTGTTGTCATAGTTATTATACCTCTTTCGTTTATTTTTTGCAATACTTTTGTTTAATGGAATTTGATTTATTCTTCTTCGTAATCTAAGTCAAACATTGTCTCGCCATCAATTTCATATACAGAGCTGATAATACGTTTATTTCCGTACTCATCAACCCAGAAAGGCGTTTCCTTAGGATTTAACTGCTTTAGTTCCTCAATAAGCTCTTCAACTGTCATATTGTTTTCCTCCAATTTTATAATCGATGTTTTGGGTAGGTGAATCTAACACTTCTAGCAAGTTCATTATCAAGTATCTTATTACTTGCATAGTTTGCGAATTCAGATGCGTTATCACACATTTTGATTCTGACAAGGGCTTCATCATCAAAGAGATTGTATTTAACTCTAAATTCGACATTTAGTTTTTTAGCAGTTTCATTTAACCGTCTAGCTATTCCATTCGCTCTCAATTCTTCAATACGTGACTTCACGATATTTCCTCCTAATAGTTATTAAAATATGGATTTTATTAACTAGAATAACTCTGCCCACTTAGGGTCATCTTTTAGGTAATAGTGGATAACAGTTGATGGTAGCGCAATTTGATGATGCATATCCTTGTTTTGAACCAAGTTAATAACGTAATGCGCTCTAATTCCACGAGAATGAATACCTAATATATGAAACCCAATGTGGAATTTATCACTTTCAATAAACGCTGTGTTTTTACTTAGATATGCTTTTTGTATATTATCTTTTACCATAAGCTTGAATAGTTTAAAATAACTTTCCATTTGCTTGCTGTTTTCTACAAACACAACAACTACAACTCTTTCAGTCATTATCAATCACTCCCACTGCCTTTAATGCAGATAAGCAAACAGCCATCTGAGGCGTTTTAGCAATGCTCTTGAATCTAAATTTCTCACTATATATACTACCAGTGCTAATACTACAGTAATAATCATCACGAGTAGCTTCTTTACTTTTCACTATCCCACAATCTTCATTTGAGCAATCTCGAAGTAATGTGCTGAATCCAAGCTCCTTTAACTTCTCCATTACCAATAGAGTATGATTCATATCAGTTGATGGCGAAAATTCTAAATTACTACCTGCAACATAGTAAGTATGATACTCACCATTGTGATTCCATCCCATAACGCGTTCTGCAATCACCTTGTCAATATTCGTATACATAATAAATGCCTCCTGCTATATTAGTTTTGAATTAATTCGTTTAGTTCTTTCTTGTCTTTTACAAAGAATGTATCGGTAGATGTGAAGTAAGATATGGGCTGAATGCCTGTTGTCATCTTGGAATCCATTACTCTAATCCATTGTTTCTCTTCACTTAGCATCAAAATTGAAGTTCCAAATCTTGAATGTCTACACCAATACTTCTTCCCTTCAATAAAAGTACCGTTTCTATCAAGGCGCATACTTTTCATACACATCTGTCTCGTAACCTTCACCATCGCTAATCCCCCTATTTATTTACTGTTTTTCTATTATTAACCTTACGGTAAATGAAATTATAGATGTTTCTACATATAAGCTGTACTGTTTAAGAAATTGATATTGATGTGACCACCAAAGTCTTCTGCAATAACTCTTTTGATAGCATGATAAGTGCCTTCATCGTTACAGTATTCTTCTTCTTCGATTATCAACTCTACTAGCATGCCATCAAGTCCATATTCCTTATCTACCATCATATGCTCTATGATTACATCTTCAACAACATCTGCCTCGCATCGTAACTTATGAGCAACGTATTCGCATACGCCCCTTCCGTCAAATGACTGAATTTGATGCGTATCTAATTTTGGTTTGTTTACGATAATATCATTATGATTACCCACTATACCAACCCCATCTTAATATTCTTTGAGCGAATAACCGACACTATATTCATTGCAAGTCCTTCTTTTACAAACTTTACTGCATCACTAGGTTCGTGTGAATTAAACGTTGCTAACACCGTCATACTCTCAAGGTGAAGCAGTTTATACCCACCACTTTCTCCATCCTGTATGATTTGATAGTGTCTGTATTTATTGCGTCTTTCAGCGATTATTAAGTCGCCTGTATTTAATGTTAAATTTTGATGTAGCATATTATTTAAGATTTCTAGTTTCATAACGTCCTCCTACTTATATAGCATAGCTATTAATGGATTTCTGTTATCAAGTTCTTGCCTTGCTACTGTGTACCATACCTTCCAAGGCTCTGATACCTCTTTATGTACTTCTAAAACTCTATTATATGAATTTAGGAACTCTACAATCTCACTTGTCCCCCATTGTTTAATCATTTCTTTCATAATGAATCTCCTCTTCTTTTATTGTTTTTCTCACCTCCTCTTGCAAATCTTTTGCTTAAGGTGAAGCTAAAAGGCTAACCTATTAACCTCACCTTCTATTTTACTACTACTTTTTAAATCTGTCAACAATATTTTTGAATTTTCCGATAAAGCCTAAACCGAATATAACTTTGTATGCCCATGTTAATACTCGTTCGTTAAACATGCTACCAGATGCTTTAGGATGACCTCCGCCACCAAAGAATCCTGCTACGTCTTTACCTAGATTAATATGAGCATGAATTGTGCGATAAGACACCTTCTTAGCTCCCATATCTATAATAACAATAAACTCTAAGTCTTGGTTTCTCTCAGATAATTCGTTGCCTAACTCACTAATATATTGCTCTGCAAATACTACGCCAACATCGTATCCAATCAGATTAGCCTTAATCATTTGCTTCTCTTTGCGCTTAATGTAGGCTTCCTTCTTCTTGTTATCGATTGTTAATACAGCAACATCTGTCTCGTCAAACATCTCCATCCAGTAACCTTCTCTAACAGTGAATAATTCAAGTGTATTGAATCGGTCAACGTATCGTTTTACAAACTTATTAATACCAACTAAGAAGAATAGATTGTTTAACTGCATTGGGTTCTGGTCATCATAGATGTTCTTCCATTCCCATGAATCATAGCGCCTAACCATTTCTACGAAGATAGTTAATGCATCTTGATATCGTTCACCCTTGAAGTATCCTTGTAATTGAAGCTCTTCAAACAGTAAGTTTGTACCGCTATTAATACTGCCATCCTCTCGCTTCTCTTCAACTAAAGCCCAGAAATACTTGTCATCTAACCATGTAGCAGTACCATGATGGTCTAGAAGTCTAACTTTGGTAGGGCAATGCTCTTCAATTAACTCTGCAACCTCTTCGTTTACTGAGATATCTGTGATATAAATTCGGTCATACATCTCATAACCCTTAGTCATAATAAACGCTTTAACCTTGTCATTAATATCGTGGTAGGCACAATATTCAACATCTGCTGTTGGATGTGCCATCAAAGCTACAATACCGCAACCTACTCCATCTAAATCATTATGAGAGAACACTTTGACCTTCTCTTGTGCTAACTCCTTTGCCATCATCATTTCTAATGATTCCGAATCCTTTAATGTATCTACTGTTTTAGACATTATATTTCCTCCTGTAAGTTCCTCTTTTTGCAATACTTTTGTTTAATTAACTTATAACTTGATTATACACATGTTAGTGAGATAGGTCAACACTTTTCGCAAATCTTTTGTTTTAATTTAAATATAGCTCAATTAGTCTATTCTCTAGCTTATTTACCTTACCCATCTTCTCTGCATTGCCATCGTCTTTTGCTGAATAATATGCTCCTTCACACATCTCGCGAATTAAATCGTATTCATCTTGGCTCAATTCTAGCTTAAAAGATTTCTCGACTTCTACAAATGTATCAATATAGCAATCGTTGTCACAGCAGTTATCTGATGCATGCTCTCTATATCTGAATGAATATTTCTTACCTTTATAGTCTACGATTACATCTTGATAAATCCACCATCCATTATGGTCTTCATTCTCATATGATATTTCAGCACCTTCAATCTCTTCGCCTCGAACCTCTTCGATTGTAACGTCTTCTCCAAATACCTCTTCAAATAGTTCTAATCCTTTTTTCATGTCGGTTTCTCCTCTTCTTTTTGGGTATAAAAAATAGGGAGAAATTAATCTCCCTACTATTTACTTGTGATTAGTATACTTACCTTCTACACCTTGCTCTTGACGCTTACGTGTGCGCTCATTTAGCCACATTCTAGCCTCTTCTAGCTTAGTGATAGCTAATGCATTCTCTCTGCAAGGATATCCACCCTTCTGGAATCCTTCTAATCGTTCTACTAATACATCAATTACATCTTCAATTTGTGCGCCATTTACTCCATGCTCTTGGACTGTTCCTGTTTGGAATTTGATATTAATATGCTCTCTCATTAGATTAATCCTCGCTTAGATAATACGCGTGATACTCCAGTAATGCCTACACCTTTATGACGGTCAATTTCTTTGCCATTATCATCGAGTAATAGCAATACAGGTGTTTTCTCAATGCCAAACTCTCCTGCTAACATAAATGTTTCATCATTACCTGTAGTAAGGTTATGTACTTCATCTACTTCGATTACTTTGCCAAAATCTTCTTTAAGAGCCTTTGCTAACATTTTGCATGGTGTACAGTTGTCTTGTTCAAATTTGATTAATTTCATAGTTGGATAATCCCCTTTTCGATTGTTTTAGTTTATTTGCTAGTTATGTAAAAATTACATATTAAAGCGTGTGTTATTTACCCCAAGGAATCAGTCTTTCAGATACTATTCCAAGTACGAGGCATATTAAATCGTGCCATAAATTGATGCTTAAACTGCCACTTAATAAATCAGCGAAGCACCATATGTTAGCGATGAAGAAGGTGCAGAATAACACCCTCTTCAAACGACTACTTCCCATTTCTTTAAAGAATTCATTTCTTATCTGAATTAATAATTGTTTATTCATTTCATACCTCCATGCCTCTAGATAGCGAATACGAAATCTGCGTCTGTTAAATCTTCGTGTACAGCCTTAACATAGCTGTTACCTTTCACAGAGAAGAAGTCGTGGTTCTTACCTTCTGTGCTTAAGCCATTCATTACGATTGGATTGATTTTCTTCTCCTCATAATGAGGCTCTTTACCTAAATTCATCATTGCTTTGTTTGCATTATAGTAAAGGAAGTTCTTTACATCATGGTCAAGGTTAATTGGAGCATAAATCTCTTCCGTATACTTCAATTCGTTCTCCATTAACTCCTCAAGCAATGCTTTAGTCTCATAATCTACTTCCTCTTGCTCTTGCGGAGTTAATTCTTGATATAACTCCTGCGCTAACATTGAAATATAAACCCCATGAATTGACTCATCACGTAAAATAAGATTGATAATCTCTCCAGAAGCTACCATACGTCCCTGTCCTGCTAGATACAATGGATAGAAGAACCCACTATAGAATAAGAAGCTTTCTAGGAAGACTGATGCCACCATAGCTAGATATAAAGACTTTTTAGATGTGATATTTTCATAGTAATGGGAGATATGCTCTGCTTTGTATTGTAGATATTGATTGCTCTCTACAAACTCTTCTAAGATATCAGAAATCTCGTGGTCTGGTAGCAATGTTGTGAAGATAGTAGAATATGATTTTGCATGCATTGCTTCCATAAACTCCATGAATGATAAAACGCCTTTACGTTGCGAGTCTTCAATATGTCGCTTAATACATGGCATACCAACTTCAGATTGCTTCGTATCTAATAGAGTCAATCCTGCCAATACTTTCTTATAAACATCTTGTTGCTGTGGAGACAGCTTCGCCCAATCTGATTCATCCTTTGCAGGAGAGAACTCTTCGTCCGTCCACATTTGAGCAATATTCTGCTTCCAGAACATCAATGTAAAGTCATCTGTTTTCTTATTCCAATTTACTGCCTTATGAATTCGTTTTGTCATGTTTATTAATTACCCCTCTGCAATACTTTTGTTTAAGAGGGTTAAAAGTAACCCCTCTTTTATCAGACTACGCAAGATAAGCATTCTTCATTTGAAGACTTCTTAGTACGAGTGTAGTACAGTGTTTTAATACCTTTTTTGTGAGCGTAAATGTAATTTCTAGCGAGTTTACCAGTGGTAATCTCATCTCCATCTACGAACAATGTAAATGAAATACCTTGGTCAACGTGTTCTTGAATCGTTGCAATAAGGTCGATTACTTTGAACATGTCCATGTCATAAGCTGATTTATAGAACCAGAATGTCTTAGGAGATAGATATGGCATCGGATAATGCGTTGTTGAATCTCCATATGTTCTTGTCTCAATCTTCTCTACAATCGGCATAACAGATGGAGTAGCGTTATGTACGTATGAGATTGAGCCAGTTGGAGCGATTGCCATAATATAAGCATTATAAATACCATGAGTCATAATTTCATGATTTAGGTTGCTCCAGTCAGTTTGATTTGGAATATAGATTCCTTCGAATAACTGAGCTACTTTAGCTGTTTTAGGAGCATAACTATTCTCGATATACTTTGTTAATGCAGTACCTTTTGCATAATCCGACTTTTCGAATCCCTTGAATGGCTTACTCTTCTTTTCAGTTCCTTTCTCTCTAGCAATCTCCATAGAGCGCTGTAAAGCATAGAATCGAACCATCATAAAGAATGTATTTGCAAAGTCCTTTGCCTCTTCAGATTCATATGAGATAGAGTTTTTAGCAAGGTAGCCATGCAGATTCATTGCACCTAATCCAACAGAATGGAAGTCGTCATTAGCCAATTTAACCGTAGGAACTTCGCTAATTGAAGTCATGTCTGCCACTGCATTAAGCATGTCCATTGATGCTCTTACAGTTTTTGCAAAGATACCAGATTCCATAACACTTACAATGTTTAATGAGCCTAAGTTACAAGAGATATCTCTACCAAAAGTATCTACACCTTTATAGCTCTGAATGTCACTTGGAAGCTGAAGCTGAAGGATTTCCACGCACAAATTCGACATTTTAACTTCACCAATATCATTTAGCAAGTGAGCTTTCTTAACGTTGTCTCGGTTCATAAGATATGGATATCCACTTTCAATTTGAGTCTTAGCAATCTCTGTTAAGAACTTACGAGGATTCATCATTTGCTTCTTACGAACGTTAGGGTTGTTTAATAACTCATCGTACATAACACTCATATCCATGTCGTCTAAGTGTACGCCATACTCCTTAAATACGCTGTAAGGGTAAAATGTGAAGAATGGCTCGTTCTTCTCTGCTAACTCATAGAACTTATCTGGCATGATTAATCCTACAGACAATGTTTTAAGACGAATATTGTCATCAACATTGATTTTCTTTGTATCTAGCAAGTCCATGACATCACTATGGAATACATTTAAATATACAGCACCGCTACCTTGTCGCTGTCCAAGCTGATTAAACTTGTTAAATATACCTTCTAGAATCTTAGCAATACCTACGATTGAAGTTGATACATCCTCGATGTCCTTGATTGCGTCTCCTGCACCGCGCAGTTTAGATAAGTTAAGTGCAACTCCTCCACCCATACGACTAAGTTGAGCAGATGCTTCAGATGCATACATAATACCTTCTGTACTGTCTGGAACTTCGATTAGGAAACATGATACTAATTCCCCTGCTCTTGAGCGTCCTGCATTTAAGAATGTTGGTGTAGCAGGTTGATAACCCTGTTTGACAAGTACCTCAGCAAACTCTTGTGCCTTTTCAAAGTCACCTTGAGCCAAGAATAATGCTACTACAGCTAATCGGTCTTCATATCGTTCTAGATACTTAATGCCTTTGTTATCTTTTAAAGCGTAGTTGTTGTAGAATTTATACGCACTCATGAATGACTGGAATCGGAATTTTTCTCCATAAATCATGTTGAAGATTTCATTAACCTCTGCTGATGAATACTGGTCGAAAATAGCCTTGTCATAGTAGTCATTTTTGAACATGTAATCAAGCTGTTCTTCTCTGTCGTGGAAGTAACGCATCTTTTCATTTACATGGTCTAGGAAGTATGAGTGAACCGCCTCTTTGTCTTTGTGATACTGAAGTCTACCATTTTCATCTGGAATTTTGACCTCATTATTTAATTCGATATATTTTGCCAATACTGCTTCATTCCTTTCTTAATCTTTGTTGCTACAATATCCACATCGCTCTTAAGTCCTCTTACTTCAAACTTATGAAGCAATGGAACGTTGTACTGCTGTGATATAATATCAGTTGCTCTGCAGAAGTTGTCTGAACCCCAGTTCCGATTACCACTACCTGCTACAGCAACGATGTTCTCTCTATTCTTTTTGAGCATAGATACTACTTCCTTAGGAACTTGACCAAATCCAGTTGTATATGTAATAAGAACAAACTTCTCATTGATAACTGTTTCCTTGTCAATCTTAACTACCTTTGCTTCTGGTAGCTCTTCCTTCAGTCTTTCTACGAAACTCTTTACGTTGTTTGTTAATGACGCGTAAGCTATTGTTATCATTTTACACCTCTGCAATACTTTTGTTTAATGGTATAATTGAAATAGACGCCTAAGCATCACTACAAAATCAATTATACCATCCATACATACATCTTGTAAACATTTTTGTGCAATATTTTTGTTTAATTAGAATTGTCAAGCTTATGAAGGTATTCGGCAAGGTATGTGCGCTTATTTGACACATCATCTTTCTGAATTGCTTTCACAAGAGTCTTTTTAGTGGCAATAACTACACAGTGTTTTCGTGTACGAGTAATTGCTGTATAAATTAATTGGCGACTATTTAATAAGAAATGATATGGAAATGCTACGATAATAATCTTAGAAGCAGAACCTTGGCTCTTATGTACGGTAATACAATATGCTAATTCGATTGTGCTATACTTGTCTTCGTAAATCTTTAATCGTCCAATACCCTCAAAGTCGATAAGCATATAGTTATCTCCATCGTCATCCGTATAGAAACCTTCTAGAATACCAATATTACCATTGAATACAGGACAACTCATATCATGCTCGTCAACAGCTTGATAGTTATTTCTGATATTGATAACCTTGTCGCCCTGTCGTAATACGTAGCCAGTGTCTTCCTTACCAACTTGAATTTCATCCTTATCTTCCGACTCTGGATTATAAATCTTTTGACATGCTTTATTGATTGCTAGGCATGAGTTTTTGCCCTTATTACGAGTCTGAGAAAGGATTTGAACGTCCTTAATATCTTCTACTTGAATATGTTTATGAAACTCTCTCACAACATTAAGGAAGATATCATCGTCTGATTCTACTAGCTCATATTCTAAATCCTGTAGTTCTCCATGGACTACGCGCCCTATAGACTCTTTCACAACCTGCTTACCTTGTCGAATCGCAATAGAATCCGTTACGACAGCAGATTTTTGTGCTTGTCTATGAATCTGAGTCAATGTCATTGTAGGTATCATATGACTGTCTAGCATCGGCATCATAACTGGAATACCAATAGACTCTAACTGTTGGCTATCCCCTAGCATGATTAGTTTTGCACCAGAGCGAATTGCTAGTAATAAATGACCAAATAGTCGAGCATCCACCATAGACACCTCATCGACAATAATAATGTCATATGGTAACGGATTTTTGTGATTGTAGTGGAATCCACCGCTACCAACATCAAAGCCTAGTAATCTATGAATAGTACTACTTTCTCGACCTGTTACCAGAGCCAAGTTATTTGATGCCTTACCACTTAAAGCGCATTGTGCATAAATGTAACCAACCATTTCTAAGATATCTGCAACAGCTTTTAAGCTTGTCGTTTTACCAGTACCACCATAACCTTGCAAGATAGAAACGTTATTCTCTAGCATCATCTGCATCGCTTCCTTCTGTTGGTCTGTGAATCTCCAACCTTGCTCTTCTTCGGCTTTAGCAACTTCATCTTCCCATCCATCGTATTCGAATGTGTTATTAGCTGTAAGAACGCGATATAACTGCCCTGCTACAAGCTCTTCTAACATTTGGAATGGCTTTAATGAGATACGTTTTTTATCTGGTGTTAGATAGAATTCATCATCTTCATTATCAATTAAGATTCGACCTATTAATGATTGGTCTGCAGTTGGGATAAACTCTAACGCTGTATGAATTAGGTCTGAAGGAGCTGACCATGTATGCCCTCTTCCTGCTTCCTCTTGTAATGCAAATAGTAGGAATGACTTAATGCGAATCTTATCATTAGGGTCTCCGCCCATTTTAAAGAATATCTCATCGCATGTCTTAAATCCGTAGCCATCAATCTTCATAAGCTCATATGGATTGTTATTAATCTTCTGAACTGCTAATTCTGGACTGCCATAGAAGCCAACGATTTTGCGAATAGTGTTTGGCGTGATTCCAAATTTACCAAGTTCCACATATGCAACTGTATAATCCTTTTGAGAGTCGTAATGCTTTAGAATGCGATTGGCTGTCTTTAAACCTATTCCGCTTGCTTGTGTGAGCTTCTCTGGATTATTCTCCTTAATTACCTCTAACGGATTCTCAAATACCTCATACAGCGAATCTACTTGTCTCTTCGTTAAGATTACCTCTAGAAAGCTTCTAATATCTTTGCTATCTCCACTTTCAAGGTTAATATCCTGTCTAATAAAGCAACAGTCGTAAGAAATCCCATACTGAGGATGTCTCTGACCTTCTTCGGCTATAAAGTGATATTGAGCTTCTTTCTGCATGGCAGGCATCTCACCTTTCATCGAGAAAGTGCCAAACGACTCGTTAACTTCTACTTTGCCTTCTTCAATTGACACTGGCTCAAATGCTCCGATAACGAAGTCGCCTTTTGAGAATATAGCTCTCTTAAATGTGGCAATACCTTTAATTGTTGTCATAAATTCCCTCCTATGCAATACTTTTGTTTAATTGTAGTTGAAAAACTATCTGGCAATACCGATAGCATCAAACATGTTATTAAATATTTGCTTCATCACTACGTCTTGCTCCTCTTCGTTTCCGAGCTGTGGAATCTGCTCAATCATCGCATCTTGAAACTGTTGGAATTGTTCTCCATTAATGTAATCTTTGATTTTATGTGGTGCAACTTGTTTCAATGTATTTAATAATGATTGTGTAATCATGATTGCTTCTGCCTTGTTTATTTCAACTGTTTTCATTATGTATATTCCTCCATTGTGTATGTGTTGCAAATCTTTATCTTTACGACTTCTTAATATTATCACCTGTTCTCATTTACGTCAAGTAATAATTTTGCTTAAGGTGATTTAAAAATTAGTTTATAGAGAGACAGCGTTAACCATCTCTTTATAAACATTAAAAACAGAACCAACCGCTACACTTTGTACACTTTACTCCACCGCCACTTGCAGGCTGTATATCATGTTCACAGTTTTCATCCGCATTGTACAGCTCTTCCCACCAGAACTTCTCTTGCTTCGGCTCTTCCATGCTATTCTTCCCTCCTTTATATTTTAAAGACAATTAGACTTTATTTAACCATTTTAATATCTTTTATATCTCTTGGTCTTAAGGTAATCCATTTCTTCTCTTTTGTAATCAATTCATATTTTCCAGACTCATTTAAACAATCTTTAATTTCATCTACATCACTTAAATTCATACCTAGTGATGAGTCATTTTCATAAGAATCTCCATTGTTCAGTTCAATAATAATTTTACACATATCATTCATCCTTCCTTTAAATCAAATGAGAATATTATACTAATCTTATTACAGCATTTGAATGAACGTCTTCTATAATATCTCTTAGATTTATGCCTGTATCCTTTTTTATCTTGCTTACAGCATTATTGACTACCATGACTCTCTTCCCTTCTTCTTGAATAGCATCTAACGATGATACATCTGCTAATCTACTAATTTTTGTTTCTCCTATCGTAAATTCCACTTTCCATTCATTTGTATTCATTATATATTCCTCCCTATTGGATAAAACTCTTATATTGTCAGCCTATCGTAAGAAATGTGTCTCATACCAAGATTTAATATTTTGCTTCACGCGAAAATCAACGTCAGCCTTGGCATCAACTTCATTTCTTCTAACAAATACTACTTTTGAATGTCCAATACTTTCTTCTTCATAAACTAAATGCACCATTTCTGGCTTATCCTTACCTTGTTCTTGGCATGACCAACAGTGTTTCTCCTTATCCTGTTGATTGTACCAACCGCTACAAGAATCGCATTTACGCATTCCCATTTAACTCATCCTCCTGCTTCTGTAATTAAATATACAATTCATCCTCATGACCACATTGCGTACATGTAATATGAATTGCATCTGGATATGTTTGCTTAGCTTCAAAACGCCCCATATGATGCTCATTAACTGTATCAGATAATTGCAATACATTATCCATATTGTCACGCTTCAATGAATAGTTGCTAATCGTAATACACTCTCCACATTTGATTGACATAGTAATCTCTAAAGCTCCCATATTAGTCCGCCCTCCTTATTAATAAAACAGCGCTTTTATTATTTACTCTCGTTAGAAAATTAGTTCTTTTCTCTTATATTTTAGCTTCTCTTCACCCTTAAGGTCATAATCATATTCATAAGAGTTCCCGCATTTTTGACAATATAATCTACCCCAATTGACTAACGTCCCAGTTGGTTCATACTTTCTTTTCTTGCTAAGTCTCCCATCCTTTTTTATTTTATAAGTTGCTGATACATATTCTTCAACTTGGAACACTAGCTCTTCTCCACAGTCACACATTGGCTTCTCATAGCTCTCCATCAAGACACGCTCCCTTTTATAAAATAAAAGACTATCTAACTATTAATCCAATCTTTATAGTCAGCAACAGAAACGTTTTTATACTCTTTCATATACTGAACGAACAAGTCAACGCTGTGACCTTCAGAAACAACCTTCATTCTGATATCGTCGGCTTGCTTTTTTACATTTTCTCGCTCCCACTCAGGAAGACTTTCTTTCTCCAACTCATCTTGCATCCATACCAACTCTTTAGCAAGTTGCTTTAGCCTATTCATCACTTATCTCCTCCTCTATCTACAGCTTTAGTTGTAACCACCACTCTCTGACAATCCACATAATCCACTTCGACTCCCTCTTTCCAAGTCATGCCAGAGTCTTCGTATACATTGTAAGTAGACTCACCAAAGTTTGATTTGATAGTTTTAGTAGCAACCACTTTACCCATATCCTTCGATTTACGTGATAACTTAGCCATTATACCTCTCCTCTCTTATATGAAATCAGACTTTTATACAATCCCATTTATTTTCGTATTATTTTGCAATGTGAAGATTTATCGTAACCACCTTCTTCAAAATAAATCCTTGTCCCTCCTGCTCCTTTACTAATTATCTCTTTAACAGTTTTATTTTTATTTTCATCATCAACATTCATCCAATTTCGCACAATGCTTCCAATTTGACCTTTCTTTCCGTCCATATCTGTAAAGGATTTTCTTATCATTTTGCTCACCTTTCCTTGTTTAAAATGAGAATTTTATTGACTATCCGTTCTTCCTAGAATGAAATCTGTAGTTGTATCGAATATATCTGCTAATTGACAAAGAACTTCATAGCTAGGTCTCCTATAGTTTGTTTCGTATCCTCCATATGTAGAAGTATTACTGTTTAACTTCTCTGCGACATCTTGCAGTCGCAAACCTTTCTTTTCACGAAGCAATTTTAACCTACTACCAACATCTATCATGATTCATCACTTCCTCTTAATCTATACTCGTACCAATACTTCATTTTCTAATCATCTCTCGATAATTATATAGTAACACACCATCACACTAATGGTCAATAAAAAAAAGAAAGATTTAGGGAGGAAACCCTCCCCTTCTTTCAATTACTTCTTAGTAGAACCATGACCGCCAGTACGTGTACCAGTAGCCTTATCTCCATCTGCTTTAAGGAATGGACGAAATACGCCCTGCCCAATTCGTTCACCCTTCTTAATTGTTTGAGGGAAGAAACCAAAGTTGATGAATTGGAACATGATATGTCCATCATTATCTGGATTGTTGTAGTAATCCGAATCGATTAGACCTACTCCATTACCTAGTAATAAGAATCGTTTCAATGGATTGCTTGAGCGATTATATAAGTCTAGAGATTCATTCTCTAGCATGTATGATTTAACTCCAGTTGGGACAAGAGTTGGCTTTAAAATCTTTTCATTTGTATCTTGACCATACGTATACTTACGGAATAGATTCCACAGGTTTTTCCATAGAGGCTCAATTACAACATCTTCAGATGCTTCAAAATCATACCCTGCTGAATTAGCTGTTTGGCGTTCTGGTAGATTAATACCTTTGTCTTCGAATCCTTTTGCCACTTCAAATCCACGAATCTTAATGTCTTTAGCTTTGATTGTACCAGTTGTAATACTACCTCCGCCAATTTCTAATCCTGCCTTGACTTTTAGGTCATCAGTTGCAATCTTACCACTCAAATCAATCTTTGTTGCAGTTTGTGTAATACCCTCTGGTGCTTCATTAATTTCTTTAACAATATCCTTCTTAGTTGCTGTTACCTTTTTAGCTGTTGTTTTAGTTGCAGTTGCCATAATTATCTATTCTCCTCTTCTATTAAACTTCTTCGCTTTTGATTTTTTGTAGTTCTTCTAGGATTTCATCCCATTCGTAGAATCCTTTACCATCTGTTAAATCTAAGCAGACACCATATACGTATTGATTGATTCCAAGACTTCTACGGTCTCCAGATTCAGTTACACCTGCAAATCTACGGATATCTTCATAATGCGGTAGAACCTTTTGGTTATTAACTTTCTCTGCTAATTGAAGGATTTCTCCTAACATAACTAACGGATTGTTACCCTCTTCTGCTAATCCAAGAATCATTTTAGCCATATCTTTCATGCCTTTGATTTGACCAAGTTCAGTCATCGTACCCATAGCAAATGGTTGTGGCTCAATGATAATCACATCACTCTCTTTGATTGCATCCGTATCTTGACGCACAATCTTCTCAGCAAGACCTTCATTATTATCCAGATTAGCTTTGTCATTGATTTCTTTGTTATCCATTGGATTGTAGAAAGGTAATCCGATATCCTTGATTTGCTCACGCTCCTGCGCTCGTAACATTTGTGAACCCTTCGTTAACATGTCTCCTGCGATATAAACCTTTTTCATAATTGTCATTCTCCTCTTGTTTTATGTTTTAGTAGTTAACTGCTATCATTGCTATTGTTATAAAGAATCCTAATATCGTTGTGAGGAACGCGAGCAATGCCATTCCCATACCATCGGTATCCAACATTGCTCCAATTGCTATTCCTACGAACGGTGAAATGCATGTAATTCCAAATGATAATATTACTAATACTGTTGGACTCATCCTTTATTCACCCCTGCAATACTTTTGTTTTATGATTTTTCAATAATCTCTACTTCATTTACTTTTTTAAAGCCATCTTTTGAAATCTTATGGACAAGCTCTTCTAAAGAACAAGGGTTAGGATAATATCTTTCTCCAGTAGTGATACTTACTAATGCATATACTTCAATTGCTTGACTTGCATACACTGGTGTTACATACGCTGGCGTTGATTCTTTTCCAAATAATGCACTGTTAATTGGCTCGTTTCTCACAATATTTCTTCCTTCAAAAGCGCTACTTGGATTCTGTTTGCCCATTGATGAGATTACGAACATATCTCCATTCTTCTTAACCTTGTCACCTTTTTGGATAAATGTTACGTTGCTCTCGATTGTTTTGATAGTTGTCTTAGTCATTATTCATTTCCTCCCCTGCGAACAAACTTCACTTCTGTCAGCCATAGCTCTTTTTCTGTGCTGTCTGCCCACTTTCCGTTGATTTTCTTCTTTTTTGGTTTAACTTTTGCTTGATTGATTTGAATTACATCTTTCTCTTCGAATGGCACATAAGCATATGTTCTTGTACCAATCTTAAACTCTCTTGATTCACCGCTATGAAACTGTTGAGCTTTAGCACGAACATAAGTCTTAGTCTTAGTGACCTCGGTGATAAACATGATATTAGGTGGCATTGACTCATCTTTCGATTCAATATGCCCTAAGAATTCTAGCTCTCTTTCATATTGTTCTACTAATGAAAGCTTCTCATCTTCTAATTCCTGTTCTTTCTGCAATACTTTTGCATAACGCTCTGCTTTAGATTTGAGTGTGAGAGTCTTTTTGTAAGTCTTCTCGAAGAACTCAAATAGTTGTAATAACTTCTTATTTTGCCCAAACTCTGAGAAGTAATTCAGAGATATCAAGATTGCCATTTGACGAGAGTTGATTTGAACCTCATTAGAGCCGACAGTTACAATTTCTTCTGCTTTAACCATCTTCTGTAGTTCTTTTGGCTCATACATCTTAAGTAAATCTTTAATATCTATCACTTGTGAGCTACTGTTACAGTGTAACACCATACCATCTTTAATGTCAACAAGTAAATCTGTAAAACATTTATACTCTTTATTACGCAGTTCATACAATCCTTCTGCCACTTGAGAGTTAAGAAATTTAATAGGTTCTATACCTTGATAGATAGAGTTTGTCTCCTTATTAAACATATAACCGTCACGAGAATAGCGGAATTTAATACTATCTAGCTTAATACCTTTCTCTTTTGCATATTCAACTAGTTTATTAGTCTTGTCTTCCTTCCCTATGTTCACGTTTAACGATGCTGTAAGGAATTCAATAGGATAGTAATATCTTAGCCATGCCATGGCATATCCCATCCAAGAATAAGCATCTGAGTGGTTTACAGAGAAGCCATAATCGGCACTATCTAAGAATACCTGCATGAATGGCTTGGCGATTCGCTCTGCCTCTTCATATGATAATCCATAGTCTCTTGTCATTGTTTCAATGAATTTCGCTTCAATCTTAGGAACTTCTGTATCTATGATTGTCTTAATCTTCTTACCTATACCGCGTCTGACTAAGTCAGCCTGTCCCATCGTGTATCCACAGAATTTCACCAGAAACTCCATTAATTGCTCTTGATATACTAATCTTCCAAGCGTTGATGCTAAGAATTCATTCAATGCAGGATGCCCATTATCATAGAATTCACCTCGGCATACACTTTCACGATACGATGCACCAGATGGTCTCAGAATCGCGTTACCTAATGAGAATAAGTCTATGTATGAGAAGTTAGGGTTTTGCGCTTTAATCTTAGCAATTGTTTCTTTGCTGAATAGGTCTTTGTATATCTGATGCGAGAAGTCACTTTCCCACTGGAAAATACCAACATTGCTATCTAAGATACTATTCCAAACCTTCTCATCTTCCGAATCTAGGTTCTGAGGAGTTACAAAGTCTATTCCTGCTAATCTACAAACCTCGCTGATTACAGAGGTAGTATCTAAGCCTAAGATATCAAGTTTTACATAGTTTTGGTCATCGATTTCCTTCATATTAAGCATTGTTAATGGATAAGGAGAATCTTTAGTTGTGATTAATCCCATATTCTCATCTAGTGGAATTGGAGATACGCAGATACCGCATGCATGTTGTCCAATTGATGTGATTGTTCCCAATACGATATCAACATATTTAAACAGCTCTGGATATCTATCACGATAGTAATGCTCTGCTTCCTCTACGCCTTTAGCAATGTCATCTACCTCGTTAAGTGGCATGCCTAAACCTCGACCAATATCTCGGATAGCGCCTTTCATAGCGATTGTATTAGATGTCATGATTGGAGCGCAGTACAGCTCTGGATGATTCATTAAGAAATCTTGAATCATGTAACGTTTTTGTGGGTCGTAGTCCGAATCAACATCGGCTAGACTGATACGTTCTTTATTCATAAATCGCTCGAAGTTAAGACCTCGTTTAATCGAATTCATTTCTGTGATTTGCATTAGATATGCGATGATACTTCCGCTTACAGAGCCTCGACCATATCCATATGCTATATCATTTTCCCTAGCATATGTTTTAACCATATCCTCTAGTAGCAGGTAATTCTCAGCTTCATTCGCTCTATAAGTATCTAATTCATGCTGAATTCTCTGTGCGTAGATAAGCTTCTCATGATGAGGTATCTTATCAATGCCACGAAACTTAATACCCTCTGCAATCTTCTCTTGAAGTACTCTATCTGGATTAGCATGTAACTTAGGGTACTTCTTAGAATAATCAAGCTTAAATGGCTCTACCATATCTAATAATACGTTTGTATTGTTTAATGCCTCTGCAATTTCATCGCCTGTTAATACTCCTTGAGATTGGAACTGTTCGAAGATTTCATCATAGCTCTTTAATGTTAAATCAAAGCTATCTTCATCCGCGAATTCAACTCGTTTGGACTTCTGAAGAATCTTACGAGCTTCATCATGCTCTTTGTTTAACGCGTGAACGTCACCGCCTGCAATGATTCTCCATCCGTTGTTTCTAGCCAAATTAATTAGATGTCTATTTAGTTTTGCCTGCTCTAAATGTCGATGAGGCTGAACCTCTAAGAATACGCGATGCTTATTGTTATCAATCCATTGTAGGATTTCAGCATACTTCTCATCATCATCCTTAAGCTTCCAAATAAAGCTCCCTAAACATGCAGTTGATACTAAGATGTTGTCGCTCGTATTCTTAATGTCTTTCCATGCGATACGAGGATTGTAATAGAAGTGATTGTCGCTTCTATTAAATGAGTTTGATACTAGCTTATTCAGCTCCTTGAATCCTTCAAAGTTCTTGGCAAATAATGATAAGTGGAAATTATCACGAGCCTTGTTTTCTAAATCCCAAGTGACATAAGCTTCTACAGCGTGAACGTACTTCATATTTTTCGATTCGAGAAGCTTTTTACGGTTATACCAACCTGTAAGAACTCCATGATTCGTACATACAATCGTAGGAAGCCCAAGTTCAATTGCTCTTTCTACATACTGTTCAAATTTCGTTACCACCTCGACCATATTGATATTGCTATGATGGTCATGTAGGTGTATCGGTGTATATGTCTTTTCTACTACTGTTAATGTATCGTACATCGTATTCCCCCTATTTATGTTCCTTTAAGTATTCAATTGCTGTCCAATATAAAGGAGCTATTAAAACAGCTTCTCCATAAGTTGCTAATACAATCTGTTCCCAAGTGAATTCTTTGCAATACTTTTGTTTTATGTATTTTAAAATAACTTCACTAACTGACATGTTAATGAAATCTTCATCGATATCTGGTAACTTGTTTTCGCGTACAGGTTCAACCTCTGTAGTTGCGCTCCCAATATAAGTAACATTGCTTCCAATAATATCTGATGGCTTCATAAATAATACACAATTAGTTGCATCGATAACTTGTTTCATTTTTATTTCCCCTCTCTGTTCGATAAGTTAATATTAGCATAGCCTTAAATTATCTGCAATACTTTTGTTTAATAAATTTAAAAAAAGAAAAAACGCAGATTTCTCCGCGTCTTAACTCAATCCAAACATAGCCATTATCTCTTCATCGCTAGGTTGGTCAACCTTCTTCTCTATAAACATAGAGCTATTCTCTTTATATTCCTCATAGAACTTACATTTACTCTTCATATCGCATAAAGTATTGCAATAGAAGGAATTAGAGTTGTCGATTCTGCTACGGTCAAATGCTTCATCAGCATTGCCTTCTTCTGTCTTTGCAATAATTTTGTCTAATACAGAAACTAATTCAGCCTTAAATTCCTCTACAATCTCCTCTGTCAGCTCAACATCAATATAACAGTTCTCAACCGTATACTTGTCTTGAATAAACTGAGGTAGGTTTTCTAGAGTATTGTTATTCATAGCTGTGTCCATCATTTCATTAATCTCAAGAGGATTAAATACGAACTTCTCTAGTTCATTAATAGACTCTTCCTCAATCTTAATCATAGCCAGATACTCCTCTGCCATTTCTGGAGTAGTCTTCTTCTGCTTGATTTTCTTCTCAATCTTTGTAATTTCCTTTTGATGCTTCTCGATACTCTTCTCGACATCCTCAAAGTCTTTGCGTAACTGATTAGATATGTGAGCAACCCATAAGCTACGCTCTGCTTTAGTCGTCTTCATCTTGCCATTCTTCTGCATAAATGATACATTACAATACTTCATCATATCGTAACGAAGTCGAATCTTATCAATAGGAATCTTATGGAACTGATTGATACCGACTGCATAAATCATTAACTGCTGAGCCTTTTTCAACAAGTCTTTGCCAGTGAATCCGCTTTTACTAGAAGTTTTGTAGTCGAGAATATAAAAGATTCCATCTTCATCTGTGTACTGGGAATCGATATAACCTTGGAATACGTATTTCTTAGCACCCTCAAATACAGCTAAGACAGCTTTTTCATTGACTACCTTATAAGGAATCTGTTCTGTGTGGGTAAAGTAATGGCGAAGGTTTTCTATATATCCATCGCGCTCTTTATCAGAATTGAATTTTAGTGCAGGGTCATCGTTGATTTGCCATTTGATAACCTCATCGTTAAACTTGTCAATCATCTGTTCATATGTATGAACTTCATCATATAACCCTTGGATAACATCATGCGATACCGTACCGAAATGCGTGTAGCAGTTATCCCCTTTTAATCTAATCTTGTCAATATACTTAAGCTTATATAGCCAAGAGCATTGCAAATAAGTACTCATTTTTGAGAATGACCATAGCATGTCTACTCCCATTTTCTCTTTAATCATATTTAATTGTTCATAAGTTAATCTCACTGTACGACACCTTCCTCTTTTAAATGTGCTTCAAAGTTCTCAAGGAAATGAGCCGAACATTTAGGTACATAATAATAAGCCTTCTCTTCTGCTTTTGTATCCCCTACTTGGATTTGGTCACCCTTAAACGTTGGTTGACCATCAAAGTATCGAACATTGAACATTGCTTTATGTTTGCATCCTACTTCACGACAAATCGTCTTAACTTCCTCTAATCGATTCGCATGGATAAATAATGATTGTGAACCTTCAAACATATTTCCTCTAAAATCCGTCTTTAATCCATAACACATCACCGGAATATCAAAGTGGTTTGCTACAAGACGAAGCTGTAATACTTGTGCGGATGTTAAGAACTGCGCTTCATCAACTAATACACAAGAAATGTTGATATCGTTCTTTAATAACATCCCAATGTGACCATAAATATGATAGTCCTTCTCTACATCAAGACAGTCAACTGACAATCCTGTTCTACTCTCAATCTTCCCTTTCTTAGAGCGAGAATCTGCTACTGGTTTAATAGGCAGTACAAACTCGCCTCTGGACGTATAATCATATGCATCCATAATTAATCTTGCTGTTTTAGACGAATCCATCGTCCCATATCTGAAGTAAACCTTTGCCATTCTATTCCTTCTTTCTGCAATACTTTTGTTTAAAAGTCTAATAATGAATCTACATCTAATTTTGAAACACTGTCTGCCTTGTAAGCTTCTAGATTAAAGCAATACCAAGCCTCTTTTAATATCGTATATTTTGATAGAAATTGAGCCTTTTGAGACTCGTCAAAGTAATGAGTTCTCTCCTCATCTTTTCCTAGTCCTGTCATAATATGTGTATACTTGATAACATAAATCTTCTTCATCATACAACTCTCCTATTCTCCAACAGTTCGTAAAATACCTTATAGCCTAAATCGATTGGCGAATCCTTCTCGCCTAATACGTCATTATTATCATAAATGTAACTAGTCTTTCTAAATTTGGAGAAGCGTTTGGCTGTATCAATAAGATACTTCTCTCCAATATGTTCTCCTGTTTCCTTGTTAACCATTGTCATAACATCCTTATCGAACGCTATAATGATTTCAACATCCATAGGGACGTTCTGCAGGATAATTTGAACCTGTACGTCACTAATCTCATGACCGCCAACAGCACAGCTATATCCTTTATTTCTGGTTTGGGTGAAGTTCTTCAATACTGACTTCTCCGCCTCAAATATAATAAGCTTCTTGTGTTCTGGCAGGAATTCTACTGAATGACTGAATCCATATAAGTTATACATCTTCTTATATCCCTTTATGTAATTCCAGTACTTAGGTATCTTCATCTCTTTTAGAACCTTTGTGTCAAGCGTTGTTCTGCCTGTTATTCCTACAATCGCGTTCTTATCATCGTAATTTGAATGTGGGAACAGAACTCTATCTAACATCGGGTCATAGCAAACATTAAACAACTCTGCTGTTTGTGGCATAATCCCTTCGTAGAATAAGCTCATATGAGGCAACATAATGAAATCTCTTAGAGTTTCCATGCCAAACTTAGGAATCTCAATCTCATCAATGTTTTCAATTACTCTATGTTGCTTTCTAATCTCTTTATACATTGCCAAGAGGTCTTTCTTGTCTTCCTTCTTGAATGAACCGCCTAGTCCGAATAACCCTCTTACAAATCTAAAACTCTCTGTAAATGGCTCTTTTCGCAACAATTGAATAAGGGATAAGATGTCTCCTCTAAATGTGTCATCCTGCTTATACCAACAGCAATACATTGTATCTATATTCACTGCGATAGCAGTATGACTTTGAGAATCTGGTGGGGCGCAACGAATTTCATCACCAGTACGCCACATGCCATGGCATCCAACCTCTTCAAGAAGCTTCTCTACTCTCTGTAGGTCTTCTTTTAAATACTCTTTTACTTCATATGCATTCATAATTTCATCACCTATACAATAAAATTGCTGATACTGTAATCTTACCACAATATCAGCAACTCTGCAAATCTTTTGTTTAACGGTTAATAATCAATTTCTTAACACTTTGAGCAACTACTCTAGCAATTGATTTAGATAACTGTTTTTCATCATAACCTTCTGGAAGCATCTCAGACTCTTCTTTCAAGATATCTTCCTTGATACGAGTATTCATGTTCTTAAGAATTACTCCCATATCCTCGATTCCAAATTCCTCATCAATGATTCCCTCATCTACAAACTTGTATAAGAACTTCTCGATTCTAGCCTCCGTAACAACTTGGTTAACAAATGATTGTTCTTGAGTAAGAGCCTTTTTAGGGTCTTTAGGAGCTTTTTGAGACTGAATTTCTCGGAATACATCTGCAACAAGTTTAACAAACTTTTGATTCCCAAATCTGTCTACATAGTCAACGTTCTTAACAACAATGCCTTCACCAGTCTCTGAATCTCCAAGAACTCCTCCTAAAGCAGTTTTACCGACAAATGATTGTAAATGTTCAAACGATTGATATTCGCCTTCGTAGAATACTGGGATTAAGTTCAATCCCAATTGTTTAGAAACTTTCTTTACTAATTTAAAGTTAATGTATCGTTGAGTTTCTGTATCGAAAATATCATACAACCAGAATGTTTTAGCGTATTCTGGGTATTTTACTTTATGAGGATTTAGCCATTCACCAAAATAAATACCCTCTTCACGAAGTTTTGTAACGTCTAGAGTTTGCGTCCATTGCCAGAATCCGCCTAAGTTATTATGCTCGTCTAACTCTTTGTTTCTTGAGAAGGCGCGAATTACATCTCCATCCCTGCGGAATGATGCATTAGCACCATCTAGCTTCTCTTGAATTACGATGTAATCTCCCTCTTTTAATACGCCTACAGTTGTTTTGTGTCCTAGTCTAGTAATATCTTGATATTTTTTCTGTTCCAAATTAATCGTCTCCTGTTCTATGCAATAATTTTGTTTAATTGTTTATTTTGAAAAAGCTTCTTTAACTAATTGCGATACCTTCTTCATATCAGCCTTACCTTTTAGCTGAGGCGTTAATTCCTTCATTGCCATACCCATATTAGATGTACGACCAACAACCTCTGTAATCAATGATACAACTTCTTCTTGAGTTAATTGCTTCGGTAAATATGCTTGCAGTACAGTCTTTTGATATTCTTGGTCTAAAGTTGAGCGACCTGCGTTTACTAATCCTTCAATCTCTTGGTCAATTGCTTTGATTTCACGATTGATGCAAGTGATAATTTGGTCTTCACTTAACTCTGGTACTTTTAATGCAATACGCTCTTTCTCAAATGTAGCTAACAGCATACGTAATGCTACAACCTTTACTTTGTCTCTAAGTTTCATAGCTGTAATCATGTCATCTTTAATAGTTTTCATACTTAATTCCTCCAGTTTAATATTCTTCTGTATTTGTTATAATTTCCATTTCTCTATTAACATAGTATTCTCTTGCCCAAAAGTGCATATATGGGAATGGCTTTGGTATAATTTTATGCCATGTGCCACCATACCATTTTCTAAACCATTTCATTTGGCTTAGTTTATATCCAAAATATGAGTTATATAGCCATTCTTTCATAGCTCTACTCTTTGATTAAGAAGTCTTCGACTGGAACAGTTTGCTTCAACCCATCCTTTAGTCGTCTGCAGTTTACCCATTCCTTCCCAAAATTAATATCATCATTCACAATAATTACTTCGTCATCCTTTTTAAAAGCATGTAGATGTTTTATATTGCCAACAATAATACCTTTACGACCAACCTTTAATCTATTAATCTTCTTTTCTTTTGCCTTTTTTGCTAAAAATTCAATATTACGTTTTTTCATTACAATTCCTCCTTGATTAGTTTGATAAAAGCTTACAAATATTAGCGACAACACTGTCAATTGTGATTAGAACAAGTAGCACTATTATCGTAAAAAAGAACGGATATTCCTTTGCAAAGTTCCACATCAGTCAGCATCCTCCTCGTCGCCACAATAATCACATTTGATACAAATTGAACCATATTCTTTGTAGACAGTATGTTTTGTGATTTCTACCTGTCTATCACATTTTGAACAATAAATACTAAGTGCCATAGTACGATTCACCTCTTTAAATAATATTTAATTCTTTTAACGAGCAGATAATACACGCCATTCCAAGAAAGAATGGGGCAACCTTGAATAATAATGAACTGCTAAAGTTATTTGTTTTTGTAATAAGAGATAATATTACATTAAAAACGCCTGTGCTAAGTACAACCCAAGTCACTATCACTTCACCCATTTCTGATTCATATATCGTTTTTCAATGAACTATTTTGTTGAATTTAACTTTTTTAAATTAATTGCTGACTCTCCCCAGAAACTTACGATATATTCAACATTTGCATTTTGGACTTGTTCTTCTGTATATTCGTAAAAGTCTATTGCTACTCGTCTAGCAAATCCTTTTGCGTATTCGTCTTCTTTAACTGGAACAGAAACTATAAAATTCATATGTTCGTTATATACATGGTACTGATAAATTTCATTCATATTAATTAGCTCCTTTTCTAATAGCCTCTTCTTTTATATAGATAACCATAGGGCAACTCTTCTTTGGTCAACTTCTCATATGCTTTGATTATTTCTAGAGTTGGAAAACCCCTGTAATACGCCTCATTAACCAAGGTGTTCTCCGTAGGATAAGGACGTATTGTGGCGAGATTCTTTGCAACCTCGATTAGCTCCATATTGATTATTCCTTCCATTACAGCTCATATTTATATAATTTATAATCATCTTCAACTAGTCTGAAGTAAGAACCGCTATACTCACCAGACAGCTTGTCATTAAGGGACTTTACAACAATTTCCCCATAGAATTTATCGATGTTCTCGCACACTAGCCTATCGCTATGCGTATCTCTATTAAAATTGTCTACACAGATAATCTTCATCTTATACTGTCACTTCTCTCTTAAATATGCAGTTCCCACTAACAACTGTCACAAGCTCCCAACCATCCTTGCCAAGATGATTCAGCTTATCTATATCAAGCTCTTGATAATGCGGTCTTGTTAGCTTGTGAAATCCAATTTCTCTATACTCAATTTTCTTCATTTTCTACTCCTCCTTAGTAGTGGCTTTCCACTATTTCCTTTGCCAACTTTAATCCTTGTACAATATACTCTGCTTGCTGAGGATTAGTATTTTTAAGACTTTCAATTTTAATCTTTTTATCTATATCTTTTACGATAGATTCAATTGTCATATCTGACATCCAGCCCATAGTAATTCCCTCCTAAATATTATCCTTTTCGATATAAATGCCACTATCTTCTGCATAGCCTTCGATTCTTGCGGACAAGATAATCTCTTCGTTATTTTGGAATACAATCTTGATTCTCTTCTTGTCAAGAATCTCTGCATGCTTTATATTCTTCATCTTCTTGTTTTTAACCATATCGATTCTTCTCATGAGAAAGCCCCTTTTAAATCAACTAATCCACGCTTTACAATCGAAATATTATAGTAATCGATTCTAACTCTACATTCCTCAACTGTTTTGAAGTAATAAGCGCAGTTCCAGTAGGGGAAATATTTACCATCTTTGCAATAGATTTTGCGACCATTATATTTCTCAGCAAATCTACTTTCTATTAAATCGCTCCAAGCCTGCTCAACGCAATCCTTACAAAACAATCCTTTAACTTTTTCACCATCAACATCTTTCAATTTTAGAGTCTCTTTATTTACAAACGCTGATAAACTTATAGATATTTCAGTTTTACAAGTATTACATCTTGGTGGGTTTGCTTTTTGCCACTCTTCAAATAGCGATATCTTTGCTCTTCGATGTAACAGTGAAATGTCTATAATTACATGTTCTGCAATTAGCTCTCTGTAGTCATGATGCATATCATGTTTCTCATTGTATTCGATATACTCTTCTATTGGAGTATTCTCGTAACATGGTCGTTGCTTTAGAAAAATCAACTCTTTTGTATATGGATTTCTTATGGCTAGATTACTTACAACATCCAATATGCGTCTACTTGGTAGAGAATAAATCAATTCAGCTTTTAACTCGTCAGTTACTTTCATTTCTATTCCTCCTAAGAATTGATAAAATGATGATTTTATTAGATAAGTCTAGTTATCTTCCCAAGCACAATACTTCGCCAGTAGACAAATCTATGAGACCAAAAACGCCACATCCTTCATCGTCAAAGATTTCCCAAGCTACACCATGCTTATTAAATTCAAAGATATCTAGAAAGCTTCTTAACGATTCATCAAGCTTTTTGTTCTCACCCTTTGAAACCTCTGTATATTCCACAATTCTTCCTCCTAGTATTCTTCTCGATACTTATTGATTACTTCATAAACTTCTTCAGTTAAATCATCCTTATCGCATTTAAGATTATCCTCAATTTTTGCGAGAATCTTAACCGCTAGTTCCCAACTATCCATTAGAACGTCTCCTTTTGCATTTTGATTTCAATGTCAATGCTCATTTTCTTCCCATTATTGGAAAAATCACTTGCAACCTTGTGTAATTCCTTAAGCATCTCATCCGCAAGAATGGAGTCTTTATGCTTAGATAATTTACTATCAATATCCTTTTGTATCATATAAATGACAGCCTCCTGCCTATCCATAGAATTGAGAGTCTTTATGCATTCTTTGTAGAATGATAAATCGCTTATCGAATCAAAGCTTAATAATGTTTCCATGACCTTATGTCTTTTCCCTAACAGTCTATTAATACTTTTGTTTAATATTTTGTATTTTACATTAATCCTTAATTCTTTCCTGCCGATTAAGCCAATCTCTTCAGCTTGCACTAATACATCCGCTAAGACCTTAACGTTCATATCATTCTCTCCTTTTGTATTGCTTTGCTGTTAATGTAATACTATCACACTAACAGCATCTCTGCAATACTTTTGTTTAATAAATTTTAAATATCTAGTGGAATATTACATGTTCCTAAGTCGCTAAACGTATTTCGACCAATATCAACCTCTAATACAAGCTGTCTATGAGTCTCACCATTACGGTTTTTACCAAGGAAGATAATGAAGTATTCCTTATCTGGATTCATTTCAACAATTGCACCATTCGGTGTCTTTACCTTTACCTCGTTACTACCGCCCTTTTTCTCAGAATCTAGAGCTTTACGGACAAGCATTAGTGTAGCTACTACGTCTACTACGTTCTTGGAAACACCTAAACTGTTCTGGTTCAGATGGCGTGTTAGCATAGCAGATTTACCCAACTGATATGTCACCCATACGTGTCTGTTCAGAGCAGATGGCTTTACAACATCATGTAGTTTAACCATGTTCTGTTGTAATTGAAGCCATGCCTGCATATTTTCATTAGTAGCATCGCTATCTAGCTTTAATGTATCTAATACATAGTATTTAACATCATGAATAGCAGAATGCTTCTTAATCGTCTTAATAGCCTTGTTCATATTGAATGAATTAAAGTTGACGAAGTTAATAAGCCCCTTCTTCATCTTGTCATCTAACCAATCTACTCCTGCTTTAAGAGTAGCCATCTCTTCATTAGAGAATTCTCCTCGGTTAAATCTTGATTTTTGGAAGTCTCCATCCGTCATATTATTGACTGCCCATACGATAATTTCGCGCTTCCATTTTACTGAATCTTCCTCATTGGCTAAGATTAATAGTTTCTCTTGAAACTCAATCATATTTGGTAGAATTTGTGCTAGAGTTAAGAATGTTTTACCGATACCAGAGTTTGCTGATAACATTGTAATATTCCCTAATACTTGTCCATTTACAGCATCAGTAAGTAACGGTGATGCATATGGGAATCCACGCATTTTACCTGCATGAGCATCTTCAACAACCTGTAATAGATTGTCGCTTAAATCTTCTAATTTCTCCTCAACGTCAACATCAGCGAAAATAGTAGCCAATACTCCTTCTAATGCCTCTTGAATCTTATCGACACTCATTACCTTATAGTGTTCAAATTTCTCCATGATAGGGAATCCTAAGTCATGTAGCTTAATTAATGCATTTGTCTTCTTAATATCGGTTAGATAACTTGGGAAGTTTTCTTCTTTTACGAATGTAATCCCATTTGCGATTGTCTGATATCCACCACATTCATCATACATCTTCTGTAACAGCTCATTCTCTGATACGTATAATCCTACTACAATATCATCTAGAACCTTCTTCTCTTGCTTGATAAGCTTCTCTGCAACAGCAAAGTACATCTTCCACTCATTCTCATGAAAATCATCTGCTGATAGATTGCTATCAAAATATAAATCTGGCTTCTTGTAGATGCTAAGTACGATATAGCTCTCTGCTGTATTCTTAGTTTTCTTTAACATCTCTCTAAACTCATTGCGCTGTTCTGTTGTACTCATAGTAAACCTCCAAATAATGCTTCAATATTACTTTGTGTTTCCGTTTTCTCTTCAACTTGTTTTGCTTCTGTTTCCTTTTTCTCTTTCAGCTTAGATATGTAATCAAACGTTTCTGTAACCTCATCTTTTTCAAGCTTCTCAACAGCCTTACGTTGTGATTCTAATCGCATTGCCACATCATTGATTTCATCTGTTACAAATCTCATGATAGTGTTGACGCGATGTTTTCCGTCCTTAAAACTAGCTGTCTTTAGATAGGGTTGAATCTTTATGTTAGCCACTTTCATAGCAACTAGAATCGTTTTAAAATCATACCCTCGTGGTAATAGTCTGGTATTGTTCCCAGAGGGATAGAATTGACCAAGGCGAAGACCTTGTAATCTACGAATCGTATGGTCATCTAATGGGATTGTTGAATCCAGTCCTAAGACATTACCTCTAAAATATTGGTATACAGCATCCCAGTCAGAGTTCTCCTGCACCCTTAAATCCGTATCTTCAAGCTTCTCATTGTATTTTGAGACACAGCTCAGATGAAGCTGTCTCTTATAGTTTCTGATACCTGCTTTCGTAGCCAATGGGACTTTTTTAATAACATGCTCACTACTTCGTTCAATAATCTTCCCACAGTAATAGCATTTAATTGGCTTCTCCTGCTTCTTCGCTTTTGGTTTTGCCACTGTAAATCTCCTCCTAAAACAATCTGTAGATAAACATTAATATATCGACTAAGACGATTACCGCCATAAATGCAAATTCAAGTAATTTTAAAATTAGCCATAGCAATAATGGCAATATAACTGCCAGAGATATGCTCCCAATCAAGAATAAGAACCGCTTCTTAATTCGCTTCCTTTGTCTCTGCCTTCTCATCATATATGAAAACATCTCCTTCTGCAATACTTTTGTTTAAAGGGAAATCAATTAAGATTCCCCTTTAAACTTTCTGTATTTAGATAGCTTGTAATTCTTTTACAATTGCTTCCAAAGCATCATGTTCGTTAGCTTCTGGTTTCATTGGGTTCTTGATACCCTTTTCTCTGACTAGCTCAATTCCTCGTTTTTGATGAGCTTCTGATTTACTCATAAGCTCTTTAAAGATATCTGATAAACTCTTCTCTTTTTCAGCATCTTCTTTTTCAAGAACTTTCATAGATTTGCCTGCATCTTGAGCTAATTTAGATTCAATCTTATCCGCACCGTCACGACTTTCAACATATGCCTGCCAAATTTTGTAGCTTGGGTTCTCAATGATTTGACCAACTTGAGTAACTCCAGTACGGTCTTTTTTGATTTCGCCTTTGTAAATTGTCTTCCCTTTTGAATCTACTTCAGTAAATAGCTTAACAACTAAATCATAGTCATATTCTGAATTTTTCTGCATTACAGGCTTCTCACCAATTTTAACGAACTGCTCGCCAACTTTAGTTTTAATATCATCAATCTGTGCAATAGATACTACGTTTACACCTTTAGCAGATACGTCAATCTTTAAGTTTTGTAATCTAGTTGCTACAGCCTTAATACGTCCATAGCCTCGCATAGAAACTGCTGAATCCATAACGTCCTTACCTTTGGCAATTGCCTTCTTCTCTTCTACTGTAAGAGCAGAGTCAGTTAAGTTCTGATAGAATTTAGTTTCAGAGTCAATTGCTAATGTACCAACCGCACCTTCGTCAAACGATACCATTTCTGAAATCTCATCAATAGCCTCTGACATTTCTCCATGACTTTGAGTATTAGCTACACCTAGTAAGTTAGAACCCCACTTCTTATCGTTTTCATACCAAGACATACCAGTTTCAGCATCTAATGCGTATACTTTTGGGAATGATAACGCGAATACAGATTTACCAGAGCCTGTTTCTCCCATGACAAGAGCTTTTAATCCAATTTTCTTAGTAGATGGTTTACGGAATAATGACATAATATAGTTACCTCTTTCGTTTATTTTATAGTTTTTTATTTTATGCAAATCTTTTGTTTAATGGAGTAGATTAAACTACTCCCTTAATTTAATTACCTTAGCTCCCTAGACCCATCGCAGTCATCCAACCCATATCGTCATTCTGGATGTCATTAGCCTTTTCGTTCGCGCTTTCTTCAGCGATTTTGCTCAAGTCGATTTCGTCTTTCTTCTCTTCTATCTCCTCTGACTCTGGAACGACTAAGTCTGCAGGAGTATACTTCGTATCGTCTAGGTCTATTACAAGCTTAGTTTCATCGTTAGCATCTTTCTTTAAGAATGGCTTAGCGAATACTAGCTTGCGTGTCTTATTCCCCTGAACAGTCATCTTTTTAAGAGCTTCTTCTTCATCGTATAATCCCATATCGATTAACTCTTGAACCTCTGGAGAAATCTTAATGTCTTTAGTAGAGATTTCTTGTTTCTCGAACCCTTCAATGATTTGACCTTCAATTGTTAATTCGCGAATCTTACCTTTCTTAACCTTGAATAATGCATTAAGAACTTTTTGAGTCATCTCTGGTTTTTCTTGATTTACCTTAACAACTACTGGCATTGTGAATGGTATTGTCTTCTTGAACTCTTTACCATCTCGCTTGCTTACATATTGAGCAACTTTAGCTTGGACAACAACTTCTCCGCTTTCCTTTGAAGCTTGTAATGCTTCTTTGCTGATAGCATACTCATCTAACAAGATTGTTTGTCGGAAGTTAGCAAACCCTTCTTCTTGATTACTTAAGTAGATATCTTTAATCTTGAATTCACGCTTATCATTACCGTTGTATTCGCTGAATTCATATTCGCCTTTAACACAAATCATCATGCCTTCTTTTAAATGTTCTTGCAGATAATTGTGTACATCTAATGGAGATAAGAATTGTTTTACAATGGTTTTATCATTGTCATCTTTCTCTACGCCAATCTTATGTAGCTTGAAATCTGCACTTGATTCGATAATTTTCTCATTGAATCGGTCATTCCAGTTGATTAGCATTTGATTGTTATCTTTATCCATTCCGTACAATACTGGCTTCTTAGGAGAATATCCACCCATCATTTTACCGTAAATTACGTTTCCTTCCGAAGTTTCAATACCTAAGTTAATATTGCAGTATTTGAACCCAGTAGTCGGACTAGTTGTTTCACCGCTAAATGTTTTGTCATTAATCTTAGCTTTCCCTACCACTGTGATACTTGAAATGCGCTTTTTTAATTCTGTCATACTTGATTACCTCTTTCGTTAATTTATTTTATCTTCTTCCCAGAAGTGGTCACCCTCGTTAAACTAACATCTGCAAATCTTTCGTTTAAGATATTAGCTTAATTACTTTGCCACTTTTATATGTGAGAGAGAATAAAATCTCTCGTCACATATTCAATTGTAATACTTTTGTTTAATGAAGTCAACGCTTATTTTTAAGTTTTTTATTTTGATAATAAACCGTTAAGCAGTATAGATAAAAGATTAATAGTACATTAATTGCTTCAGTAACTACTACATCAATTGGGGTTTCACCGATAATCATATTAATTAAGATTAAGAATAGTCCGCTTCCCAATACGACCCATAGCCCACGACTTACGCCTTCAGCCTCTTTTACCTTTAATAGATGAATAATTTGCGGTACGTAAGCTCCTAACAAGCAAATCGTTCCGATAGTTTGAAAGATATAACCAATTTCTTGTGCTGTCATCACTCACTATCCCCTTTCCAGTTTTTCTTACATGCTATTACTAGAAACAGAGTATACCAAGCGAATCCTGCATTGAATACTTGAGTTATGCGAACTTCTATAGGAGTCCCTCCAAGTTGCATATTAACTAAAATACTTGTTGCTCCTACTGCGATTAACACCCAGAATAAAGTACTAATTCCAGTTGGATTCTTTGTCTTACGAAGTTTAATAATTTGTGGCATATAACCACCTAGTAGCAATGCTGTTCCTGCTACTTGCAAAATCATTCCAATTCCCATTTTAGCTTCCCTTCTTTATTATCGGCTATCTGTAATACTTTTGTTTAAGATAGCCGATTTAAAATGTTATTTATTATGAGTGTAGACTCCAATTGTTTGGCTATTATACTCTTGATATAAGATTTGGTACTTTTCCTCCATGCCTTGAACCTCAACAGGGAAGCCATTATATCTTGTCAGCACACCATTCTCTGTTTGAGATTTTGTTAGATAGTCTATATCAGATTGAATCGCCTGTAGCATATCCCCATTGATACGAATCGATTTAGGAATGCCTAGCTCGGTAGATACACGCTCGATATCATCCTCAAATTCTTTCACAAGAGATAAATTCTTTTCAAGAAATTCCACATCTGGCTCAGCTATCTCTTGAACATTTTCAACCTCATGTTCTACAGATTTATAATCCTCCTCTGAAGGAGTCCATTCTGTAGGGGCTTGCTGTTGAACATGATTGTCGTCTATAAACTTGCCATCTAATTCATATTCCATAAGAGGCTTCTGAACTATGCTTACAATGCTTTCGCTTAGTTGACTCATATGTAGCTTCATCATTTCCTCTTCTGTTTCTGCACCAGTAAAGTCTTGAATTGCTTTAAGATTTTCTGCTTTTAACATTTTTTCGTAATCAATTACTACTGTTAATCTTACTACGCCTTTCATTAAAAACCGCCTTCCTCATGCATCTCCTGCATGTCTTCAATTGTATATATTCCTCTGATATCGATTGATAGTTGAGAGCCGATATGGTCTCTATCACCATCGCATACGACATCAACAATATTTTGCATCCTTTGTTTTTTAATCCGATTTAATGCTTCTTGAGATTCATCAAACACTTTCTCTTACCTCACTCATCTTAGTTTACATTACTTTTCGTTTTTATGCAATACTTTCGTTTAATGTTTTATCGATGTTTAATTGAACCACCTGCCATTACAGAACCGCCAATATTACCACAGTTAACGCTTCCACCTGTTGATACATTCCCTTTAACATCATCACATCTAACAGAGCCTCCTGCGCTCACTGAACCGCCAATCCCATCACATGTTACTGAGCCATTAGACTCAACATCACCACTGATGTTGCCATTAACAACTGTGCTGTAACCACATTTCAAAGTGCCTTGAAAATTATCGGCATTAATAATGATATTTTTCTCTTCTAATTTCTGCCCTTGGATAACCCCATCGACAATGACTTGACCGTTGTTAACAGTAATATTTCTTCCAGTATAAGTTACTCCACCAATACTAATCATGCTTCCCATACTTACATCCTCCCATTTTAATGCAGTAGACTGCTTCATCGAGGTCTCGAAGCTTTTCTTCAATACCATCGAATTCGTACCAGTTATCTTCTGCCTTAGATAATTTAACCATTTTTTCAATGACATCTCTTCTTTCTTGCAATACTTCCAGTGCATATTGCATTAGCAACACCCCTTAGTTTGCTTTAAAGTTGTATAGCGGTTTTATAATGTCGGAAATATCGACAGCATCTCCTACGTTATTAATTATATCTTCCATAGGCTTGTATGCCATTGGAGCTTCGTCAATCGTGCTTTCACCAACAGATGAAGTCCATATGCCTTTCATCGTATCTTGGAATTCTTCTAGTGACACATTTTGTTTAGCTTTTGAGCGAGACATAATACGACCTGCACCATGAGGAGCTGAGAAGTTCCAGTCTGGATTCCCTTTCCCGTATGCTATTAAGCTACCGTCACGCATATTCATTGGAATAATAACCTTCTCATCTTTCTGTGCAGATATCGCACCTTTACGAAGAATCATATTCTCAATATCAATATAGTTATGAATTGTGTCGAACATGCTAACTACATTCCATCCCATATGATTTACTATTGTCTCTATCATCGCTTTACGATTCGATAACGCATAGTGCTGTGCAATCTTCATATCATGCATATAGTTCTTAAAATCTTGACCTTCGAGCCAAGCTAATTCCTTCTTGAACTTTGGTTTCTTAATGCCTCTTAGCGCTTGATGAATTTCGCGTTCTCTTCCTTGAGCCTTTAGGTTATCAATGATTTCCTGTTTAGCATCTCGCATATCCATAATTCTACTATATGCAACCTTTTGATGATATTCGGCTACCATTTTCCCTAAATATCGTGAACCACTGTGGATTACAAGATATATAGAGCCATCTGAGCCTTCATTTAGCTCACAAAAATGATTCCCTCCACCTAAACTGCCAATACTTTTCATTGCTCTATCAACGTTTAATGGTGTTATAAGACTATCAATACCTGTACCATAAGATAGTACATGAGGTGTCTCACGAATCTCATTTCCACTTGGTACATACTTTCTAATCACTTGGTCTAACTGGTCAAAGTTAATATCTTCTTTAGAGATTCTAATCTTTGCTACAGCCATCCCACAACCTATGTCAACACCTACGAGATTTGCTACGACTTTGTCTTGAATCGTCATTGTAGTACCAATTGTACATCCTGCTCCTGCATGAACATCTGGCATCATTCGAATCTTACTGCCTTTAGTAAACTCTTGATTGCATAGCTCGATAATCTGAGCGATAGATGCCTCGTCTACATTGTTCGTAAATACCTTTGCTTCATTAAACTTTCCTTGAACTTCAATCATCCTTAACTTCCTCCTAATTATATATCCGTTTTTTATTTTGTGCAATACTTTTGTTTAAATATTTTTAAGAAAAAATAATAACATGTACCTCTAATCCTTCTTTGCGAGCTAGGTCAATCATGTGCTTAGTACCCTTACTATTCCCATCCCAGAAGCAGAAGCAAACACCGTCTGAGCCTGCATATTTTGCCATATCCCAGTTTCTAATAAACCCTGCCTTCTTGCCTAGCCCATCCCAATCTGCGGGCATTCTAGTAAGCTTACAACCTGCCTTTTTCGCAAATTTCTCGCCAAGTTTATCTGCACCACCTGCTGTACCGCTAATAATCTCAACATCTTTAGGATAATATCCTTTTCTCATAAAGTAGGCTACAAGATTCGTAGCTAATTTCTTGTAATCATTGAACTTCCTGCTACCTGCTACAATAACTTTGACCATAAAAGCCCTCCAAATTAATTGTTTATTTTGTATTAAGAAAATACTCCATATCCAATTTGTTGATTTAACCCCTTGTTCCAATACCCAACAATTGGTTCTGCTTCAAGGTTTAGTTCTTCCCACTCAAAATCCTTCGGCATACTGTAAGAAATGAACCACATAAATAGTTTAAATACTGTTTCTGTCGATGCGCTAACTGAACTAACAGCTATAAATCTTCCATCATGATACTCAAATTCATCACTAGGCAATTCATCTTCGCTAAACTTGAACCCATGGTTTAGTAGGATTTCAACCGCATCTACACTAATGTTTGATTCTTCATATTCCGTTAATAAGTATCTCCATGTACGATATCCCAAGCCTTCAATCCCTGTATAATTTTCATTGTGATTCATTTGTAACCCAATCTTTTTACACGTATCCTTGTATGCTTGCCTCATCGCTTCTACAGGGTAATTGCAGTATACATAATAATCTTCTGACTGATTATGTCCATCGTTTGACCAATCTCCTATAGGAACTTTAAATAGTGCTTTTTCAACAGTATTAATCTCCTTATATTCTACTGATGGATATTGCTTGTTTAAATTAAATATCTTCTTACATTTAGTGCATTTATGGACGTATAGAGGAGGGCTTATTGGCTTTATCATCCCTGTAAATTTCAGCTCTGTATCCTTGCACTCATCGCAAGTATAGTTAACTCTTACTGGTCTTAATTCTTTTTGTTTTTCGCTCATGCTAATACTCCTTTCGCTCTTGCTTTCTTAATCCACTGTGGGAACTCATTTAAAACCCTGTCCATAAACTCTTCATCACTGATTCCTCGCAGGTCATTAATATTAAAGAAGTCGGCATTGTCTATGAATCTACCAGACATATCATCAAGCTTTCTTAAGAACTCAAAATTCGCCCCACCGATACCGACAAATTGCCAGAAGATTGGATGGATAGATGATTTACGAATAATATCTTCCGCCTCTTTTTTATCGAAGTTATCACCATCTGTAATGAAGAAAACTAACGTAGGTATAGTAGGCTTTTCAGTATTTTTACTCCCCATTATTCGTGATAGCAATCCCTTTTTAACAGGTTGTCCATATCTCCTTACAACCATATCCATTACTTCTGCGTAATAAGTTGAGCTTTCTAATGATGTTTTTTGTAACAAGACATTGTCTACGAACCCTTGATGATTACCTTCTGTTACAGAGCCAATCTCGTGTGCATATCTTCCGAATGCGAACATATCAATACTTTTATCAATATCCAAGCTCATGCCAATCCCAAGTGCTCTATCAGTTAGTTCTTGCATTGTTCCATTTCTATAAAGGCTTCCCATAGAAACTGAAATATCGGTAATAAATACAACCTGTGCCTTCTCACCAAAAATAGCTTTCTTTTCTAATACAATCTGTGCTTTCTTATTTAAATCGATTAATTTGCTCACTAATATATCTCCTTTGTAAAATATAATTTATTTATAGATAGAAAGTGTAATTAACATCTCCTGTTGGTTCTTCTCTGTATTCCAAATCATCCTTTTTAGCAATGTCAAGTAGCTTTCGCCTACTCGAAGCATCTAATTCGTTTGATTCTATTAACTTCATATAATTTAAGAACTTTTCTAGTCTTGATTTTGTAATTTCATCTCCACGATAATCTCTCTTACTTAATTGTAGAGTTAGGCTAATCGTGTTTCTTTCGCTCGTATAAAGTGATACAGATACATTATGCTCTAAGTTAATTTGAGACAGATACCTTTCCCCTTCTTTACCTGTTTCGTGCATTTCAAATATATGGTATTTATACCCTGTCTGCTCTTTTATTTCTTTAATTTCTTTATAAATCTCTTGAATGTCATTTGGCAATTTCACAAACTCATCTTCAAGATAATAAGTTTTACTTTCGATGGTTTCGACTCTATTGCCATTTCTATAACGGTATCCAAAATAATTTGGTTCGATTTCAGATTCTCCACATTTACACTTTGTATAACTGCCACTTTTTGCTTCAAATACATCTTCACACTTTAAACATTGATACTTACCTTCGTGTACTGGCACTTCATTCACCTCTTCATAATATAATCATGTTGTCTATAAATTCCCTCTAATGTAACTACATACCATCCTTCTTTTCGCTTCTCTTCCTTGAAAGGCTTTAAAGCTTCCTCATAACTTTCACCTTTGATTGTGGCATGACAATTAGAGAAATGATTCTTTGTGCTTATTTTATTCTCACCAACTATGAGAAACATAGAGAACAATATCTTGTACTCGTTCATATTCTAACCTCATAAAATGTAGTTTTTATTAATCGTATTCTACGCCTTCCCAATCAATAGAATTGTATATTTCCATAAACTCTCTTCTTGTTATAGCTACGCAAGTTTCATTTACTTTTCCATCTTCTTCCTTAGTCCTTGCTTCAAGCCATATCAAGCTACGATTTGGATATTTCTGTTGCTCAACTATGAGAACATCGCTTTCATTTCCATCGCCTTTGCATGCAAATTTCTTTTCAAATGCCATATTATCACCTCATAAATGTGATTTAATCACAAGATATTTCATTTCCGCCTATTGCATACTTACCTGTAAACATCGACATCCAAAATTCGCCTAGATATTCCTGCTTCTCAATATCGTATAGCAAAGGAGAATTGCCTTCTGATGTGATTTCAAATCCATACTTTTCAGATAATGTATTTAACTCTTCAAGAAACGCTTCGACCTTTTCTTTTTTGTTCATAGTAATTCCCCCCCCCTACTGTTTAAGTGTTATTTCATTAATTTGTTCTGGTGTAAAACGTCTTCCTGTGCGATTGTAGACTGGATTAAAGATATTATCTGGTGACTCTGGCTTAACTTCGTGAAGAACATTGTCCTCAAATTCTAATAATAAATTGCCAATCTGAACCACTGTTCCATTCTCAAGAACAAACGCTCTTCTCACACCTTCTACCAATGTACATCGTTCTAATGTAGCCTTGTTGGATTCGTAACCATCGTAGTACATCTATATATTTCCTCCTATTTACCTAGATTGCTTAAAAACATAGAGCCATGACTGTAGCTAGTTGAATACGTAAACCATACTCCCTCTTTAGTTACATTTGTAGACATATTCACGATATCCGCTCTTGTAACCATCTGCATCAATCTCTTAACACTAAATTCATCTACATATACTTGTGTACCATCCGTTGTTAAAAATACTTCTTTCTTAATCTTTCTCGCCATGATTATTCCTCTTCATTTAACACCCATTTTAATAAGTCAACTTGTTCCTGCAGGGAATTCTGTTCCATTTCAAAATAATCTAGCTGTTCATCAAAATCACGTTCTCCAGACAAGGACTGTTTTTGCATCTCCATTTGAGTAATGCTATCTCGCAATTCCTCAATCTTAGCTTCAATCTGCTGTCTATTTTTCATGATTTCTCCTCCTATTGTTTCGTAATTTTACTAACAATAACCCCTGCTATAAAGCATACGATTCCGGTTAAAATTTTTACTGTATCCGATTCTGGCATACTATTTCCCTCTTTTCTATTTAGTGAAAGAAATCTATTAATTTCCCACTCTAAATCTTGTGATGTCTTCCTTCTCCAATTGTCGATAAGTAATCTTCTAACTCAGCAACATGACTTGAGAAATAATTGGAGTTTGGTATAGATACTGACTGACTACCATCTTCGTTGTGCCATATATAAGCAACATACTTTCTTCCTTTATATTTAAAGATGTTGTAAATCTCCATGTAACTTGACCTGCAATTTGGTTTAATCTTATCTCCTACAGCTATTGATTTAATCAACTTACTTACCTCCATATTATGAAATGTTATGAACCAAAGCTTTTATTAGATTGATGATTACTTAATATCTCTAATTCTCTCTCATTGAATCCTACCTCATTAAGTTTCAATAGCATTTTAGACATTTCTTCATTGGTAATATCCATTCCACGTTTTACAAATTTCGCAACACGAATTATAGTCCCACAAATGTCCCTTGCTCTTTCATCGTTGTAGACAAGCTTGTTGTCGCATAGATAAGAGAAATTGCTTAATGTGCTAATTGAACCATCTTTGACATAAAACATATTGTGCTTAAAATCAAACTGAGAAATAACTTCTTCTGGTGTCCCTGTGAATCTAGTAATAATTTGATATTTACCAAGTGACACTGCATTATCAGTCATTATAAGATTTAAACCATGATAGAAGCCTTTTTTGACTCCAATACTTCTCCCCATAAATAATCTCTGCTTAGAAAAGAAGTCTACAATTTCATTGACTAGCTCTCTGCTTTTAATAAATGTGTCAATATTTTTTGGCTCTTGATTGTTGTACAAGCTATATATACATCCTCCACTGACAAACAATTCTTCTCTTAATCGACTAGAGAACCTTGAAGGCAGGAGAGATATAAGATTTTCCTTTTCATTCTCTAATCTCTTCGCAACGTAATCTAGCTTCCTTAAATCAACAAAGTCCATATATATTGCCTCCCACTTGTAACATCGCTCTTTCTCCACTCTTTAACCATCTTCGAAATACACTTCTACGAACTGTGGTGACCGTACCATCTTTAAAATCCTTATTTGACTTATAAACCATAACGTCTTCATCGAATCGAACTATAACTCGGACAGTTCTTCCTTTCACCCAAACTTGACCTTCTTTTAGTACTCCGTTGAATCTAGTTCCATCTGTGCATTTCATCATATTAAGAATCTCCTAATTGTGTATTTTTTAGATAATGAATAACCTGCTCCATCTCGCTAATAGTCATGTCCTTGATGTTTGGAGCGTATCCTAAGACTCTTCCAAATATAAATCTCTTTACCTTGAGGCTGTTATATCCTTTGTTTTCAAACTGTTTATTCATCTCTCTTTTCGTCACGCTATGCGCTTGAAAGAACCCTGCAACTAACGACATTGTTAACTCCTCCTATGCTTTCGCAGGACATTCATCTGGGACTGGTGACTTGTCATACCAATCTAGATAAGAATGAACATCCTTGTTTAATAGTTTGCAATGAACCTTCCTCACTGTTTCCCATGAATCTGGAGTCCATACTCTAGACGTTTGTGAATGTGGGCATTGCTCACAGTTTTGGATATCGATTTTTATCTGCGCCATAATTAACCCCTCCTAAGTGTTCGCAAGGCTCTTATTTAGAAGAGCGCTTGTTTTCTAACTTCCCAATAACAACTACCGCTACTGCCATTAAGATTGGTAAGAATTGAGTGTTAGCAAAGTTTTCTGTAATCCATCCACCAATAACCTTATCGTGCATCATCATTGTTCCTGCTGTATATCCAAGTAAAGCCGAACCGAACGCTACAATGATTGGGAATCGTTCCATAAGTTTGATTAAGATTTGGCTACCCCAGACAATTAATGGAATACTTACTAATAAGCCAATTACTAATAATCCTGTGTGACCATTCGCTACTCCTGCTACCGCTACAACGTTATCTAAGCTCATTACAAAGTCTGCTACGATGATTGTTTTAATTGCTGACCAAATTGTATTACCACCCTCAATTTGACTATCCTCTTCGCCTTTTAAAAGCTTAACCGCAATCCACAATAACATTAGACCGCCAACAAATTGAACATACGGAATTTCTAGTAAGTAAACTGCTAGGAATGTAAGCGCGATTCGTAATCCAATTGCCCCTGCACATCCGATAATTACTGCCTTCTTACGCAATTTCTCTGGTAGGTTACGACAGGCTAGTGCGATAACCACCGCGTTGTCACCACTTAATACGATGTCGATTAGAATGATTGAAAGTAACGCCATTACGATTTCTGTTGTCATGATTGAAAATCTCCTCTGCTTTGTTTTTTATATTTAAGAGAGTGTTACTCCCCTTTTTCAATGACCATTAAGAATGTTGAATCTGGATATTTTGCAAGACTTTTATCCTCATGTAAAACCCATGCTTTATTTGTTAAGTAATCTACATACCCATGCTGAAGATAGCTTTCTTTATGCAATACTTTTGCTTTAGGTAGGTTAAATTTGACTAAGTTTACGTAGTCATTAGGCGTTGCAATACCAAATTGCTCTTGAACTTCTCTATCAAATGATTCCCATCCCCATGTGTAAGTGTATAAGAATTCCATTGCATCATTTAATTCCATCTTGTAAGTAAGTTTATCTACTGGCTCAAAGGTTACCTTTCTACCTTTAAATCTCTTGCAATACTCTGTAAGGAATAGTATATCATTCACATCTTTGAATCTAACAAGAACTTTCTTATGTCCATCTTTTGTTTTAATTCCGTCACGAATGATGATTCTGCCACCTACTGGTAATGCATCGTAAGCGTTCTTTAAAGTTTCAATTACCTTCTGGATATCAAATCCATTGTATGAATATACTTCATGCAATACTGATGAGAACACGATTGTATCGATATTCATTCCTTCTAGATATGTTTTCATGTTCAAGATATCTCCATGAATAAACCATCTATTCAAGCCTTTCTTGTACAATTCCTTATACGATAGTAATGAGAAATCTAATCCATATGCATCGTATCCACTTTGGTGTAGGCGAAGTAAGAACTCTCCTCCTCCACATCCTGCATCCAAGACTCGGTCTCCAGTAATCCAGTCCATGATGCGTAATTTATCATCTATATTCTTATTCATTTGCTCCATATATTCAGTAGTTTGCTTTGCTAACATTTTAATTTCCTCCCAGTTAATCAAACGTTTGTTTAAATTTCAATCTTTCTCATAAACATTATCAAATCCAATATTTAGTACCGCATCTCATACATTTGCATTCGCCTTTTATTATTCTCGCCATGCCAGTATTTTTAAAATAGATAGAATCTGAATGTCCTATTATAAAACATATTATTTTACTCATTCTTATCATCTCCCCTTTCATAATAAAACTCATCTTTTATTAGTTTAATTCAATGTATGGCAGTTTCTTTTCTGCGTCCCATCCAGTAGTGAATTGGTTATCCTCGGTAGCTTCTACATCAAATACAATAACTTGTGCTTCAGTTCCCTCTTCATTAGTCGCTACAGCTATTACATTGTTGATTCCAAAGCTTCTTCGAATTGCATTATGAAACTGCTTTCTAACGTAATCCATGCGTGGAGAATCTTCAAGTTCAGATAATTTAGCTACCCTTTTAGCATCCGCAATAAGTTCTTTGTCCTCGCTTACGAACACGTTCTCCTCTGGATAAATTCTTCGCGATTTCTTAACCTCTTCGATAATTTTAGCTAGGTTACTCATCACAAGAGTCCATTCTAATTTCTTAATATTTTCATCTGCTTTCTGAAGCTCTGTAATCAATTTTTCTTGAGCGTCTCTTAATGTCTCAATATCTTTCATGAGTGGAATAATTTGAGATAGTAGTAATTTAACCTCTACCTTATTTTCAGCTCCAATCTCATAGTTTCGAATAATCGCCTCGATATCCATTGCTTTTAATCTTCCGAAAAGTGCTTGTAATGTTTGTGTCATAGTTGTTTCCTCCAAGGTTTTTATTTTTTATTTGCTGTTACAAAATTTAATCGTAATCTACCAAGTACTAACGCTCTCATAATCGTTGATGGAGCTACTTGTTTAAATAATCCAAATGTATGAGCCACTTTATTTTCATCGTGCCATTTCGCACCGTTTACCGACCAAGAAAACCCTATCGCTAAAGCTAATTTTTTCTCTCGGTAGAATAATAGTGATTTAGTAAAGTAAGTTGTTTGTCTATTTAAGTGTTTTTTAATTAGCATTGGTGTGTTCTCCTTTTTGCGAACGCTTGTTCGTTGGTTGATGTTTCCATCTTACCAGAACGTTTGTTCTTTTGCAATACCTTTGCTTAATATTTTTTAAAAATTTTTTTCACGCTATATTCGAATAAGTCATAAAGCGAGAATCCTATAGCGCATGCAATTGCTCCCATTATAAATTCTTTCATAAGAAGCCTCCTCGCTTCTTATTCATTTTTATAGCTAATTTGAATACGCCTTTTAAACCAAAAGCCAGTGCTATATTTTTCAAGAAAATTAATACTGTCATCAGAGCGCACCTACCATAATACTAATTATCCAGATAATTACTCCCCAGAATACCAAGTTAACCATGAGGATGCTTATACATCCTGCCATAAAAACTTTAGCTATCTTTTTCATGATTACTTCCTTCCTAATACACGTACATACGCATCCAGTTCTTTTTTCACATCTTCAAAGTCCTGTGTACCATCAATAAGCTTCATACTATCCTTTAATGGACGCAGTTGATTTTCAATCATGTTGTTCACAACGTTATCGGCATGAGCCTCTCCATCTCGTTCCTCAAGACGTTTTATAGCAACCTCTGGCTCACAATACAACATGAACTCGTCAAAGCCCTTATACTTCAAATATGAGTACTCTAACAGAAATCTAACGTCTGTAATAAGAACTTTCTTATGACCATCCTTTTCGATTCTGCGAAGAGTTTCTTTAATCCATACTGCAGGGTCAATTTGCTTCATTAGTTCTCCGATATCCTGCAATAAAGGTCTATCCTTCACACTCATACCAAATACTTCTTCGGCAACCTTATATACTCCATCTGAAAGAGCATATTGTTTAAATCCATGCTTCTGCTCCAGATAATCAGCAACCGTACTCTTACCTGCTCCTGCGATATAATTGCAAATCATAAGTTTCATAACATTTCCTCCAAAAATTTTTTCGCCCTTTACAGAGCCATGGATTCATCTCCCCTTTCTTAGTAATACTTTTGTTTAATGGAAGGTTATAAAAATTTATTTTGGCTGTACATATACTTCAATGTTCTTTCCTCCCCACGTTCTAGCTTGGTCTCCATGATTAAAGAATACATCAATTCTATTACCCTTAATCATCCCACCAGTATCTTCAGCTATAAACGTCTGTCCAAATGCAGGTATGTAAACCTTAGACCCTAAAGGAATAACGTTTGGGTCTACCGCAATTACTCCCCATCTTACACCTGTCCCAATAGCAGTTAAATCTCCACCGCCAAGTTCATCAGCTACATTCGAGTATCCAGTCGCTTCTACATTTACCTTATTCCAACCTTGATATCCTCCACTACCACCTTCTGCTTTCGTCTGTGGTGCGCTTTGTACTTCTGGCTCTTTGGCGTCTGAATACTCTTTAGTCTTTTTTGCAGAATTTTTTTCTCGCTCTGCCTTAAGTTCTGCTTCAAGATTTTGTTTTTCTTGAATCAAAGCATCTCTTTCTTGAGTTAGAGAATTTTTTTCCTGCGTTACAGACTCTTTTTCGTTAATGATAGTGTCTTTTTCTTTACTTACTGTTTTCAAGTTTGAGTTAAGATTCTCTATCTCCTTCTCCTGTTGAGCCACTTTACCTTCTTGCTTTAACAGATTAGCTTTCGTAGTACTGTACGTGCTTTCCAACCTATCGTAATCCATTTTACTTTCATACCATAGTCCACCATTTGTTACTATTAATGCTGATAAAGTACCCACAAGCGCAATACGCCTGCCACTAACACCTCTCTTTGATGATGAATTTTTTACCATAATACCAAATCCCTTCGATTTTTTGCTACCATTGAAGTATATCACACCCTGCAATACTTTTGTATTACAGAATTATTACAATTGAGATTAGATTATTTCATCTTTAAATCTCAATAATAACTAGGCTCTGTCTTATCTTCACGCACTGTTTTAAATGTAGCAAATCGCAAATCTAGGCTTCCATCTTCTTCTACAAACTCTTCAAAATACTTAATTTCGATAATTTTGCCTAATACCAATTTTGGGTTTTTCCAATATTCTTCTCGTTCTAACTGTGAGTATCCTCCACCAACATTAACTGGGAATCCCTTGAAATCTAAAACCAGACCGCCAAGTTTATTTTTTGTACTCGCTTCTTTGCCTTCGTAAATATCAATGCATCGAATATCTGCCGATTCGAAAGCCTTTACTTTTAGAATCTTCTTGGTGCGCTTACATTCGTATGGAGCTTCAGCGAGTTGAACCATAATGCCTTCTTCTCCATTTTCCTTTTCTCTCTCAGCAAGCTCTTCTAGCAATTCCTTATCAAATTCACCTACGTATAAAATATCCACATTTTTTACTAGGGGATGCTTCTCTCGTTCAATAAGTGTTTTTAGAACCAATTTCCTCTTTTCACATTCGATTTCAAATCCACCTTCATTAAACTTTTCAATAGGTAATACATCAAATCCATGGAACTCAAGACCAACTTTTTCACCTTTTCTTTTGACAATCTTAGATGTTTTCTTATATAGGTCGTGTGAATTGAGTCCCTCTTCATTTATCGCCAGTAACTCACCATCGTATACCTGTCCTACAGGAAACTGCTTAAACGCTTCTTCAATTTCAATAAAGCCAATCATAGGATGACCTTCACGAGAATAAATCTTCACACCATCTTCTTTGTTAAAGACCACGCATCTATTGCCATCAAGCTTTCTTGTTGCAATAACTCTTTTGCCAATGAAGAGCTTCCAATTTTCGATAATCTTAGTAGTCTTTTCACCAGTTTTACTGTTCGTCTTATTCAACACATCAATCCACTTGTCAGCAAGCATAATGTCAAACTGAGGGATAAATGTTTCTTCAAACGCCTTGTTGATTGTAACTCCAGTTATCCCAATTTTCAGATTTTTAATAGCCATAGCTTCTAACAACCATCGACATTCTTCTGGACTATTTTCTATGAAATACTGAGCGAACGCGATGTCATCATCTTTGCCACTTCCCTCTTCCAGTCGTTTCATGAAGTCATATACACTTAAATTTGTTGGATAAAAAGTAATAGCATCTTTCTTAACTTTTTTAGAAAGTTTTTTCTGGGCTATATTTGTTTTAATATAGGGGTTGTAAATGAAAAATAGTATATCTCGCAGAAGCTGATTCCCCCTGTTTCGCGAGAGAATCTCTTCTTTTTCTTTCTTTTTTGTGGTAGAGCCGATTTCATTTAAAATACTCACTACTTCTAACATATTTTCCCCTCCGTATTTTATATTTGCTTCATCTTTTCATGAAGCGTGTTGTCATAAAACTTAATATTTTCTTCCGCTATTGTCTTGGTGTCGAGACTTTCAATTGATTCGGCAATGCTAATCATTTTGTCCATATTCTTCATCAGAGTGTCTATTTCGTCAGGTCTTCCGACCTCTAACATCTTTAAAGAAATTACTTCTTGGATTTTTAATTCGCTTTCCTCAATTAAATCTTGAATCTCATCAAGCTTCTGCATGTCATCACTATTAATTTGGTCTTGATTCAACGGGAATCACCCCCTCATCTAAGTATTTTCGAGCTACTTTATATGTACTTTTCACCGTTCCTAACGTTCCGCATGTAAAATATCTTTCTATGCCATTGCATGTTTCTTCAAATCCGAACTGGGCAACAGCAGTTTTAGCCGTCTCTGCGAAGTCTTCGACCCAGTTAATTGGAACTTCGTATCGAATAATTCTTTCAGCCTGCGTTCTCATACCCATGAGCAGGAATTCGTTAGTGTGGCAATCTGTTACTGCCATATTCACAAAGTCTTCTAACGTATTTCTGCTAAATTCATTTGTTACAACATCCGTTCGCGTCTTCTTGAATCCAACGTTTTGACCACGAAGCTTAAGGCAATTATCTAACAACATGTTTTCAATACGCTCTTCTCCTTGAGTCAATTCATTGAACCCTTTCATCGTAGATAAACTTTCCATTGTTATTGATGTATGGCATAGTCGCATGCTTTCTATTCCTCCTATAATGTCTAATGTTGGCTATGTTAGAACTATAATTTTTCTCGCATCAATGTGATACGCAATATAAAAACATGAAATTTATAAAGAAAATGTGAAGTTAATATGGAGTTTTGTAATACTTTCTCTTTAGAGGTCTTATATAATCAGCTTGATGCTCGCCTTGTGTTATATTTTGGCGCTCAAGCTGATTTTGAAGAATCACTAAAATGAATAAAAGTTTCATATGACTAAACTTTCTTTATAAAGGTTTAAATATAAAATTGGTTGCAAGAAAGAATATAACATTAATATTACATTCTTTGCAATACCTTTTCTTAAAAAACTAAATGGTTAAATATTACATGCGTGTTTTGTATATAAATATATTACATTTATTAATAATTATTATTATCTTCTACTATTTATGCTACTTTTTTATTTAATACGACTATTTTTATGTGAATACAATTATTTTCTATATGATGTATTTATTCGCTCTTATTTTTTAAATCTAGATATTTTTCGATTCTTTCTTTTAAGTAAAAGTGTGCTGATGGGTTGTCGTTTATTCCGAATCTTTTTATTATTACAGAGATTGCTGTATCGATATCCATACCCTGCCCATTAATTAATTCCTCAGCCATATACAATTGACCACTATAAGAAACGTTAGTTGCTGTCAGAGTCTTCTCCCAACCAAATTGTTCAGCAAGTCTGATAATGCGCTGACTAATATTTTGCCATTTGATTTGCTTGTTATCTCTTAGACCACGCAAGATGTATTCGCTGTCAGCTAATTTATATTCGCGAGTTCTTCCTCCAGTAACACTTTGATATTTAGGCTCATTAATAGCACCTTTAACTAAAGTATAAGTATCTTCACTAATAGGAACTTCCCTATCTTCAAGTCGGATAACTTTGTCGTCAAAATCAACATCATTTTCAGTTAAATTAATTAATTCCTCAAACTCATTTTTATTACTCACTCCATCAAAAATTAAAGCAAGGATAACTCCATCTTGAGGATTGTCTGCATCATTTGCGATTGACATAATCTCCTCTTTAGGGAAAATCATATTCTCTTCCTTCTCTTTGTCTAGATATTGTTCAATTCTATCCTTTGTGAAACCATCAATATAATTAATCTTGTCACTTTTCTTCTTATGTTTAATAGCAAATTTAGTGTATTGAGCAATAGTAGCAACGCTGTTTTGTAAACTCCTTACAGTACTTGCTTTAAGACTACGTAAAACTTCTTCTAATTGTTCAAAGTTGAAATCATATAAATCTTTACCATATGTTAATTCTAAAGCTCTAGATTTCTCAAAGATAATTCGTTTAACTCTTCTAGTGTTATCTTTATATTTATCAAGATATGCCTCTTTAAAGTCTTCATTATATAATCCCTTTTTAGTATCTGAAGAATCTTCAACAAACTTAATATTATCTGAGCTAAACGCATCTTTCTTAAAATGTATTCTTAGACTTTCAAAGAAAGCAATAGCCTCATCTTTATCTAAAATATCAATAGTTTCTTCCTTATCTAGAATCGACTTAATCTTATTAGAATCAACACTTTGAGATAATTTATTTTCGAAATGATTTCTTGATTCCCTTAACATAGGATGATTAATAGCATCTAGTAGACCATCCAATTCTTGTCGTAGTTTGTCTGAGATTATAATTTTAGTCATTTTGAACGCCCCTTTTATTATTATATCTTATTTATTAAATATATTATTATTTTCCTATATAACGTTTTAGTTAACCTTATAGGTAGATTGTAATACATTAGCTTAAGGATTGCAAGGGGTTTTCAATAATTTCTTTTAAGAATTTTGGATTATTTACCCAGTTAATTTCGACAAGTTTTGCAAGTTACTTACAGGATAATCTGTCCAAATCATGTTAATTTCGACATGATTCGACAATTTTTAGCAAATCAGATGGCTTTCGACATTTTATTCCAAGAGCGTAATCATCGTGGCTAACGATGCTTGCAAAAATATAGTTTATGTCATAGAACACATCTTGAACGTGATAAGATTCCTTCATTCTCTCTTTTGTAAAAGTGAATCCCTTATGATATAGCGTATAGAACCTGCCTTCATCTCTAATCATCCAAGTATCTTTCTTACTAATCACTCTTATGTCTCCATTAATTAACACTGTGACATCAAGCATTTTAAAGCCTTTTGCAATATTCATAACCTCATCGTCTGTAAGCTCTGGGGTCTCATATCCTTCTGACATGATGCGATGCGCCTTTTCATAAATTTTATTGTGCTTTCTATTTTTGCTATGTTTTAAAGCCTGTAAATTTAAAATATCTCTCATTTTTGATTACTTCCTTCCTTATTATGTGCTTAGTAATAGATTGATTCAATGTAAAAACCTCCTAAGTTTTTTAAAACGATTGGTTAGTTCGTTTAATTGAATATGTGAATCCAGAAAATTCATGCTGATTTCACATATTTTCTGCAAATCTTTTGCTTAAATTAAATTATAAACGAAAACAGCTTTTAATTCAACTATTTTCAAACGATTTGTCTAATATATCATCTGAGAAGACAATATTGTTTCTTGAATTGGAAAATGAACATAATTACATCAGCTTCTTTTTTGATTGTAAATATATCATACAAACTGTCAGAATCAGATGTGACAAGACATATATGCCTGTCTAGTCCACTTTTATTTAATTCTAATCGTAATAGCATAGTAAGATGATTTAATAATTCCTGCGAATCAATAAGAGCCTTTGGAACAGTCTCTTTCGTATAAGGAAAGTGAAATTCTAATAGATACACCATCTCATCCCCTCTAACAAAATGCTTAACGAAGGATATTGTAATACTTTTGCTTAATGGTGTCAACCCTGAGATTAGGCTACACACCCAATCTCATTAAGATTGAATTCTTGATATCCTCATTACTCTCTAGAAAACTCAATAATTCTTCTTTGCTCATATCTTTCAAAATAGAGTCATCTAGCTTCCTACTCATATTATAGCTGAGCTGATTGGTATAAGACTTCTCTTCTTTTAGATAGATTCCTGTTGTTGAAATATCTTCATGGTCGGCTAATTGCTTGCAAAGGTTAATATCCTTCGTCATCTGATATCCTATAGTAACTGCTGTAGCCTTTAATCCATGGATAGTAACTTTCCTGCCCAACTGCTTAGAAAATCTCTCTAAGGCTCTCTCATACGTTCTAGAGGATAGGTTAAATACTTTATCTTGTCCATTATTCAACTGTTGCAATTCCTCATAGAATTCATCTGAGATTGGCTTCTCTGATTCTTTCACACCTTTTGCTATTACTGTTACTACCCACACTTTTCTACCTGTCACAACATCTGTCTTTTGTGTGATGTTATCCCAAGTCATATTGAATGTAACACTCCTACGATTTGCTGTTGTAGCAAAAAACTTCGTTACGAGACGCTTTTCCAAAGACAATTCCTTTTCGCCTTCCATGAATTCATATAGTTCTTCTAACTCATGGAATGATAATGAATCATGATGTTTTGTTGTCGTCTTCATATTGACTCTTAGAATCGATGGATTTAACAATATCTTGTTCTTCATCATTTCACTATAAAAACTAGATACACTATTGAGCTTAGTCTTTATAGTCTTTTTAGAATTTCCGTTTTCCAGTAACTTGCTAATATAATTCTGAATATCTAATCTTTCAATATTTACAACGTCTTCTTCCTTAACTAGTTGGACAGGTTTCTTTAATACAATATAGAAGAATTCTGTAATTCTGCTACGATATTCTCCTGCTGTACGTTCTGAGTTCATCGCATGCGCTCCTATAAAGGATTGAAAGATATTGTAAATTTTAAAATCATGTAAATTTACCGCTTCAGAATCATTTAATTCAACTACTTGTGCCATCATATAGAACATCTCCTTATCGATTACTACGTGTGTTAGTGTAACACTATATCACTAAAAGGTCAATAGAAAGCTTGAAATAAATCAAGCTTCATTTACACTTCGGGATAATACAGCCAATCGAAATCGAACAACATATCAAACTCTTCTAATTTCATAGATTTGGTCTCATCTTCGCTAAGGCTCTTCTTAACACTTACGGATATAATATTCCCCTTGTCATCCTCTCTAAACGATTCTAGGGTGTATTCAGTTAGAGCAAACATAAGTCGCGCCTCTGCATCCACATTTCTCGCTACAGCGTTATCTTTTATATTTAGAAGCTCTCCTTTTCCGTATCTAACTTTTGTTTCTAAATCTTGTTCTTTCAGCCATTTTTTAAATTGAGTTATAAATTTGCTGTAAAACTCATATCTACCCTCTAGATACAATACTTCATCTCCACTTTCACCTGCTTCTTCTAGGTCTGCTTTTTTATCGAATAGAGAATTGAATCTTGCACCAGCAACTTCTACTAACTCAGATGAAGAAGGGTTTATGATAGATAGTCTCTTAAAATTCCCTACCTCAAGATTATATCCTTCTTCGAATCTTATGCCTTTATTGTCCATATTATTCTCTGCATACTCAATTGCATCTTCAATGATTTTCTTTACATCGTTCATATCGTTCTCTCCTTTATGCCATACGTAATTAAGTGTGTCAGTGACTCACCTACACATCATATCACCATAAAAAAAGGCTGTCAACCTTTTCTTATTAACCGAAGAAATCTCTTTTCAATGCCCAACACGCAAAGTGTAATACAGCATATATTCCTCCCAAGATAAGCATACCTTTAATAGATTCCATAAACGCAAATAGTAAGAATGGAATTCCTAGAATTAATGCTAGAGCTACGATAACTCTTATACCTGCTATAACATCATACATACCTCTATGTTCAACATAGTCTGCTGTATCCCAATTCTGCTTTCTGCTATTACGAAAATTTTCCTTATCTTCGTTTATGTGCATAAGTCACTAACACCTCTCTATTAGAGGTTATTGTAACACTTATTCTGTTTCTATGCAAATCTTTTGTTTGATTAAGAACTACAACGAGCTATTTATTAGCCCATTGTAACGTTTCGTTACTTATCTATGCTTACAGCACTGGAAACCTGTTTAACGCTCTCTTGATTGCCTTTGATGGCTCTTAGAATTGAACCTGTAGCGATTAACATTGTTCCTGCTATAAAGAATGATGCACTAAGAACAAAATAACCTGTAAGCACATTGGTATTGATTATGTAATTATACGCATCTCCACCAACATAAGCGTATTTATTAGTATCTGTATACACTTCAGAATTTTGATATCCTCCGAGTCTATCAAATCCTAAGCAAAGTAATACTGCTGAATGGATGTAGAAAATAATTCCCCAAATTGTCCACTTCTTCATTCTGTTCCTCCAAATTGTTAAATTTATTAATCCATTCATACAGTTTAATAGTTTATAGCCTATATATCAATAAATTTGTTTATATCTCATGTTTGATTGGAGAAATCTTCTCTAACACATGTAAATGTCTCTTCATGTCATCTACCTGCTCTTTAAGCAATCTCTTTACAGATGGGTTGACGCCTGCATCATCTGTAATCTCATCAAGAGTTTTGTTTAACTCTTCAATTCTTTTAGACATCAAACGAATGCCAACTTCAATTGACTCGAAAATATCACAATGAATCCCATAGGGAACGTACATTAAATATCCATTTGTTAGACGTTCTTCAACCTCAAGTCCACCAAATTCGTACTTCTCCATATCTTTAACGCCAACTTCTGGTCTTCTTTTTGAATCGTGAATATTACTCATTTTCTGTTCCCTCCTCATCTTTCCAGATAGACATACTAAAGTTTCTATGACCAGAGAAGTCCTTGAAACCATCTGATACTCTACCCTCTATTTCATTTATATCTTTTATAGTAACTTGATATATAGCGGTCATAAAATAATTTGGGTCTTTACCTCTTTCAAATAGGTCTAGTGTCACCTCTCCATTTTTCTCCAGAAGCTTCTTGACCTGTGGCTTAGTTATTTTTACTTGCATTATCCATCGACTCCTTTATCTTCTTGAGTTCTCCACGATTTCTGCAACCCAAGCAAACCTTCGCGTCTATATCCATATAGTAATTGCATTTGGGGCAAATCTTCTTTGTGATTTCCATTTTACTACCTCCTAATAAAAGTCCGATATTATTAACTATTACAATAATGCTTTTATTCAGTTTCACTATTTCTTTTTTGTCTCAAACCAAAAAATGCTATAGAATTCAACATCAAACAACTCCTTGCACTTTTCGCACTTCATATTGAATTCTCCCGCCATATCACCGACCTCTAAATAATCTTGGTAATAAGTGTGAATATGTTTGCAATACGGGCATTCAATGTAATCCTCTTTATGCATTTTTCTTATTCCTTCTTTCTGTACAAAATTCAAATTGTATTAAATACTGTTTTTAAATATTAAATATCAGAATGGTAACAAATCATCAATTTCTTCAAATGTTAGCTTTCTCCTTACTGACCTTTGATACTTTTTAGGAACATTTTCAATTCCTTTTAATGTTATTACATTTGTTTGCTCCGCAATCTTTTTTACACATTCAGAACCCAATTTCACAATATTTTCCCCATTTGATACAATAAATATATTTTTAATAGCTGTTCCACAATGTGAACACGCTTCCTTTCCCCTTACTTCTTCTTGTTCAAAACCAATTATTTTATAATCTTTTAGTTTTTTAACATCCACAATGAATAACTCTTTCATTTAAAAGAGCCTCCCTATTATGCTTTAATCGTAACGTCTTTACCGCTATCTTTTAAGAATTTAATTGATTCATTTAATACATGCTCTGCCCCATCATAGACAACATTCCCTAGCGCTACGCTAATAAAGCCTTCCATACCATCTCCACCTACAAATCCATCAGCAGGTGCGATTTCATAATCATAACCGTCACATTCAAGCGTTACTTCCATACCATCCTCTAGAAGCTCAACAGCCTCTTCAATTGTAATTCCTTCCATGCCTATCTCTCCCCTAATAAGTTATTTTCGTCAATTACAGTTCCGTCACTCAAGATATGTATCATGCCTTTATTAGTATCAACTCCTACACCATCCCAATCTCTTGGCGTATAGCAAGTCATTTTAAATTCTAAGCCCTCTACTTCTTTGATACGAGGGCTTATCTCATTATAGAATACTTCCCATGGTTCACTCATTTTAAAGCATCTTTTGGCTCAAGAGTACCATCCTTAATCATCTTGCCATACTTGTTTTTAATAGCAGTCATTTTATCATATACCTTTTGGTGATTCTTTGGAATTTCGTGTCCAAAATATTCTTTGTAGTAATCTCTAACTCCAGTGTCCTTAGAAACCTTTAAGCTCCATCCTTTTTTATCATCGTATCGAGTACTTATATTAAGCTCAAAATCTCCGTTCATGCCTGTTATATAGATTGTTCTATCCCATGCTGAACCTACTTGGATTTTAAAGCCATCTTCTTCGTAATGTCCTGCAATACTGTCAAAATACTCATGGAATGTCTTGCCTTTATACTTTCTGCGCTCGATACTATTTTGATGCTCTTGAATCTTTTCTTCTAGCTCTCTTTCCTTAGCATGCATAATTCGAATTTGCTCTTGCAATATTTCTTTCTGGGCTTGGAGCTTAGTAATTTCAAGTTCATCTTGCTTATTATCTTCCTCTTGCATACCCTCACTCTTTCTAACTTCGTTATAAACTAATTCTATATGTTTTCTGCTTAATGTTACATGTTCTGTTAGCCCTATAAGATTTACTCCATCTTTCAAGAATTCTGCTTCCAACCCTCTGCGAATATCTTTGACGCCAATTGTTCCTTCTTTAATTTCTGATAGGATGAATTTTAAATTCTCATAGCTAACTGTTACAACGCTTGTTCTCTCTTCTTCTTTAATAAAGTTTACATATCCTTCTCTGAACTCCGCTACAACTCGTAAGTCATCTTCTTTGATTAAATTAATTTCTGCCATTTTAAAATCTCTCCCTCACGTTTCAATGTGTCGCTGTGTTACCGTATCACTTGTTGATTAAAAGTATAAAGGATGTTTCTCCAGAAGTCAACACCATCTGCAAATCTTTTGTATAAAGTTTTATTTTATAATCTCACGCAACTTTTCTTTGCCTGCATCATCTATCAATATATATCGAATCTGCCCATCTACACTACTTCTCTGGAAGAGAATTAGGTGACCCTCGTTAGCCTCCACCCAAGTATTTTCGTTGATTAAAATAGGTTCTGCTCTCTTGTACATTGCGGAATCTCTCCTTCATTTATTTTTTTATTTGTGTATGCATGTAATACCATCACACTAAAAGTCAAATGGGAATTTAAATAGATATTTTACCATCGTAATAAATAGGACTACCACATGCACCACACTCATAACCTTCAGCATTATTAGGATACTTTTTGACCCTTCTATATTCTGTTCCACATCCACCTATGCACTTATATACATTAACTTCGCCTCTAAATCTGACTGTTCCAGAACTGTGAGAGCCATGTTTTGCTAATTCACTCTCAAATAGCTTTTCTCCGTCCCTGTATGGCTTACCTAGCTCATATAGTGCATAATGTATTAATTCATGTTTAAGAGTTGATAAGACGTTCTCCCAAGGCTGATACTCTATGAAAGTCTTTGAAAGTTCGATACTATGAGAGAATCTCTCTTGATTATGAGGAGCATGTCTAAATCTCCCAAAAGTTCTTTTTAATTTGCCATTTAAAATGATTGGAATTCCTAACTTCATATCATAATTCTCTTTCAAGAATTTAATAGCAGTCATCTCCAACTTAAATTTAATATCGCTCCACTCTGCTCTTGCTAACATTTAAAACAGCTCCTTCATAATTTATTCCTCTGATGTTATTAATCTTCAAATATTTCGTAGTCAACTATTCTTGCAGTTTGTTTTGCCTGCACTGGATTCTCATATACACCTTTGTAGCAGAGCCATGTACCAATACAATAATAGAATTTCTGGTGATGAATATATGTATCTTCTTTGAAGAAATCTATTTCACTATGCTCTATAAGTGCCTGCTTTACGCTGTACGCTGTCTGGCTGTCGTATGAATCTCCTAGTATCTCTTTTAATAATCCGCTCACATCGTTGATATTAAGGAGTTTAAAATCTGATTCCTTAATATGTTTTACAACTAGTTCTGTCAGTTCTGTAATATTCAAATTAATCCCTTTCTAGGCAAACAGAATTTTCTTCAGCAGTAACAACAATAGAATAAGATTAATTATGATTAAGATTAAATTGGTTCTCATAGAATCAGCCCATGAGAACCTGCCAATGCTTGAGCATTTCCGATTCCTTATATTCAATAAAGCATTGATGATAGTTTTTAAGCTCTTTCTCAATGAATAGATTGTTGTCGCGCATAATTTTTTCTTCCACTAGATTGCCCTTCCGAACCATAAACACAATATCTTTCTTGAATTTAACAATTACATTTGCAAGAAACATTTTCCAGTCTGGATTGTTATCTACTATAGATACTCCCACATGTTCCGTATGTTCAACAAATTCAATGCCATGAGAGATATATGTATGGACTTTCTTTTTCAGCTCCAGAAGCTCCATATAGACTCTTCTAAAGTCCTCTTGGATTCTCTTTAATGTTTCTTTGTAAACTGAATTAACCCCAGTCTTGGTAGAACAAACTCTTTTTACAACGCCATTCCAATCTAAAATACTATCAGTTGCTTTACGAGCTTCTTTTTTAATCTCCTTGTCAGATGCATGAGCCAATTGTAATGACATGCTTGTAATGCACTCATCTAAAACCTTAATCTCATCTACTAACTGCTGTTTTGTTTTTGCCATTTAAAATCATCCTCCAGTATTATGGTTTGTGTGTCTGTGATACATCATATCATTAAATCAACTACATTGCAAATCTTTTGTTTAATCGAACGTTATTAAAATTTCTTTTGTAACTGTCTCACGTAAAACTCCACGCTCTAATCCTAAGCGCTGTAGATGCTTCATACAACGCTCTGACGCTTCTTTAATACAATTGCTCTTGAAAGATAATTGCTTCCCTGTCTCAACCTCCAGAGTCATGCAAATGCTTGGTTTATGGAATCTAATCTTGCCTAACATATTTTTTTCTCCTCGTAATAAAACCCGTATTTTATTATTTAATTACCAAGTAATAGTTTCGATTCTACGACTCTCATGACCAATTAATACTGTTGTTCCTTGAATCGCTACATTAAGCTCAATTTCTCCCATGCTTGCATGTTTAACGCCTACCATATATTTTCTCAATCCTAGCTCGCGAACCTCTTGAAACGCTACCGCATAACCTGTAATCTTTCCTAATGCTACTCCCTGCTCTAACCATGCTACTAATTTTTCCATTTTAATTTCCTCCATTTACGTATGTGTTAAAAAAATTTTTTTCGCCTTTTATGTTAACGTGTGACACCTTCACACTTTAGATTCAAATAAAAAAGTTAACGCATCAAGTATACTTTACTACCTTTAACCTCTTTAATAGAAGCTTGATTCTTATCTAGAATCTTATCTAACTCTTTACCCTCTGTAATGTAATCCTCGACCACTCTATTACCTTCAAATACTACTGTAATAATTTGTCCTTTATTATACTCTTCCTTTACCTTGACTTCGACATCCTCGCCTAGTTTACCATCTAACATAACAACTTTTGATTTCCCATTTAAATTCATTTCAATTACTCCATGATATACCTTGTATTCTGGCTTCTCATCCGTTGTCTGTGCAAATACCATACTTTTGAACATTCCTGCAATTGCTCCAAATGCCATTAATACTAGCGCTATTTTTACCCATCTTCTAAGCTTCATATTTATCTCTCCAGTTCATTAATTAAATTCATAATATGATGTTACACCGTCACACCATAACAGTCAAGTGCCAAAAAAATTTTTTCAGCCTTTTAACTTGTAGTCTTTGCCACCTAAACCATATTCTACAACATCATAATTCAAGCCTAACTTATTTAAAGCGCTATGGAACAGCTCTCCAAAGTCCTCTCCTCTAATCTCCTTGTCTGGATGAGGAATCCAACTTTTTCTTTCTACAAACATATAGAATATATTTACAGCTATAAGTTTTTGCTTATCCATTTCTCCAATCAATTTCATGATTAATTTCTTACCCTGCTCAAAACATGCCTGCCATTCCATATTTTCATACTCCCCAGTTTCAAAGTTAAATCTACTATAACTATCCTTATACAGTGTTACAATCTTCTCTAAGCGTTGACGTTGTTTTTCGTTCATTTCAAATCTCTCCTGTGCTGTAAAAATTTTTTCGCCTGTTAACCTACAGTAATTCACTATGACTATATACATCAAACGGTGAGCGTGGTCTATCAGTAGGTTCTTGAATTCCCCAATGCGCTCGATACATCGCATCCGCATCTCCGCTCAATTCATCATCAAGTTTTTCATCTGTCCAGAATTCAGCAACCACCACATTATAATTATCAATTTCATCAGACCATGATAAAATTTTTTCCGCGCCATATTGAGTCCAATTTTCTCCTTTTACTTCTCCACGCGATGACGCAAGTAAAAATCCTTCATAAATCACCTTGTTTCGAAACGCTATTATTACTCTTCCATTATCTCTAACTATAAATACAACATTTTTACCAATGTTAAAGAATTTCTCTTTAACCCTTTGAACCTTGGCTAAATCCACATCATCAATTTTTTTCTCTGCGTAAAAATATTTATAGTCGCTCTTGTGTAGTTTTTTCCATTGCATGTGTTCAACCCAATTGTTTTTACTATCCTTCAGCGCCTGTACACAACGTTCTAAATCTCCCTCAGCACATAATATATCTCTGTCTGCCTTTACGTCCTCGTGGGCGTTCTGGAGCGTTACAAGATATTGTTTGTCGTCAGTCATTCTGATTTCATTATTTAATTCTTTTGTTTCAACTACCTCCGCGATAAAATCAGCGTTGCTTTTATATTCTTTTAAATTATTTTTCATCTGTATACAACTCCCCTATTTTCATTTATGGTTTGGCTCATCAGTATGAAGATTACCACTCTACCATATACGCGTGATTTCCCACGCGTTTCGCCTCAATGACCAAATAACATATTAATCCACATTTTCAATTTCTTTTCCGCTTCTTCCCATGTATCGAATATTTTCACCTTATTCCCTCCCACATATGCATGTATGTAGACGTTGTTTTCATATTTGACAAATTTGAACCAAGATTTTTTTCTTGTAGTTATTTGACCAAAAAGCTCTAATTCGTTTTGGTCATCCTTAAACCTTCTGAGTTTCTCTATTAAGTGCATCATATTTTCTCCTTACTCATATATAGGCTTTTCAGTTGTTTTATTTTCTCCTGCTCTACGCTCGATAAATACTTCTACATCCGCGCCACCTAATACAGAGTAGATATTTCCATGTTTAACATTCTTATATTCTTCCAATAAATCACTTTTAATTTCATCTGAAAATTTATTTTTACATGGGACTGTCTCAAGTAATTGATACCAATTAAACCACCATCCGCCTTCCTCGTGTCCTCCAAACTCTCTAGTAACCTTGTATACACTTACATATACTTTCATGTCCTCTGGGGCTTGTATAGCCCCTCCATTGCATTCTGTACACTCATGAACCAATTTACCATCAATAAATTTTTGATTCCCAAAACCATCACATGCAGTACATTGAATATTTAACATTTAAATCCCTCCATTCATATTTTAATTAACAATTTTCAAACCCTGTATAATTAGCTTTATAACCATTATTTGCAAGTGTAGTTGCCATTCTTTTCGCTTTTGTAATAGCTTTCTTTTCATCCTCGATTGTCTCTGTATAGCATTCAAATTCCTCATTAAAATATTTATCATATCCCCAAACATTTACATTTAAATCATACTTACCTTCATGCTCTCCAATTGTTACAGTTATTTTAGAAACTCCATGCATTTTATTTTTAATTTGTTTTTTAATTTCCGTTGCAGTCATTTTAAATTTCTCCTTTATAGTTAAATTTCTTTTTAGTTTGGTATGTATATATCTATCTTAATTCATAGTGACTATCATTACATGTATTGATTTATAAATAATTCGCAATTGACGCCATATATATCATTTACAATAAAGCATTTCTCTTCTCTACCTGTTGATAAGTCAAAATACTTTCCAACTCCAGTAATAACCATATTATCTATAACAAGCCCAACATATCTATTTAACTTCATTTGTTACGCCTCCATATTTCTTATTGAATGAATCCCACGCGTTAACCTCTTCATTTATAGTCAATTTCTTTTTAAATAGACTTTTAAACCATTTCATATATAATCACCTACCCTTATTTGTAATAGATTTTCTTATCCGCTAAAATCACGATGTTAGCGCCTTCTAATTTCTTTCCTGTCTCTTTATCTGTAAAGCTATCTTGTTTGTATGGGTTGTAATACGCCTCTCTCATCCCTGCGCCTAAAATCAATTTCTCATTGTATCCTGCAATTCCCATGAAATTCCCTTTTACAAATGCATGCACATTCTTTTTTTGCTCTCTTAATACCTTTTGTCTCCCTGACTCGCGAACCGTAAATTTTACATTTAATAGAATGATGTCATTTCCATGAGCTAACACAAGATTTTTTTTCGTTCCGTTTTCCATCGTTCTACCTTCTAAGCTAAATACATTAAGATGTAAATTCCAGAAACAATTAACCTTTTGACTTTCTTCTATCATTCTATTTTTGAAGTAATTTAACATTTTATCTCTCTCCTTTAAAAAATTTTTTTCTCGCTTGTTACTAGGCTTGAGGCTTTTCAGCCTCAAAACCTTTCTTGTAACTCTCTATGATTCCGCCAAATCCATCGTTTAACATCTCTAGCTGTCCTTGTGTCGTGCGTTCATGGTCTCCAATCTCTCCCATTCCATCGAATGAAATTGTTACTATATCGCCTTGTTTGTACGCTACACCGTAATAATCTTCTTTTTCGATTACTACATAATTTTCTTCAAACGTTCCATAATCATCAATTGCAAGTGCATAAGCAAATTTTTCATCCACTTTGTCAATAATGAAATGATTGATTCCAGTAATTTTTTGTGCCTCAGAAATTTTTTCCTTCGCGTCTGCTAACTCTTTCTTTACGTCTTGCAATTCTTTTTCTTGTGCGCTCATCTGTTCCGCTTGTATTGAAATATTTTTTTGTTCCGTTTCTTTTGTAAACATCCCTACACTAATAGCTGTAACCATAACCACTAATAACATTTTGATAAATTTTTTCATTTTTAATTTCTCCTCTATAGTTGAATTATTTTTTTGAGCGCCTGCTTTATACAAGCGCCCTGCAAATCTTTTGTTTAATAAGTTTTAGTGAATCGCGATAGCAATTTTTTTCTGCGTGGTGACTTCTCATAACACATGTTACAAGTTGTTCCGCATGCTCCTTTTTTTACATCATCTGGACATGCTACATAATCAGCAGGTACATCAGAAGTTTTTTTGTTGTATGCAGTAAAGATGTTCATTCCCATCTCTTCAGCCATTGCAACGAATTTTTCTTTTGTGTCGTCCCATAAAGAGAACATGAAGTTGATGTTGATGTCAGATAATTTTTTTCCCTCGCGTTTTAAGTGCGTTTTGATGAATGGAATTGATTTTGTGTAGCATCCAAATTGGATTGGTAATCCTTTTAGATTCTCAGCAATTTGAACCCACGCGTCAAAATATTCTTGAGAGTAAAAATCACCAGATACATGAATTCGAACTGTTAAAGGTTCGTCAGTACCATTTACAGTATTTTCTACTTCATGTTTTAAAGCTTCGATTTTCAGCATTTTTGTCGCCATGTCTACGAAATCAGCGCGCTTTGTCATTTCGAAATTGATATTTTGAGATTTTGAAACGTTATCCCAATTTCTATAGTAATCTTTCAGTGCATAACATTTCATGATGCAATTTTCTGTTGCGTATGGGCATGTTGCAACTGGTGGTAATGAAAAAGTTAAAATTCCATTTAATTTCTTATTACCATTTCCGAAAAATAGTCTCATTTCCCCATCCTTCGTATTTTGCTTTGCAAGCTCCAATTTATCATTTACTAATTTGGTACGTTTTTCAACAGTGCCATATTTTGGTTCTGCTTTCTTCTTTACAACAGGTTTCTTTTTGAATGCCATTGCAAGCATATTCTCAACAGCAGGACAAGACGGAGCTTGTTCCGCCTTGAATTCTACCTCAGCAATTTCAGCAACAACTTTATCAAGTCTGTCACGTAAAGCGATAAGAATTTGATATAATTCTACTAATTCAGCCTTTTTCATAGCGCTATAACCACATTTTAGAGCTGAAATTTCAGCGCCTGTTAATTCCGTTGCAAGTTCTTCCTTTGCTGATAAGTTCATGTTGATGATGTTGCGGAATGCTTTTACCTCTTGTTTTAGTTCTGCTACTTTTAGTTCTTTCATAGTCAATCGACTCCTTCATAATTTTATAGTTTGTTTTTGTTCTAAAGTCATAGGCTGAAAATTTCAGCGTATCAATTTAAAGCAAAGCTTCTCGACATGTTCCCTTTAGTCGCCTTGAGCATTCCAGTCTATTTAGCCCAAAACTTTAAAGCCTGTCATTTAGTTGTCAAAGATTCATGCTATTTGTTTAGCCACCTTGCATGTTACCTATTCGGTGATATGTTGGCGTTGCGCCTTCACTTCCCTTCATTTTCTTTTTGATGTAGCAACCGCCCCAATGGGCATTCTAGTCGCTCGTGTGTTATCCGCCCCAGTGGGCATTCTAGATAACTTGTTTGCGTTTTGTGAGTTGGTGTCTCACTGGCACATCAATAATGTAACATAAGGTAAATACATTTTGCAATACTTTTGTTTAAATAAATTTCAAATTGATTTTTGACGATTCCCTTTGTGTATGCGCGCACGTATATTTAATAGGAGAAACTTGCTCTGTTTTTGACGAATCGAGGGTAGTAAATCCCTTGTGGCTGTAAGGTCGAATTGAGTTATCCACAATGGCAAAAAATCTTAATAATTTCGCTTCTTTAATTCACAAACTAAAAATAGATACAATCCGCGTTATATCAACGTTTATAGCGTTTTTCAAAAAAATGATTCACAAATTGAAAAAAATACTTTTTATATTCGCTTAAAATAGGGACGAACCTTAGAGCCAAGCGGGATTCAAGACTTTATAAAAAAGATTTGCAGAAAAGATTCTATTTTACTTGTGGATAAGTGAGGGGATACTTACAGCGCCAAGGGATTGAAGGTTTTTTGAAAAAGAAAAAGAAAAAGTATTCTGAATATTATAAGGTGTAAATGAGCGATATGTGGGTAAACAAGGGTTGAACCGTTGGGAGAGCATGGTGATAGCGCTTACACGTGTGGGATTGACTGGTAATAAGTGGTAGTAGTTGGATAGCTGGAAAGGATTGGTAATAAGTGGTCGTTGTAACATGATTGTAACGATAAGGTGGGTTTGTGTAACACTACTGTAACATTGAAGAAAGGGTATTGACAGGTGGTGGTATGTATGGTAGGATATGCGGTTATCCCTATGAGATGGCGTTACATACCATACATATATAAGGTTTGTCAATAGTTAATCCCTAAATATTTTATAGGTATTTATTACCATATAACCCTCAACTATATCGCTTATATAAGATATAGCGTTTAAGGCGTCTATCGTCCTCTCTAAGCGTGTTAGGGGTCATGTAATGCTATGGTATTACTAGGACTGTTAGGAAGGTGGCGTATATAGGCGTTGTCTCCATATATGGGCATATGAGAGGCGTATACTGGGGATACCCTCATATGGTGTTAGCTATGGTATATGGTTGTATAGTTGCATACTTCTATACATGTTATGTGTATGTGATAGTGATGATGTATGTATGCATGAACGTTGATGTGACTAGTGATGAATGATGATGAGTAGTAGTGATGTAAGGTGACAGACAAGTGAGCATGAGTGATGATGAGTGACGATGATGTGTTGATGTTGCTTGGATGCTTAAACCCTTGGTATGACTGGTCTGATGATACCCTCATGAGGTATGAGATGGTACTATGTATACAAGTAGGTTGTATAGTTGATACATGTTGTTTGGTAATTGTCGGAATGTATATTGTTGTATATACAGAGTTTATACAGTGGTGGTTATTGTTAGTTGTATGGTTGGTGGAAATTCCGGTGAAACCTTGGTGCCGTTGTGTTTGTGGTAGTTATATTGCTGGAAATATTTGAGGTTGTATGGTGTGGTGATGCGTGGTAATAATGAATAAATATGTATGGTAGCTCCATGTTCCACACCGCATGCATTCCTTACCGAGAAGCCTTGTCTCTGTTGGGTTCGTGGAAATTTTTTGGTTTTCCTCACGCGCGTTACGCAATGCATAAACAACGTATAGGAAACGTTTACCATTCGTTGAACCTTTCTAAGATTTCCATTTCCTTCCATGAGCTCGTGCGTGTGCGTGTGTGCGTATGTGAGCGCGCGCCTGCATGTGTGTCGTGTACGTGTCGCACTAATAGGAAATAGTGTGACAGGCGTGGGGGGGCTATTTACCACATTTTGGTGGGTCGTTTCCTAGCCAACTGACCTATGTACCCTCATCCACACACCACAAATATTTTACCGATTGCGATACGAATCTTTCTTTAACCTTACCAACCATTGACTATTTTTCTATTTTATCCCTCTCGTAAAGCGTCTCGTCAACATTCTTACTTCCCCTACCCTATTTGACCACACAGAGGGGGTTATTTACGACATAAAATAGGTACTTAAATATAACTAACCCCTTCTATTACCTGTATCTGTACGTTAAGGGTCATTCGAAAGCCATTTTAACACTATTTCATCATTTATTCATCGATACGCCTATAATAAGCCATAAATCAGCCTTTTTAAGCGTTATTTAGCACTTTTGTCACGCTTTTATACCTTTTTAACCCTGTTTCGACTCATATTAGCAAAAATAAGACGAATTTGGGCTTCTGACAGCATTATTTGCTACAATTTTACCACAAAATAGTCTCGGTTTTCCATATTTTACACATTTATTCATTACAATCTAGCCAGATATAAACAAAAGCCGAGTATCTCTACTCGACTTAAAGCTCTCTTTCTATTGAATAGCTAACTAGAAATGCATCTATGCCATATTCCTTAACTAGTTCGCTCCATTTATATGAGATAATTTCAGCATCTAAATTCTCAGAATTACCGTCATACTCTTCTCTATCGTATTCTATAGAGAATTTCTTAGTAAACGTCTCACCCTTGGTCATAACGTTCATTTCGTAAAAGACTCTTCTCATACTAGTCCTCCTTTGGAGTTTTCATAGTCTGTATTAAGGCGCTAGGTTGTTTCTTAATTCCTACCTTTTTCTTAGGCTCTGACTTAGCTTCTGGCGTAGGAGCAGGACTTCCAACCATATTCGGTAGCTTAAAGAACTCCCCTTCTCCTAAATGAGCCTTATAGAATCTGATGGCATACCTAACAGCTTCAGCCTTCTTATTCCTTGGGATAGACTTTAACCAATCATCTATGTCCTTATCAGCCACCTCATCATAAGGCAACTTGTAGAATTTGGTGTTGTCTTTAACATTTTCCTCCATTATCACTCAGCCTCCAGATTATTCAGATATACACCATATCTATAATAACCTTCTACATTGCTATCTCCGTTATTTGCAGGAATCGTAATTCCATAAACAATGTTACTTATCTTATCTTCAAATAAGTGAGCGCCACCACCTACTAATAGTATCTCATCGATGTCTGTTTGGTCTTTCCACTTGTCCATGATAGCTCCTTGGATGCCAATGACAACCTCTTTAATTCCATCTTCCATTGCCTTCTTAAAGTTAACTGCTTTCGCACGTTTAGAAGGCTTGTATATGTATTCTCTATCTTTGTATGTAATCCCCTTCTTGGTCGCCTCTTCCTCAACTTCCTCTAATATATGTAGAAGGTCATAGTCTGTTACAGTATGTGAAGGAAATTCCTTTCTAATACACTCTCTAATTGAGTTGTATACGTCTCTAAACCCCTTTTTAACACTATGATACGTCTTCTGTCTTCTAAGCTCAGATACTATATCTAGGTCAGTCGTTCCACTACCAACATCGATAACAGCAACCTTCCAAGTCTCGTAACCTTCCTCTTCTACAGAAGCTTCTTCATCTAAATATCTTCCCATTACAGTAGATAGAGCCTGCGCTTGAACTTCTACATGCTCAACCTTAAAAATATGTTCATCCTCATTAACAGCAACTTCATGGATGCCTCTTTCATCCTCACCGTAGAAAGCATCAGCAATCTCTTCTTCACATGATGTTCCAGTTTCACCAGATGGTACACCTGTTACGATTAAAATCTTCTCTGTAGGAGCAATCTCTAGGTCATGAACCACTTTTGCCATTACAATCTTAGCCATGATTTTGAAGGCTTCAGTTTTATATCTCCCTTCATGTCCGTACACGTTTTGAATATCATCAACTTTGCTAATCTCTAATCCCCATACGTATTCAACATCATCTATTTCAAAAACATCTACATCTAGAGATTTATTGTTCATACTTTCTCCTGCGTCCTTCTTGAAAGCAAATGCACTAGGAAGTGTTTTGAAATAAGGTCTACCCTCTCTTGTGATACTTCTAATTTTTACTAGTCCGTTCCCTAAATCAATCCCAATGATTCTATCATACTTTTTCTTGCTCTTTTTACTTGCCATTTATAAGCGCCTCCTTCAATTTATATCTCTACAACGAATTATATACTCGCAAAATAGTAATTGCAACAGAAAGTTCAAAGTTTTGGGCAACCAATGGGTAAACTATTACATTATAATTCTATAAAACATCTTAAAAAACACCAATTTCACCCCCTACGCACCAATACTTGACCAAAGTTTTGGACAATAAGAAAAAGGACTAAAAATTTAGTCCTCTAGCAAATTGAGTACAATATTATTGCCCTCAATTTCAATATAGCAGGTCGTAGTATTCTTAAATACCTTAGCTTTGCCCATAATTTTAGCTCTGTTCCATTGATATACAAATGTAATCCCTGCATTCTTTTCATCATCAAATCCATTCGCGAATCTCCATAGCATTTCTTCATCGCTAGTAGGAGAGGGGCGTATTACTACATTTCTACCATCTACTAATGTAGCGGTCATCATCATATTATGCCATGAAGGCATATTTTCATTATTATCAAACTTTGATTTTTTTAACATTCTATCAATCCTCGCAATAGTTTAGTTTAATTATATAAAGAGCTTCGCGATACTTTTGTTCAAAAAAATAGAGATTTTAGATAGAAAGTATTGCGAAGCAGGGGATAGAAACTCCCCTAGATTTCTACATGCCTCGCTAAAAAGATATACTTCATAGACTCCATTTCTATAAGCGTTCTTCTGAACTCTGTGTCGAAATTGGGGTTTCTTTGCCAAGTAGGAAGAGTGATAACAACCCCTGCATATCCTCTAAGCTGTTCGTACCTACTAATGTAGGCGAACTGATTTAACCGTAATTGATTCTCTTTAACAAAATATCTGAACTCTTGGTAGCTTGGCGCTAAAACTGGGATTATTTTCATAGTAATTCTCCTTTTCTGTGCAATACTTTTGTTTTAGTTAATTTTTGAAGGATACCACACATGGGTCTCCGATTTGCCTCGGAAGAGGTCTTTTTTCATTTCTAGTATCGTATCTTCTCCAAGCAATTCCTGTACGAAGACACTCTCATTTTGAAGCATGGCTTCAGCATCGTAGAAGAACCAACTGATATAAAGCTTCTTACGAGGTCGAGAACATGATACATAGAAAAGTCTTCGCTCTTCTTCCTCGTCTGGATTCATCTTATGAGGGATAAGACCCTCGTTAGCGTTCGGAACAAATACCGCGTCAAATTCCAATCCTTTTGAGGCATGGCTAGTCATAACCTGCACCGCATCTTTACCTTTAGACTTCGCTTGCTTATCCTTAATAGTAGATACGTGTGCCAAGAATGCCTTAATATTAGGGAATTTAGAAGCCATAGAGCAAAGCTTTTCAATAGATTCTAATTTCTCTTCAATAGCAGATGCGTTAGGAGTTGTTTCATTAACGAACTCAATGTAGCGAGTTGCCTTGATTACATTGCGAAGGAATCGCCCTGCATTCGTGCTAGAGTTAGACTGGTAGTGTAAATCACCAATAATCTTAGTGAAGTTATCGATTCCTCGCTTGAATTTCCATTCAGCATTTTGAGGAGTTACGCGTAACGCCTGCATTAAATTCATATCGTGCGAACCTGCAAATCGCTCCAGTTCCTCGACAAACTGCTTCCCTAAATATCGATTCGGTGAATTGATGATTCTGCGGAAACTGCTGTCGTCTTCGCTATCTACCACAAGTCTTCCGTAGCTCAGTAAATCTAGGATTTCCTTTCTGTCGAAGAAGGATAGAGATTTGGAAACATCGTAAGGAATATCCTTATCTGCCAGTACTTCCTCAATGATTGCTGTATCCGCATTTGCACGAACTAGAATAGCAACTTCCTTATATGGCATACCGCCATCTACTAAATCTTGAATCTGATTAGCGATTCCAACAATCTGCTTTCCTTCGTCTTGGTATAGAGAAAACTTAACTTTATCTCCAACTTCGCCAACACTCTCGGATGGCTTGAATTGTTTATATTTTTCAATCGAACTGTTTTCGATAATTTTGTTTGATAGGTGAACAATATTTTGAGTTGAGCGGAAGTTCTTGTTTAATTCAATTAGTTTCACATTCTCAAATTCATCTTTGAAGTTAAGGATATTCTCAACATTCGCATTGATGAATGCATAGATGGATTGGCGGAAATCCCCAACTACAAATACATTGTGAGAGTTGATAAGCTTAATAATTTCAAGCACGATAGTCGATGTATCTTGATACTCATCAATCATGATGTACTGATATTGTTTTGCAATGCGAGAACGGAATGCGCTGTCGTCTCTCAGTTTCTCGTAGAATCGCAGTAACATGTCATCGAAGTCTACTTGTCTAGATTCTGATTTAAGTCGCTCATACGTGGCGTATGCCTCTCTGAGAAGCGGTTCTGATACTCCGTCTACAAATTCAACTTGCTCATTAATAATGAGATTGTCAGTTGGCTTCACCATATTCGCTTTTTGATAAGAAATAAACTGAGCAAGTTCTCCTGCCTTGATTCCTAAATTCATGCCTAAATGGTTTCGCTCATCGCGAGGTTTGCATAAATCGTTGAGACGCGACATTTTCCACCAATCTGGGGCAATCTGCAATTTATCAAACTCAGAATCTAAAACCTTCAATAATCGGTAAGCGATACTATGGAATGTGCCAAGCACAACCTTCTTCGCTGTGTCTTTGCCAATAAGTTTGCTAAGTCGCTTCTGCATTTCCTCGGATGCCTTCTTCGTAAACGTGATTCCTAGAATACATGTAGGATTAATATAGTGATTGTTTACCATGTTTGCAATACGAGTGGTGAAGGCGCTAGTCTTTCCAGAGCCTGCACTTGCGATTGTACAAACGTTCCCATCAATAGTATCTACTGCTAATTGTTGTTCTGTTGTTAATTTCATAATGATTCCTCCTAGTTATCGTTAATGTTATACTAACACATCATAACATTTCGTGCAATACTTTTGTTTAATAGATTTCTGTAACTCACTCATATAAAACCTTCTTTGTTTTATTACTGTTTTCATACTACACTATAACCTTATAATTTTGCAATACTTTTGTTTAATAAAAAATAATAAATTTTAAGATACGTAGCGCTTCATAGGGGAGGGGCATTTTTTACAGATGTAATTGGACTACTTCGTTCGTAGAACGCATCAGTGAGTCAGTATGGAGATGAGAGAGGTATTCTGGAGGGGCTATGTACCTATCGATTCGAGATTCGTATTATAGAATGTTTCTATTTTCTGAAAATTCTATACTTATGATTCTTATGGAATCTTATATTAATTAATAAGTAAAAGATATATAGAATCATAAATACTTAGGGTGTTCAAAAATTGAACTGGGTGTGTTTAAAAATTGAACACTATAGTTTTATAGAGTTTAAAAATTGAACACTATTTTATCCACAGAAAATGTGGATAAGTGAGACATTTTATAGAGTTTAAAAATTGAACTCTATAGTGTTCAAAAATTGAACTCCTAGAGTTTAAAAATTAAACACTATAAAAAAAACATAGAGTTCAAAAATTGAACACTATAAAACAATCTTAAATGTGTCCAAATTGTGAACGCGAAAAGACAAAAAAAGAAGAGCATTATTTGCTCTTCAAGATTGAAACTATATATTGTTTAGCGGTGAAATACTTAACGTCTCCAATTGACTCGTATATCCCGTCCAATGTTTTAAATAGTATATCTTTCATGCTTCCATCTAGATTCTCAAGAAATTCCTTTTTAGAATCATCGCGAGCAATGATATGTACAGTATGTATTTCTTTGTTATATACGGATATTACATCAGTAAAGAATACATCTGCTGTAGGCTTAGTACATCCATGTTCAATTAATCTATCTTTAAATTCATCAGATGAAATCAATGTATCCTGCATATTGTCAGGTAGATTGGTAAGTATATAATTCTCTTCTTTCTGATTTTCAAGCAATATATCAATCTCTCTTCTATCTTTCTTAGAGATAATCTTGTCTCCAACAGTTTCGATAAGGCTATTGATTGTATCTTCGCCATTATGATGATTGAATCTATCCATCTGAGAATCAGAAGCAAACTTCTTCATAAACTCATCGTGTTTCTTTTGCATAAATGGTTTCAACTGCTTATACTGTTCCTGCGAAAGAAGAGGTATAGTAGTTCTAAGTTTAAATACAGGACTATCTTCTCTGTTACCATTTCTCTTATTTAATCTATGTACTTGGATAAGAAAATTGTTCTCTTCCAACTTTTTAATCTTAGAAATCAAAGTTCCCTTTGACAGTCCGCATCTTTGTGCCAACTCTGTCATCTTCGGATAGCATATATCAATAGCACTATCTTTATCGCAATATTCCCAAAGGTGTTGCCATACGAATATGCAATCAGCATCCATTATTTGCTTCCAATAGTAAGCCATGTACCTATCTACATTCCACATACTATGAATTCTAGAAGGGATTTCGTTCCCAACCTTGTTCAAATTCAAGTTTTCTAGATAGCTGAATGGGACTTCGTATGCCTCCTTATTCGGCATTTTTCTAGCTCCATCTTTCTCATCAATGGGGTAGTTTTCATCTACTCTCTTTTCGATAAAATGGATGTAGCCCTCGACATCATAACCATCTGGTCTAGCCATATTTAATTCCTCCACTTTATAGAAAAAGCAGGAGAGAAAAATCACAAAATTACTTTACCTCAATCTAACACATGTGATATTATTGAGGTAACAAATTAATGAAATCTGAATTGCTATTTTGTGATTCATCTCGGACGCTTTATCCTTGCAGGTCGGCAAACTTACAAAGGATAGGGCGTTTTTGCTTTTTCAAGATTTGTTTGTTGTATTCATTGTAGCAGAATCCCCTTCAATCTGACAATAAATTTCTGGCTCATTCGATTCAAATCGAGTTTCTTCTATTATACTGCAAAAATCACTCACCCAAATTTCTATACATCTCACTGATACGGAGATTTACACCCTCTAGGGGTGCGTATTTCCGTATACCATACGGAGATTTACACCACTAGAGGGTGTAAATGTGGGGGTCTAATAATAAGAGAACCAGACGAAGCAGAGAGAGATAGTAGTGGGGTCGCGCGGTGGCGCTCTTTTCCCACTACTGAAACGCATCCCATTAAACAAAAGTATTGCAGAATATCATATTCTCTGTTAGAATTTATTCATAAGTTAACCTATACGGAGATTTACACCCCTTACTAGTGTATATCTCCGAGGGTATACGGAATTTTACACCAATAGGGGGTGTAAATCTCCGATAGGTGGGCGGAAATATACACCCCCTATTGGTGTAAATCTGGGGGTCTAATAAAAGAGAACCATTTAAGCAGAGGAGAACCATATTAAGAAGAGAGAGATAAGTGCATAGTCACGCGCAGTAGCGCTTTCGACTTTGCACTTTAAGCAAAAATATTGCAGGAAAGGAGAATTCGATAGAATTTGAAACATAATAACTTTATTAAAATTAGCGACTCCCTAATCAAGCACGAAGAAATTACATCAGAAGAGAAATTTACATACGCTGTCATTCGAGCCAATAATCCAACTGGCTCTGCTACAGTTAGTATCGTAAACCTTCTCAAACAGATGGGAATGAATCACTCAGATAGTAGGAATAAATCTAAGATGAAAGGATTCGTTACCAATCTAGAAGTTCATCAATTTATTGAAGTATACGAAGACCAAGCGGAAATGTGCAGGATAGAGGCATCTAAGATGAAGCCTTCTACACTATACTTTATTAGAATGGTAGAGCCTAACAAGGGTGGATACTTCACAATGTTTGATGTGGATATTATCAAGAAATTTATGACACTGGATAAGAAGAAGAAGTTCGGAGTATTCTCAGTGTACGCTAGTATCGTATCTCCTATATTTGAGAGCGAATCAAGTTGCAAGGTGTCTTGGATTTCTCAAGGAACAATTCAGTTAGAAACAGGTATTAGCGACAAGACTGTATCAAAATACATCTATATATTAAAAGATGAACTCAATGTTATCGATTTTAGAAAAATGAGATTCACAGCCAAAAAGCAGGTTAAGAATAAAAGCATTTCTAAGACACATAACTTCTACTGGAGAGTAGGGGATAGCGCGAAATCGATTTTTGTCTATATAAAAGATGCTATGGATAAGCTAGGCTATAGCAATGAAACTCATTATATCCAAGTATTAGATAGAAATAACAATCCTATTAATGAGGTGGAATAGTTGGCAGTAATTAAAAATGGCACGACAGAGCAATACAAACAGAAGAAAGATGAGATATTGGAACTATGGGCAACTTTCATGGATGAATATCGAGACTTAAAAGATACGCGAGTTAAACGTGTATTTGAAATTATCGACCTTGCAGGCGTATATGATATGGAAGACGGATTCTATAAATTCGTAGATTCTGTATATCCAATGTCCAGAGAAGACTATGATGAGCTTCCTTATCATAATAGTAAAGACGATTTCATCATGCATAAGATTAGTCATATCATCGCAAATGAGATATACGCCAGTTTCCTTGATGATGAGAAGTTTCTATATATAATGGAGAATCTCAGATTCATTATATTAAAAGGAATTAAAGTTAAGGCTGAGAAGGAGATAAAGAACCGCGAGAAGGAAATTGAGGAATTAAGAAAAGTAATTCAAAAAAGCGGTTGTTAATCTAGTGTGATTGTGTTACACTAACACTATAACACATAAGGTTAACGGAGGAATTGCAAATGAATTTATTAGAAACAATGGATGGAAGAGAAATTCTTCGATTAGGAGAAATTAAACGTACTGCAGAAAACGTATCTAAGAGAGAATTTACGGATGTTTTCGAGGTTAATTATAACTACTATATGAACTGTATTGGCAATAGAAGCGCACCAAGTGGAGTGCTAGTACAAAAGTTGATTGAATATATACAGACACCAACTGAGAGAATGTACGAAATGATTTTTGCATACCGTTCTACAGATAGAAATACAAATAAGTCTGTTAAAAGAGATGAGTATGGGAAAGAAGTATTCCATAAAGAGCTTAGAATGGATAGAGAGACATATCTAAAAGCAATTGGTGAGCTTGAAAAAATGGGAACTCTTAAAGAACCAAAGATGTAATAAGCCTATAGAAGCCTTGAGCTTCTGGCTAGTTCTGCATTAAACAAAAGTATTGCAGAAAATAAATGAATGTTATATGATATACACACAAAGGCGAATAAAACAAAGGTGAATTTAAACAAAGGAGCTAAACAAAAGTATGGAAATGATAAGAGGATTCTGTTCATACCGTCCGTTAGAGAATTATCTAGCGACACTATCAACAGATGAAGTGAATGCATTATATCTAAGTGGCGAGCTAGATAAGATGTATGACGACGTTGAGCGAGAAAGAGAAATGAGAGCAACAGCAAGATTTATTACAAAGATGAAAACATACAGAAAAGCACAAGGAGAGATGAAACGTGAAGTACTTCAGTAGTTCAATTGCAGGTAAAAAATTGGTGGATTTCCAACAGCAGGATTATTCTGTTGAAAAATTCGGTGATAGATTAGAAGTAATAAATGAAGTAATTGGTGATGGGGAAGGGAATGTGCATGAATTCTTCTCTACATACTTTGGTGAATATTACGATGTAAGCCCAACACAACAAGGTTGGATGGCTGAGCAGGATGCTGTATGTCGAACGTTAGAGATGCTAGGTACATATCTTCTTAATGCAAAAGATATTGATACTAACAGAAAGGTAGAGTACCGATTCTGGAAGAGTGAGAGAGAATTCAAACAATATAAAGAGTCTGAGAACGTTGTAGCTTCAGCATTCGAAACTGGAGAGGGCAATTCAGAAGTAGAAGTATTCGACATGTTCTATTCTAATGAAGATAAGAATCAGAAGATAGTTAAGGGTATGAGCATTCTTTCTAAGGATATTAGGGAGATAGTAGAGATTGGTAGATTACAAGACCTAGTCGAAAAGGCAGGAGACGACTCGTTTGTAAAGATGATTGAAAATCGAATTGACGCATCTCTTCCTATTATAATGGATGAAGAAGCTCGTGCGAGACTCCTAAAAATTCGCAAAAACGTAAAAGGCTATGTAACTCGTTGGATTCGCGAGGCGAAAGATAACCAGATTGCTATTAAAAAGGCTATCAAGCGTCCTATAGAATTTAAGAATCTGCTTAAGGATGAGGGCGTGGCAAACAAGTTAGATGCCATTGATTTCTCTGATATTGTAAATAACAAAGAGCTTCTGAGAATGCTTAATAGAGAAGATATGATGGATGAGGATGGACTAGGTCTTATCATCTACGACTACAATAGAATGCTAGATAGAATGGTTCTGACTGTTCGTGAGCAAAGTATTGTTGACTCATTCAGACAGGGATATGCACAAGAAGAACTGGAAGAGTTGCTAGGAATCAAGAAGAATACTGTTTCCGAAACGATTACACGAATCGCTAAAAAGTCAGCAGAATTCTATGTTAAAGAGCTTTATAAAATTGCCATCAAAAATAAATAAAAAAAATATGAGAAATGATACGAACTATTTCGGAGGCTACTGCTATATATAGTGTAAGCCACTAAGCAAAAGATTTGCAGAAGTGGTTAAACTGATTTAAAAACTTAGCAATTAATGATTGCCTCCTAAATCGTTGTATCTCAAATTTGCCCAAGTCTCCTAGCTTGGGCTTTTTATTATGCCGAAGAGAAGTAAATGGAAGGCTTATCATCGCAAGGTGGTAGAGTGGGTTCGATTCCCACCTTTGGCTCAAACAAAATTATTAAAAAACTAATAAAACAAATATTTTATTAAATCTCATAATGGAATGAGAGAGAAAGGGAGATATCAAATTATGATGAAAACAACAGAAGTAGTAAACGCAATGGCAGAAATTACAGGTGGAACTAAGAAAGACGCAAAGGCACATTTCGATGCTTTTAAAGAAGTAATTGTTGGCGCTGTAACTCGCGGAGAAGATGTAGAACTTAAAGGTTTAGCTTCATTTGTATCAAAAGAAGTTGCACAAGGAACTGCTCGTAATCCTCAAACTGGTGAAGAAATCGTTGTTCCTGCACACCGTAAAGCATCTGCTAAATTAGCAAAATCATTACGTAAATTCTAATTTAAAACAAACATAACTGGAGACATTGTTCTCCAAAACATACCCAAGGAGTCATGCTGATTGGCGTGGCTTCTTTTCATGGTTGTCCTCGTTGGATAATAACTGGTTCAAGTCCAGTTGCAACCTGCTTGTTTTTTCTCGACATGTATTTTCCTCCTACTATATATGTTATATGTCTTGCGGATAGGAACGGTACTATCCGCATTACGTGTCTGTAGCTCAGTTGGTTAGAGCATCCGCCTGTTAAGCGGAGGGTCGATGGTTCGAGTCCATCTAGACACGCCATTATGTTCTGTGAAGGTCAGCGACAATATCCAGTAAGAGCTTAATTAAAAGCGAGTACCTATGATTGTCATGTGGGTTCGATTCCCACCTACAGAACTCCATATGATTTGACATTGGTTTAAGCCAATCGATAATCACCTTAATCTTGGTTCATTTTAAAACCTCCTACCTCCTGTTCTAGCTGTGGTGGCTAGAACAACCTTGGGGATATAGTGTAGTGGTTAACACACATGGCTGTCTACCATGTAGCACGAGTTCGAATCTCGTTATCCTCGCCAAATGTGGAGAGTTACTCTAATTGGTAAGAGACTAGTCTTGAAAACTAGCGTAGGTGTAAAAGCCGATGGGGGTTCAAGTCCCTCACTCTCCGCCACATTACCTTATTCATATCTTGACCGCTAGATAGAAAGTATTCACCTTTTATCGTATGTTTCTAGAGCGACTTTAAGGGGAGTTCCTATTTAGCGATGAGGATATGAAGCTTCCTCCTACAAGGATGAGTCCTGTTTAGTAGGTTAAAACTTCAGATATCTTAGTACACAGGTTCAAGATATCTAGCAAATCATGGAGAATTGTCAGAGTGGCTTATTGTGCTTCTTTGCTAAAGAAGTGGAGATTTAATGCTCCCACAGGTTCGAATCCTGTATTCTCCTTACGATGCTTGGCTACTATAGTGATGCCCAATATAACGGTAAGCTGAAACTCCAAGTATTCATGTGGATGTAGGCTAGTTGGTCAGTCACTGCGTTTGGGGCGCAGGTCACGCAGGTTCAAATCCTGCCATCCGCACCATTAAAATTAGCAAACAAGGGAGAATGAGAGAGTTATGCTAAAGAGAACAACTAATTATGATTCAAAGATTACAAAGGCAGAAGGTATTTTTAAGAATGCACAAACTGTATTTTCAGATGCGATTACAACAGTCGAGAAATCTGATGCTGAGTTTGATGCAATTATCTTAGATGCACAATCTGAAATCGCCAAAAAGCGAAATGAAATTGATGCTTTACAAGGCTCTGTAGATAGAGCAAAAGCAGGCAAAGATATGAATGCTCAATTTAGAGCTAAGATTAATAACTTTATTGAAATTAACTAATTATGTGCGCCTTAATATAGGCGCTATTTGGGCGAGTATGCAAGAGGTTAAAGCAGGCTGACTGTAAATCAGTTACTTTATGTTTCGTAGGTTCGAATCCTACCTTTCCCACCACATGGAGAGATGGCGAAGTGGCTTAACGCGATAGGTTGCAACCCTATTATTCGTGAGTTTGAATCTCACTCTCTCCTCCATTATGGGGCATTCGTATAGAGGCTATTATCTCTGGCTTCCAACCAGATGACGAGGGTTCGATTCCCTCATGTCCCTTTTATTCATTTGTAGTCCTCCTATTTTATATTTAATTGGTCGTTCTGAGATATCGGCAAATATCTCAGTTCTTGCCGACTTAGCTCAGCAGGTCAGAGCGGTTGCCTTGTAAGCAACAGGTCGTGGGTTCGATTCCTACAGTCGGCATTTTTATGCGGAATAGTTTAACGAAGAACATCTGTTGAATAAGTGTACATATTGTCAACAGAAGGGGTGGTTCAAATCCATCGTTCCGAATCATGTCCCATTGGTGAAATTGGCTAACACACTCGACTTTCTATCGAGGATTTGCAGGTTCGAATCCTGTATGGGATGCCATCTTAGGGGCTTAGTTTAACGGTAGAACAGAGGTCTCCAAAACCTTCAGTGTGGGTTCGATTCCTACAGCCCCTGTTGTAAGTTCTTTTAAAATTAAATATTGTGTTGCACTGCTATATGCGGTGCGTTGAATTCCTCCAAGAGAGGTCTTATTATTTGGGTCTTTTAAATCGTATTAGACCAAAGCATTCTGCAGTGCGTTAGGGTGTGTAGTACACCAATCCTTTGTGTATTAAAGTTATTTATCTTTAGTTGCACTCGTTATTCTCGCACACTCCTTTGTGTTTACCTTGTGAAGTTTCGTGCTTCACAGCCTAACGCACTGTAGAAATGTCTTATTGAGAGAGAGGGAACATAGACATGAAAGACATTAAAACAAAACAAGAGTCCCTAAATTCAAACTGGGAATTCGTTCAAGGGAAAATTAATGACATTAAGAGTCATGAAAACATTGATATTAAACAAATCTCTGATATGCAACGATATGTTGAAATGCAGAAAAACATTGCAGAATCTTCTTATCATTTAGAAGCAGGGAGGTTGCTTAACGGTGAACCAAGTTAAATATGAAATGCCAGTAGACTCACATAAAATAGCGATGGAGCATATCGCTTACTTCATTGGTGGACATCCATATGGAGAAACAAAGCGCAATATTGCAATTGTCTTAGATAAAAATGATACATTCGAGCTTTTAAAAGTAATCGACCTATCATTATATGATGAAAAGGGAATTGATTTAGGCGCTGAAGAATATTTTCTTATTACCTCTGATATTGGAGAAGAAGGCAATGCTTTCTATGCAGATGATATCAAAGGAATTCATAAGAAATACATTGACCATGAGTCAGACATTATGATTCTACCGCATTACTTACCGCAAGAGGTTAAAGAACACTTTGGTAGTGGTAGTAAATTTAGAATTGAATTAAAACTAGAATCTGTTTATGACGCATTAACAGATGTAATAAAAATTGCAGAAAACATTTAGGGAAGGGGAGTAATCTCCTTTCCTTTTATTCGTGTTTCACAAGGCGGTGATGTGTATGGCGCGACAGCCATCGGGAAAAAAGACTTGTTTGAAATGCGGTAAAGAATATGCGGTTTCTTCTTTTTATTCACACAGGAATCCGTTAATAAATGAAAGATTTGGATTCTGTAAAAAATGTGTGAAAGAGAATGTCGATTTAGACGACATGGACACAATGGTTGATTTTTTACGGACAATGGATATTCCGTATTTTAAATCACAATGGAAAGTAGCGAATGACGCTAGTACAGAGACAGTCGGCACTTACTTCAAAAATATCAATTCACTCAAGCAGAATCAAGAGAAGAGATTCAAAGATAGTGATGATTTAACAGGAAGAACAAATAGAGCCGAACTGACCGAAATCGAATATGAAGATTTCGAGGTAACCGAAACTATTGTCAAGAGATGGGGAAGAAACTTGCAAAAGGACGATTATATGTTCCTGCAAGAAGAGTTCGATAGACTCGCAATCGCCTATGGATGCGATACCCCAATCCAAGAGAACATCTATAAGAATATGGCACGTACTCAATGGTTAGCAAATACCGCATTAGATGACGGTGACGTTGGTAAGTTCGAAAAGTTAATGAATACTTTATCGAAACAGATGAACGATGCTAACTTAAAACCAGTCCAAGACATGGGTAACGCCCAAGACAACGGATTAAATGACTGGGGTTCTTGGGTAAAGAAAATTGAGGAAACAGAGCCTATTCCAGAAGCATCCGAAGACCTAAGAGACGTTGACGGTATTAAGAAATACGTTGAACGATGGTTCGTAACGCAAATTAAGCGTGTATTCGGAATGATTAAAGATGAAGACATAGTTAAGCTAGATGGTGAAGACTAATATGTCTAAGGTTACTAAAAAATCCCAAGAATCAAAAACGAAAACAGATAAGCTGAGAGATGGCTTTAAATTATGGACATCGTTCTATAGAGCAAATCCACAGAGATTTGCAAAGGATTATCTCGGAATACACTTGTTCCTATATCAAAAGATTTTGTTGTGGGCTATGAACCACTATGGTTTCTTTATGTATTTGGCGGCGCGCGGACAAGGGAAGTCTTACCTAATCGCAGTTTACTGTGTAATTAGGGCTATACTTTTTCCAGGCTCTAATATCGTGCTTGCATCTGGTACAAAAGGGCAGGCGAGATTAATCATTACAGAGAAGATATTTGCTCTGAAAAACAACTCTAAAAACGTAGAACGAGAGATTAAAGAGTTTAAGACTAGTGCAAATGAATGTTACGTAGTCTTCTTTAACGGTTCTAAGATTACTGCGGTTACGAGCGGTGACTCGGCTCGCGGTTATCGCGCTAATATATTAATAGTTGACGAGTTTAGGTTGATATCAAAAGAAACAATCGATACTATTTTACGTCCATTCTTGAACGTAAACCGTACTCCACCTTACCTAGCAAATCCTAAATACCAACACTTAGAAGAAGAGAATAAGGAAATTTATATCTCTTCAGCGTGGTATAAGAATCATTGGATATATGAATCTTTTAATTCGTATTTAAAACAAATGATGGCAGGAAAAGATTACTTCGTTGCTGTACTGCCTTGGCAGTTATCTGTATTCCACAAGCTCCTATCTAGGAAGCGTGTAGAGCAACAGAGAACAGAAGAAGACTTTGACCAGATGAGTTGGGACATGGAGTATGAGGCGCTTTTTGTTGGTGAAAATGAGAACGCTTACTACAAATTAGATGATATCCAGAAGTGTAGAACACTTCCTAAACCTTTCTATCCTCCTACAGACCGAGAGTATGTAGAGAATAAGGGTAGCAGAAAGAAACTTACGAACATGCCTAAGCAGGCAGGAGAAATCCGTATCGTAAGTATGGATATTGCCTTGATGGGTAGCAGTAAATCGGTTAAGAATGATACAACTGCTTTCACGCTAATGAGATTATTGCCACAAGGCGAAGAATTTAGGCGCGATGTTGTGTATTTAGAGAGTATGGCAGGACAACATGCCGAACTCCAAGCAATTAGATTGAAACAACTATTCTATGATTTCGAAGCTGACTTTGTTGGCATGGATACAAATGGTAACGGTATAGCAATCTATGATTCTTGTACAAAAATACTCTATGACAAAGATAGAGATGAAGAATATCCTGCTTGGACAGTAATTAATGATGAGGCAATGGATGAGCGTAAAATTGACCCTAACGCCATTCCAATCATCTACTCAATTAAAGGTAATTCTGAGCTAAACCATAAGGTTGCTACTGGATTACGAATCGCCTTTGAGAAGCGAAAAATTCGCTTACTTATCAATGATATTGAAGCGAAGGAAGAGCTAATTGAACGTAAGGGTTATATGAAGAAAACAACAGAAGAACAGGTTCATATGCTTAGACCGTTTCTGCAGACAACTGCTTTAACGAATGAGCTTGTTAACCTTGTTTATGAAGTTAGAAGTGGTTACATCAAAATTAAAGAAGTCGGAACAACTACAAAGGATAGATACTCCTCTATTGGATATGGAAACTATGTAGCAACTCTATTAGAGAACGATATCTTAAAAACTGGTGGAAACGATGACTTACTTCAATATTGCTTATGGTAGGTGAAGAAGCGTTGAATAATCGTAATACTAACAACTATTACAAGCGAAGACGCAAGAATAATAATAGCGAGAAGTCAAATTCGATGCTAGAACATTCTAAGTTCGCATCAGCCTCAGCAAACTTTAAAGGCTCTAGTGGCGGTAATAATGGAGCAAGAGGTATGAGCGAATCTCGTCTCAAGACAATGCTTCAAGACCCTGCTAAGAGCGCTGTACAAGTTGCAGGGCTATCGTCTTCTATGAAACAGGTCAACGGTATGTATAAGCGAATCATCAAGTATATGAGTAGCTTACTAACGTTCGACCATGTTCTTTACCCAGTTCTTACGAATCCTATGAAGATTAAATCTAGCGATATTAAGAAAACGCAGGAATCTTTTATTCAAACAGCTATCTTTCTAGATAGGCTAAATCCTAAATACAATCTCCCAATATTTACAGAGAAACTGTTCACTACTGGTGTTACATATCAGTATAAATTGGAAGATTCAAAGGGTGTTGTTTATCAAGATATTCCTACAGCTTTCTGTCGTGTCGGATACGAAGAAGATGGTGTATATCGATTCCAATTTGACGTAACAAAGATTTCTGATGCTAACTTTGAGGTATTCCCAAAAGAGTTGCAGAACGCTTATACGTCTTATAAAAATGGTCAAACTGAAAAATTGATTGACGGACGATGGTATCAAGTATCGGACAAAGGTGTAGCATTCACAATCGATACTGATGTTTTAGCTAACGGAGGTATGGCTTTACCACCTATTGCAAATGCTCTTATCGATGCAATCAAAATTGAGAATGCGAAAGACAAAATGGAAGATACAGATAAACTTGATAACTCCAAAATTGTCCATTCTAAAATTGAAACTGATGACAAAGGAAGACCTTTAATGGAGCTTCCAGTAGTTCACGAATATCATAATGCTCTAAAAAAGAGTTTGCCAGAAGGTTCTGTAGCGATTACGAATCCTTTCGATACGAGAGGTATTACGCTTAATGGGACTGGTAAAGATGGTAAGTTCTCGTTGCTAGATAAAACATCTGAGCAACTTTATAAGGGCGCAGGTGTATCGCCTCAGCTATTCGCTGATGACAATTCTAGTTCTCAAGCTTTAGAACGTTCTATTCAAGTAGATTGCCAATGGCTGTATAGCTTCTTACTTCCTATGTTCACCAATTATTACAATTATGAGCTAAGAAAGGCAAGTAAAAAGACAGTCATTTGGAAAGCGAAATTCTTAAACATTTCACACTTTGATAGAGATGAAGCAATTAAGACTGCTAAAGACCAACTTTCGTTTGGTGGTTCTCGTATGGAGTATCTAGCTTATTGCGGAATGACTCCATTAGAATTTGCTACAATGCTAGTCTTTGAACAGCAAATCTTAACGATTGATGACCTTATGATTGCGAAACAAACTTCTCATACAATGAGCGGAAATGAAGCTCAAGAAAAAGAGAAGGGGAGACCGCAATCAGAAAAACCAACTGATACCACTGTTCGTATTAAAGATGCTGAATAGTGAAGGGTGGTGAAATGGTGAAATTAGTTAATACTAGTCTACCAATTAAATTTGAACAGATAAAAAATGTTCTAGATGACAGATTCATGACAGTGAAAATCTGGATTGCACATGTTGGTGAAAACAGAAACAACTCCATTTTCTCAAAGCAGGTTTTAGAATCTATGATTCCATCATTAGCCAATGTGCCTATCCTTGGATACTTAACTCCAACAGAAGATATTGGCACTGACTTTGCAGGTCACGAAGAGCGACTTGTAATTGAAAATGGAGAATTTAACATCAAGTATGTTGGTCATGCCTATGGTGTAATTCCAGAGGCAAACAATGCTAGATTCGAAACCAAGTATGGTGAAGATGGCATTGAAAGAGAATATCTCGTAGTTAACGGAATCCTTTGGAATAAGTTCAAGGAGATATCTGAGATTTTCGATAGAGACGGTGGTTTCAAGTCACAGTCTATGGAATTAGCCCCTTCAAGTATCAAGGGTTACCTTGACGATGAGGGCTTATTCGTGTTTACACAAGCTAAATTTGAAGGCGCTTGCATCTTAGGTGAAGGAGTTACTCCTGCTATGGTGTCAAGTACCGTTGAGAAATTCTCAGTTGCTAACAGTGTTAAATCTGAGATGAAAGAAATGCTTGCAGAGTTTAATAGTTACTTCTCTGCAGATAACAATTCCGAAGGTGGTGTAACTTTGACAAAACTGAATACTAACCCAGACTTCGCTAAGAAGGATGAGGAAGAGAAAAAGAAATTAGAGGCTGAGAAAGCAAAAGCTAAATCTCCAGAAGCTACTTCCGATGATGAAGAAGCGAAAGCTAAGGCAAAAGAGGAAGAAGAAAAAGAGAAGGCTAAGAAAAAGTTCGCTGATGATGACGAAGATGAAAAAGAGAAAGAGGCTAAAAAAGCTTCTAAATCTGGTGAGTCTGAGGACGAAGAAGAGGACGAAAAGAAAAAGTTTGCTTCTGATGATGAGGAAGATGAGGACGAGAAGAAGTCTAAAGCTGACAAGTCTAAAGAAGACGAGGAGAAGAAAAAGTTTGAAGCTGTAGAGGCTGAATTAGCTGATTTAAAAGCTAAGTATCAGACTTTAACAGATGAAGCTGATGAACTTCGTACTTTCAAAGCTAATGTTGAATTGGCTGAGAAGAAAGACAAGCTTGCTAGTTATGCGTCTGCTTTATCTAAGGATGAGTTTGAGGCGATTGAAGCAAACCTAGCTACTTTCTCTCTTGTAGAAATTGAGAAAGAAATTGGATTCATGCTTCTTAAGAAAGACAAATTCTCTGCTAATACGCAAGAGACTCGAAATCGTGTTCATGCAACTAATACAGATGCAAATCTACCGTATGGTTCGCTATCAACATATTTCACAAAATAATTTAGAAGATTAGAAAGGGTGCATATTAGTGTACGTTCGTTTAGACAAGATTAAATCAACTGCTCACTTAGAATCTATCATCGCTGATGTAGATTTAGTAAATGGTCAATTCGTTGCTCTTGGAGCATTAGAAGCTGACGGAGAGGCTCGAAAAGTTACTCCATCTGGAGATGTAACTAAGAAATTAGTATTCCACGCTTCTGTACCATTAACTTACTGGGAACGCCAAAATGAACTAGACTTCGTTCTTGAAAAAGGAAAAGTTGGTCGTGGATTCGTTCTTGAAGAAGGGGATATTATCTCTATTGAAAAGAAAGGCGTTTCTGGCGCTCTAGCAAAAGGCGCTCTTGTAGTTCCTGATGCTAATGGATTTAAGGTTGGTACGCCTGCAGGTTTACATGGTGAAATTATCGCTATCGATAAAGACATGTATGCAGGAGAATTAGCTGTTATCCGCATTTCTACTAAGTGAATTACTAATGAACCTACTCCTCCTGTAACTCCAGAAGTGAAAGAATAGTAGGTTCGGGGTAGCTCCTGTAAAAAAATAAAAACTATATTTAACAACGGAAGGTGAATACGCTTTATGAAAGCAAAAATGACTGAATTACAGCGTTTAGCTTTAGATGTATATCAAGGCAAAAACGTTAAATTTAATAATGTAACAGGCGAAGATGCACTTCGCAATATTATTCTTGATGCAGTAGGTGGAGAATTTAATTTCTACAACTACCAAGAAAATAAATATAAATTATTCCGCGTTATCACAGAAGCAGTAGACGTAGTAACTGGAATCATTGTAACAAACCAATTTGATAGCTTAGCAGAAGTACGCAATATCGCTACTGGCGACAAATTAGTATTTACTGTTGAAGATAAGTCTCTATTCCGTATCTCGCGCGTAGCAGGCGGAAACAACGACTTCCGTAGACAGAAATTACTAAACGGTAACTTCACTGTAGATACTGACTGGTTCGGTACTAAAATCTACTCTGAGCTTGAGATGTTCATCGCTGGTTTAGTGGATTGGACTGCTATGGTTGACCGCATTGCTCAATCTTACGTTAACGACATGGGTACTCGTATCTATGAAGGTATCGCTAAGTCTTACACTACACTAAATGCTACTTTCGGTGTAACTGGAGCTTACGATGAAGACAAGTTATTCAGCATGATTCAACATGTTGAAACGAAGTCTGGGAAGAAAGCTGTTGTTATGGGAACTAAGAAAGCTCTACGTAAGATTTCTAAAGCGTTAGACCTTTCAGATGGTATGAAAGACAAGATGAACCAAGTTGGTTACATCGGTACGTTCTCTGGAACTGATTTAATCTTACTTCCACAAGCGTACAAAGTTGGTACAGAAGAATTCGCTGTAGACGACAACATGTTATTAGTTGTTCCTCAAGGGGAAAAATTAATCAAGGTTGTTGTTGAGGGTGAGTCTATTATGCTTGAAACTGCTGAAGCAGGAGCGCGTAACGACCAACAAATGGAACACCAATTAATGAAGAAATTCGGTCTTGGTGTAGTTCGTTCTGCAGTTTACGGAATGTACAAAATCCAATAGTTTTAAACAAAAGTATTGCAGACTTTAGGAGTTTGTGATATTCTATTATAGAGGGGTTAAATTATGTAGCCCCTCTATAATTAAACAAAAGTATTGCACAAAGAGAGGGAGAGTTGTGTTATGGAAAAACGTAATTATAGCAACAGCAATCGTAAGCCGAAAGGGCGCTTTCAATCAAATGAAAGACAGAATCGTGAACGACTAGAAAAGAAACCAGTTCGAAGACGCGTAAATGTAGACCGAGATACTATGTGTATTGTCGTGAATAATTCATTTGGTCAATTCTTCTATGAGAATGCTAGAATGACTGAACGCATTGACATGGAGAAACATGGCGATGAAACAGAAGTTTCAGTAGGTGATTTACGAGCACTAGCTAACTCTGGTAGAAAAAACTTGGAAGGTTTCTCAATCATTATCACAGAGGTATTAGACCCAGAATATACGCTAGAAGATGTCCTTGGATACCTTGGATTGACTAAAATATACGATGAGTTATATGCGCTGTCCAATGGAGATGCTGACCCAGACGCTATCAAAAACTTCATTCAGAGAACAAGTGCGAAGAAATTTAAGGAAGTCATGGAATCTATGAGTCCTAAATTGCGCGCTAAAGTAATTGAAACATCTGTTAAACTATTCAAACTTGATGAGTTCGGAGATTACACGAAGATGAAAGTAATCGAAGGATATGTTAACGAAGACCTATTCGATGATGCAGAAGAAACTGAAATCGATGATGAAATTGAAATTTAATAGGGGGTGTTGCAGTGGCGACATCTTTTGATTCTATTTATAAAAAGTTTCTAGCTTCTATCGATGACTATGAATTTGGCTTGCTTGGGGATGACGAACTAAGCGAAGTTCTCTTTGGTTTTCTTGATACAGCTAGAAGCTTATATTTTCCTCAATGCAAAAAAGACTTAGAAAACATTGTTGAAGAAAATGGTATAGGTGAATTTGCGGAGGACTTAAGTTCTCAAGAGCAATTTATTTTAGCACTTGGCATGAAAAGAGCTTGGTTATCTACTAAGAAAAATAGTGCCGACTTAATGAGTAAAACAGTTGGTGACAGAGATTTTAAGGCTGTACAGGGTACTACATATTTAAAAGAACTATCTAAACTCGATAAAGATATGGAAGATGAGGTTCGTAGATACGCAGTTGAGTACACATATAAAAACTTCTCACTAGAGGGGTGGTAATATGTATTATTCTACTTTTAGAAAGAGAATGAGCCTTAAGGGTAATACTGCATTTGAAAGAAGTTTGAATCAACAGAAGAGGGAATTTGAACTATATTTCAATAATACAATCAATAGAGAAATGGTTAAAATTGATGGAATTGAGCAAACTGCTGTTTTCCAAGATGTCAACCAGAACAATAACAAAGACCTATCGGATGATAAATATATCATCACTGAAAACGATAGTAATATGAAGGTTGGTTCTTATGTTGAGTGGCGAGATAAGACTTGGATGGTCTTTACAGAAGAATACAAGACAATTAACTCACACAAGCAAGCGAAGATGAAATCTTCTAACCAAGTCATCAAATGGATGGTCGATGGTAAAGTTTGTGGCGATGGTAATGGCGTTCCTGCGTTCATTCAGAACCAGACGTTGTATACATTAGGGGTTAGTACGAGTGGTTACTACTCTTGGATTGTAAACGGAAAGATGATGATGTACATGCAGAATAATAGGGAGACAATGGCTATTAAAATTGGTCAACGTATCTTTATTGGTGGCATGGTATTCCAAGTAATGTTCAAAGACAATGTCTCTCGTAAAGGTTTAATTAACTACCTTTTAGAGCAAGACTTCGTTAATCCAGAAAGAGATAATATTGAACTTGAAATTGCAGATTATTACGATGTTATTAATCCAGATAAGGATGTAGACGAAAAGCCTTCTAACGTAGCTAAAGAAGTTATTGTTAGTGGTGCAGACAATGCTAGAATAGGCGCTCTTGTACAATATGAGGCTAAGATTTTCCATGATGGAACAGAAGTCGATGAAGAGGTCGATTGGACAATTGCCGATATAGATTCATCTGCTGAAATAGTTGAGCAGACAGCGAATAGTATCAAGCTTAGGATTGTCAAAGACTTTAGAAAAGTTGGTTTAACTATTAACGTAGTTGCCACATCTAAGGACGGTACAGTTGGCTCTAAGACAGTTCGAATCGTTAGTCCATATTAGTAGAAAGGGTGAAAAAGTTGACAAAGTACGGAGTATCAACAGTTGAAAAACTTGGCGAGTATAAGATGGAAATCTTAAATCGCGTACTTGAATCTGATAAATTAACAAAGCTAATAAAATATAGTACTAGAGATGCTTTATTTAAACCCAGTTTAGAAGACCCAGACGAATTGATGCATACGAACATATTTCCTTATAGATTTGTCCCTGCTACCGTTGATGAACAGAAAACGTTTTTAACGTTGGGTGTTAACGGTTTTAGGCGACATCAAGAAGGGTTTAAAACCTTTGACGACTATCTGAGTGGTGAATTGTATTTCTATATGTTCACTCATCATGATTTAATGCGTACAGACACTGGTGTTAGACAAGATTTAATGCTTGGTGAAATCGTTAAGATGTTCGAGGGAACAAAAGGTCTAGGAATGGGCGAACTGAAAATGCGATATGTAAATGAACTATGGATGCATAATAATAAGTTTGGCGGTTACTCCATTGCATTTACTGTTACAGATTTTAAGTAGGTGGCAGTATGGATAAACTAAAGTTATTAATGGGAAGACCTATCTCTGTAAGTGAAGAGCATAATATATTTGTTCATCAACCGTTAATCCGAGATGTCGTTGATATTGGAGAAAGAGGTTTCAGTGAATATATTATGCCTTACACTTTGACTCTAGATGCTATATTTAGTGGCGTTGAGAATGAAGAAGAGTTAATAGAAAAGTTTACTGTATTTCAGTTATTCTTTGCTAAAACTGAAGATGGTGGATTTCTAGATGGTATTTTTGATGGGAAGGGCGCTTTGGGCGTACTTAAAGAAAGTCTTCAATTCTTCTTTAAGACTGACGATGTCCAAATATTAGAGAATAGAATGAAGATAGTTATTAACAATTCTTATCTAATTGATGAGGCTGAGTTTAATACAGTTCGAAATGCTATTCAAAGTGTTGTAGGGCGTAAAGATATTGAGGTTGAAAAGCCTCCTAAAAATATGACTCCTAGACAAAAGGATATTTGGGATAAGCTCCAAAAAGGTAGAAGAAGAAAAGCCGAAAGAGAAGCTATATATCTTCAAGATATTATAAACTTTACTGCTTTTGGCGGTTCGACATTTATACCGCTCACACAGATTGATATGATGACTTACTATCAATTGCAGAACGCTTATAAGAGTGTTGTAGGATTGGATTCGTTCAACATTAATATGAGCTACAAATTAAGTCAAAAGTTTGATATGAAAGATACTATCAAACACTGGACAGAAACATTGAAAATCGGAAAGTAAAAGACTATATGTCTTTTATCATATAAACACTTAAGCAAAAGATTTGCAGTAGTGTAAAAATTATAAGAAAACAAGAGGTGTTGTTTCGTGGCTATTTACGGTATTAAAGATTGCGCCAATTTAAGTCTTTTTGAATTAGCAACAGGTAAACCTGCAGTATTCTCTGACTATGCTAACGTTGCTACTAACGAATGGCAGGCAGAGCGTGTATTCGCAAACGCAAAAGGAGTACGTTCTATCGCTTGGGACGCTGACCGTCAAGGTACGTTAAAAGTTGAAATGGAAGTATTCGAGCTACAATGGTTAGCTATGGTAGCAGGTTCAGAAATTGTTAAGGGTGAAGCAAACATTGCTAAGCGCGAAGTTGTTCGTGTTACTTCTAACAAGAAAGTTACATTAGCAGGCACTCCAGTAGCTGACTCTGTAACAGTTATCAAAGTTGGCGGAGATTTAATCGAGCATATCGATGAGCCTTTAAACAAGGTTTCTACATCTCCAACAGGAGGTCAGTTCACTATTACTGGTTCTGACATTACTTTCGCTACAGATGCAGTTGTAGGTGACACTTACGCTGTTTACTACCTAACGAAGAATGCTCAGACTAAAACTATTTCAATCTCTGCAGATAAGTTCCCTAAAGCTTACCGCATTGTTGCTGATGCTTTAATGCGTGAAAAAGAAACTGGAACTGATGAGTTCGTACAAATTGAGTATCCAAACGCTCGTCCACAATCTAACTTTACAATTACAATGTCTGCTACAGAGCCTACAAAGCTTGAAGTAACATTTGACTTGTTCCCAGATAAAGACAAGAATATGGCTACTTACAAAATCATCGGTGAATGAGAGGATGAGCCAGTCTCTCCTCCTGTAATTCCTAACCCTCCACCAGAGGAGGAGAAACCTTCAGAGTCAGAGGTAGAATCTGGCTCTGAAACTCCAAGCGGAGAAGAGAGTTCTGGCGGTGTAAAAACCGTATCTGAAAAAGAGTCAACTATTGTTGAAGGTAAATAGAATTTTGGGAAGGCATAACATTATGTCTTCCCAATTTTTTTTGTATTATATCAGCCTAATAAAATCTGAATTTTATTAAACAAAAGTATTGCAGGTGTTTTGTTAGACTGCTATAATAAATATATGAATATATGGGACTTTCCGTCCACGCGAAATCGAAAAGGAGGAATGCTATAAGATGCCACGCTATATTCGTTACAAAGAAAATGATGAATGGAAGTACGCTTCAGTAAAAGACGTTGGAGACTTATCTAAACTTAAAACACTGGAAAAAACTGATGTAGTAACAGCAATTAATTCATTAATTGATGGTGGGATGGCTGACGTAGTAAATGAGCAAATCAAACAAGCCGAACTCATTAAAACCGCACAAGACCTAATTAATACTTTGAATAGTGAAGTCGAAGCCATATCAACAGTAGGGAATGATTTAAGAGGAAAAGTTGCGGATATGGAGTCAGAGATTGACAGTAAGGTTAACGTTGAGGACTATGAGAAAGAATACAAAGACGTAACAAGTAAGCTAAGAGATAAGGCTGATTTAACAGAGTTTCAAAAAGTAGGGAAAGACGTTGATACTTTAACTGTATCTGTTGAAGAAATTAATGGAGCGCTTGAACAAAAGGTGAATAGAACTACATATGAGCATGACTTAGGCTTAAATAAGTGGGTTGCTTCAAAGTATGGAGTTGCAGGAACTGATTTTGACAATACAGCTCCATCTTTTGCTTTAATTAAAGGTCTCAGTGCAAAGGAAGTAAACGAATTCCCAGATGCTTCAAGTATGGTAGCCTTCACAGGCGATAATATTATCACCCATTATTTTACTAATGTAAATTTAAAAGATAGAAAAACTGTATATTTTAATGTTACTCATGAAGATAGTTTGACCATCTATATGAACGGAGCTAAGATATACGAAAATGGTCACATGAATACTGTTGGAACTAAAGTTGCTCTTGGATTTAACGCAGGGTGGAATACGGTAGACATTCTCCATGGAAACCGTACAGGTGCGCCAGTTATGAATCTAGGCGTTAAATTATCTACACAGGTCGATAAGTTGACAGCGGTAATTGGCGTTGGAGACAAGAATGATGCTCGATTAAGGGAAGCTGAAACATCTCTCAAACAGACAGAAGAGAGCATTAAGATTATGGCTACAAAAAATGAAGTGACAGAGCTAGGTAATAAAGTGGAGTCACAATCAGCTTCTATGGAGGTATTGAGCAACGCTATTAAATCTAAGGTGGAAACGG